AACAAGATGCGCATCGTTCGTTGGGCCTCAAGTGAGCGCGTTGATCTTCCCGATCTCACCGCGATGTCGTTTCTCGCTCTTGGTGAGTTCCGCCGTTCGATACGTGCGCTGGTGACTGGCGAAGCGGCGTACATCATTCAAGGCTTCGAGGTCGAGCCCGAGTCGCCGGCAACGACACGCGTCATGGTGCAGTTCCAGCCTCCCGGCGACGACAGGGGTGAGGTGCTCGGTGCCGAACAGACGACGGCAGGCACGGACTACGGACAGCTGATCGGCGGCCGTGATTCGTCGTTCCTCGACGAAGGTCTCGCGCAGCAGTTCATCGACCTCACCGCCGAACCTCCTGGCTCGTTCGTGGTCGAGATGCGCTTCGTCTACGCCAATGGCGTGAGCGACAACCGAGCGTTCTGGAACCAAGGCACGCAGACCGAGTACGTAGGCGTCACCGAGACCCGACACGTCAGCGGCTGGCAGATCCAGCACGTTGCGGCGCCGACTGGTGGACAGTGGATCCCGCTCGCCGTCGTAACGTGGGATGGCGTGTCGATCGATGCTGCGGACATCGCCGATGTGCGCACGTTCCTGTTCGAGGGCATCAGCCCGTTCCGACGGGCAACGCAAACCAGCTCGGGTGGGGTCGAAGACTTCGATCGCAGCGTCGATCGCGATGTGGATGGTACCTTCCGCATCCGCGATGTCGTGCGCGCGTTGATGCGCCAGGTGCAGGACTTGAAGGGTCAGCCGAACTTTGAGGGGGACTTCGACTGGTTCTCACGCGTCTTCAGCCCGTTCGATCCAGGGGGTGACCTTTCACCGCAGCAGACCAAGACGCTCCGCTCGGTGGACACCGTGAGCTACACCGTTGGTGATGGCATCACGACATTCGGTGACTTCAACGGTGTCACAGGCGTCGATGAGTGTCTCGATCTCATCGCGGCGATGCCCGCCGCACTGATGGCCGCGCGCATTGAAGTGCGCATCCACGGCGGCACGCTGCCGTACACGTTGAGCAGCCAGAAGGTCATCACTCCGAGCCCTGGCTACCGCACCGTGGTCTGCATTCGCGCGGCGACACAGCACGACCAGACGAACGAGCTGGAGGGTCGTCCGATCATCACCATCGCCGCAGCCGACGTACCTGATGGAGGCTACGTGCTGCAAGGCGGCGCAGGTACCAGCTTCGAGCTGGACGACGTCCAGCTCGGGCTCTCAGGCTCGGCAGTGAACAAGGGGCTTATCTCCTGCGAGACCGGCTATGTGCGAGCGCGCCGGAGTCAGCTCGTGATCTCCGGCCCTGCGGTCGTGACTGACTCGTTGTTCTGCGTGATCACAGGTAGGGCGCAGCGTTCGTACCTGGAGAACTGCGCGACGTGGGGGCGCCTGTGCTTCTTCGATGAGACCGTCGGCACCACGCGAGCAGAACGCAACTTCGGCGGCTACATCGAGAACTGCTCACTGCTCGCTTCGCAGTTGACGCTGCATCACCCTACTGCGGGTGCGGACACGAACGTCGCTGTCGGGTTCGAGGTGCGGAACTCGCTGGTTGCTGGTCGCGCGACCGCGCCCTTCGCAGGCTCGAAAGCGATGATCGACGGCGGCTCAGCGAGCTACATCACGTTCCGAGGGTGCACCCTTCAGTGGGGTCAATCGGAGAACTGCATCGACGCTCGCACCTACGTCTCGAACGCGCCCTACAAGTGGTCAGTCATCGACTGCGAGTTCGATGGTGATACCGTGTCGAACGGTACTCACACGTTCGGCGCTGGAATCAACAGCGTTGACGGTACGGGCTGGGCGATCAACGTTGAGGAAGGCACGTCGATCACGGTGCGAGGCTGCACCATGAGGAGCATCACCTCTACCGATGCAGGCGGTATCCGCCTGTTCGACGTGCTGCGCTACACGATCGAAAGCACATCCTGGGATTCGTGCGGGCACACCGCTGGAGGCTCGGACCTCTTCCAGGGAGTGTTCCTCTCGGGCACCACGGATGGCTGCTTCTTCGGCGCGTTGAACGATCTTTCGTTCGATTCGTTCGTCACAGGCACCACGCGCGTTCGCTCAATCGACTTCGACCGCTGCGCGCAAACCTCGATGAAGGGCTGCAAGCTCTACGGCCGTAACGCAGCCTTCACGGCCATCACTCCGGCTGCGAGCTACTGTGCAGTGCGCATCGACACGACCGACGCGCTTCAGATCGAAGGCTGCTCGTTCAATGGCTGGGCTGCTGGTAGTGCAAACAGTCGCACCATCCTGTTCGACGGCTCGCCAACCTCGACCCAGATTCGAGGTTGTCAGTTCTCCGGGTGTGGAGGCTTCCCGATCGTGCGCACCAGCGGTTCGCCGCTCTCTGTGACGATCGACGCGTGCTTGCTCAACAGCTCCCACGCGAGCGAGGATGGCTTCGATTGCTCTTCGCTGCTTCAGCTGACGGTCACGAACAGCCGATGGGACTTCTCGGCAGGCTCTCCCCACGTCGCGCTGCGCACGAGCACCAGCGGTTACGTGGTGATGGGCTGCGCGTCCGCAGCGGGGAACTACAACCGAACGGCAGGCACGGGGCGCGGCTACAGCGAAGCAGGGCAGGACCTGAACCTCTTCCTCGGATACACCTGATGTTTTGGTGATCCTTTGCGAGCGGGCTACGATGTTCGTTCGCAAAGGAGTTGCCATGCCGCCCGTACCCGATCCGCTGATTGCGCATCTCACGTTCCTCCCCTTCGTCGTCGTCATGTTCGTGCTCGGAGCAGTGGGCGAGATGGCGCAGAAGCTCATCCGCGCCGAGGGAGGCGACACGGGCTGGCGCGGCATCTACTACATCACCAAGTCCTACCATTCGATCTTCATCGGGATGACGCTGTGGGCGGTGCCCAGCATGCCTCTGCCTGATGGTGACTTGAACACGCTGACGACTCGCCTGATCGCAGGCGCAGGCGTCGGCGTCGCGACGATGATCGCGTACGAACTCACCGTGAAGACGATCCGCAAAGTGATCGTCACGTTCGGAAAGCGCATGGGAGGAATGTTCGACGCTTGGGCTCAACGGCTCAACGGCTCAAGCAACACGCCCATCAAGTCCGACGATGAAGAGAGCAACGCAGACAGCCCGGAGGAATAAGATGCTGAAGCCCTGGTACCGCTACTTCTTGTACGTGTTCACGCTGCCCACCGATCTGATCGGCTGGGCCGTCATGCTGTTCGTCGGACTGGTGTGGGGCGATGGCACGCCCGCCTGGAACGACGGCGTACTCGTCACCACGATGCGCAGAGACTCTTGGCCGATACGCAGTTGGTACAAACGCTGGGGCGGCACGACGATCGGACACGCGGTGATGCTCGCGCCGAACATGGCGAGCAGCGTCTACACGCATGAGCTGGTGCACGTCGAGCAGTGCGAAGCGAACGCGCTTTGTTCGGCCGCGCTTGCGCTAGTGCTTGTGTGGTGGTCGCCGCTCGCAGCGCTGCTCTTGTGGATCACCCTCCCCTGGTTGATCTACATCGCAGCAGGCCTGTGCGCGCTCCTGCGCGGCGAGAGCTACTACCGAGGCAACCACCTAGAAGAGGCCGCCTACGATCGCGCGGGCGAGCGGTGAACGTGCCCAAGCGTGAAGGCTTCGCAGTCGGGCTCGCCGTTGTCGGCGGGCTCGCGCTGCTTTTGCTGTTCGTCGTGCTCGCGTACTACGTCGGGCGCGGGTGCTCGCCTGCCCCGCTTCCCATCGAGTCGACAGACATCGACGCAGGCCCTGGTGATCGTGAGATCGCCACGAGGCTCGACGCTGCCGTGCACCACGCCGTTGTCGAGCTGGCGAGGATCGAACGCGAGCACGCAACGTCCATCGCTGAGTTCAACGAACTGCAACGCGAAAAGTACGATGCGATCCGCGAAGACCCCGGAGCTGCGGATGCGTTCATTCGAGACTTCAACCGAAGTCTGCGAGGCCGCCATGACTGACCGTCGATTGCCGACCCGTGGTGGCACGCTGACGGCGTTTCGAGCGCTGGTGGTACTTCTGGTCGTTTTGAGCACGTCGGCCCTCCTGACGGCACCAGCGGGCGCGCAAACGGTGGAGCTACCAGAACCGCTGCTTTTGCGGGAGGGCGCGCGGGCGCCGTTCACCGGGCAGCTGATGCCGCAGGAAGACCTGCTGCGCTGGGCGGGCGAGATCGAAGCGCTGAGGCATCAGCTGGCACTCGACGTGCGCACCGAGCGCGAACGCTGCGACGTGAGGCTCGACCTGGAGCGCGCCCGGACTACAGCGGCTGCTGAGACGCTCACGTTGCACGAGACGCTCTGGCGCACCCGTGTCGAAGAACTCGCCACAGCGCTCACGCAGGCCCGGACCAACGCTGTTCGGGAATGGTGGGAGAGCCCTGTGTTGTGGTTCGCTCTCGGCGCTGTCGTCACGGCCGGCGCAGCCGTGGCTTTGGCTGTCGCCGTGAGCAACTGACCCCGGTTACATTTCCCTACCATACGCAGTTTTTTGCGTAGGGGTACGCAGTGTAGTGCGTACGGTAAGAGATAGATCCTCTCTCTTCGTTCGAGGATCTCTCTCTCAACAAGAAGTAACCGAGATCGGGCTTCGCCGAGCTGAAACCGGAAGTACACATCGGGTATATGCCAGGCACATGCAAGGCATCGGCTACTTCGTTCCTCACTTCCACATCGCAATCGACATGGGGGTGATCCAGGTGATCGGCGGAACAACGCTGCACGCGTACGATGTGCTGCGCCACGCGGTATGGCGCGACGAGACGCAGGGTCCTCACGGGCTTGTGCGCCGACGCAACGAAGGCAAGCTCTGCTGCTCGCTTTCGCAAGCGAGCATCGCCGCGTACCTAGGCGTGAAGCAACGCGCAGCCAATGGTTACATCGCTACGCTGAAGCGCTACGGGTGGCTACAGACTGACGGCATGCTCGCGCACGACTCGTCTCTCGTTGTCTACCATCTCGGCAACTACGTCTCGGCCCGCAAGACTGCGGGCACGATCGGGACACACGAAGTGTTCTTTGCCGATGACTGGCTGGTGCGCGCGCATCGCAGCATGACGAAGCACTTTCGCAAAGCGAAGCGCCTCGGTGAGGTACCGTTCGCTGAGCGCGTCAGCTTCCTACGAACGTGGGCCGATGGCCTGAACACGAAAGCGCCCCGTGCGTCCGGGGAGGATGCGAAGCCCAACGACGACGAGACGCTAGGAGACGAACCGGACGCACGAGGCGACTCGGAGTCTGTCACGCGCAGCGCGCAGGTCACGAGCATCGGGTATGAACGCGAATGAGTGACGACAACGGAGCAGCAGCTGCGCGATGGAGCGAGGAGCAGACGATGGAGATCAGTGACCGAGTTGCGAGGTTGGAGGAGTACCACCGCGAGGATCGGATCCTCCGTGGCTCGTGGGACGATGGTCATGGCCGCGTGTGCCTGCTCGCGGCGTACAGCCCCGAGGCGCAGCGGGAGCGCGCGTCGAGCGCGTGTCCCGCGGAGGCGATGCCTCGGTGGCTGGCCCACCTCACCCCGAGCCTCGACGACCACGTGAGCGACGAGGCGTGGCGGGGTGTGATCGATCGGTACGTGGCGGTGATCGGCAGGGTCGTGCTGCTCTCGCCCGCACGCCTCGACCGGCTGCACTACGAGGCGCGAGCGATCGCGGTGCGAGAGGCGAGGTCGCACTGCACCTCGCCCGAGGCGCTCGCGATCCTCGATCGCGCGCTCGCGCAGCTCGACCGACGCGCGCTCGGCGCCACGGTCACCGACGAGGAACTGGCGGCCTGGCGCGTCGCGTCGCGAGAGGCGCGGTCGAAGCTGTGCGACACCTACCGTGCGAAGTACCACAACGCGAACCTCGCCTGGCAGCGGCGGCGCGAGCCCGAGTTCAGCCGTGCGGAGGCAGTGGCGGCGTCGGCGGCGGAGGCGTCGGCGGAGGCGGAGGTGGCAGCGGCGGCAGCGGCGGCGGAGGGTGCGGTGGCGTCTACGGCGGATCTGGCGGTAGATGCGGCGAAGTGGGCAGCGGCTGGGGCGGATCTGCTGGTGGCGGCGACGACGTGGATGTCGGCGTTGACGGGGGTGTCGGCGGAGATGACGGAGGCGAGAGCAGCGGCGAGAGCCTACCGGCGTGGTGCGTGGGACCGCCTCGCCGATGGCTGGTTGTCGTCGTGGGAGAGGGCTGTTTCGGAGGACTTCTTTTCCCAGTGATGCAGATATGGCGAGGCAACGCGTTCTCGGAGCTGCACAACGCGCCCCTCTTTTTCATCGCAGCCATCCGACGGCAGCTCGCGATACCACTCGCGCCGACGCGTGACGAAGCCGAGCGCCGACTGCGCGAGACGCGCTTCGGCGAGGTGTTCGTGCACGAGGGCAACCCGTGGGGATCGCTCGTGCGCATCGACAACCGAGTACCTGCTGGGCTCACGGCCTACGTGATCGCGCTCGCGGAGCATCACGGCGTTGCCTACGAGCTGCGCGACAACCGGATGCGACCAACGGAGAACGTGCCGTGGTGGTGCGTGAACGCGGCGTGGCGTCCGTACCAAGACCAAGTGCACCGCGCCATCCTTGACTACGGCTCGGGTGTGATCGACGCGCCTCCGCGTTCAGGCAAGACACTGATGGCAGCGCGCGCGATTGACGCGATCGCGCTCGACACCGTCTACGTCGCGCCAAGCGTCCAGATCGTCCGGCAGACCTACGAGGTGTTCTGCTCGCTGTGGGGAGAGCACATGGTGTCTCGACTCGACGGCACCGCGAAACCGGACCAGCGCGATGCGACCAAGAGCATCGTGGTGACTACAGCGGCAAGCGCGGTGCGTCAGTCCGAAGAGTGGTGGAAGACCCGCGACGTGTTGGTGATCGATGAGTTCCATCACGCTGCTGCTGAGACGTACCATCGCATCAGCGAGCTAGCGTCAGAGGCGTACTACAGGCTTTGCTTCACAGGTACTCACTTCCGCACTGCGGGCGACGACCTGGCGATGGCTGCGGTCTGCTCGCAGGTGTTGCACAAGATCGAGATTCGAGAGCTGGTAGCAGGCGGCTACATCGCGGCACCTCGGATCGTGTTCGCGTCTACCGCGCATCTCGGTGATCCTGTGCCTGTAGGTACTTCGTGGGAGGACGCATACAACCAAGGCATCGTGCATCACCTCGGGCGCAACACGCTCATCGCACAGATCGCCGACGGGATCGGAAACCAGAACGCCATCCCTACGATCGTGCTGGTGAAGCGCCGCGAGCACGCAGACCTACTCGGGGAGATGATCCCTGACAGCGTGGTCGTGAAAGGCGGAGAGGGTGCGCTCACGAGTGCCGCAGTGAAGCGCTTCGCAGATGGTGAAGGGTACGTGCTAATCGGGACCTCTGTGATCGGAGAAGGCGTCGATCTACCAAGAGCCTCCGCGCTCATCTACGCAGCTGGTGGCGACGCCAGTGTGCAGATGATGCAGTCGTACTTCAGGCCTCTCACCGCACACGCAGGCAAGAGCGTCGGTCTGATCTACGACTTCGACGACGCTCACGGCACGACCACGATGCGGCGCCATGCGGCGTCGAGGCGTCGCTTCGTGCAAGCACGCATCGGCGAGCAGGTGGTGGTGTGATGGTTCAGCCTGCCATCACGACCCACGTACATGACGTACTGTCGGAGTACGCCAAGCTCACCAAGAGACACACGGGCTACACGGGCACGCCTGAAGCGACGCGCGCCGCTGTGTCGTTCCTTCGATGGTGCAGAGACAACGAGGTCGAGCAACCGCTGCTCTTCATGTGGCTGCGCTTCCGCATCCTTCGCTCCGGCCGTCGCAACGCACTCGCGCACCCGTCGCTACAGAACATGGCCAGCATGGCCATCCTGCCCAAGTACCGCGACCTGAATGCGAACTCTCAGGGTGAGCAGCAGATGCGGAGTCACTTCGTGGGGCAATACGAGCGCACGCTCCTGGCCAACAGCGTGGGAGCTGAAGCGGTGCGACGCGACTACGTGATCAACGGGCGCACGGACATGTGCGAGGTGCAGCCCCGACTGTCTGAGAGCTACCATCCGTTTTCACAGTGGTGCCCTCAGTGCCCACGTGCGCAGTCGTGCGCAGAACGACTGAACAAGCGCGAGGGCTTCGATGTGGTGGCGCTGCGCTTGGGCAAGCTCTCGCCTGAACAAGCAGCGCAGGCACGCCGACAGCATCGGGTAGATCACACGAGCGGCGCCGTTGTACCGCGCAGGGAGTAGTCATGTCTTCGGCGTTCCCCTTCGATGTGCAGTTTCAGAGATCGATTGCACGGCTCGCCATGCAAGACGAAGGCTTTGCATCGCGCGCGTTCAAGCACGTAGATGCGTCGTTCTTCACGACGCGTCCGCTCGGGTGGATCTGGACCACGATGCACGCGTACTGGCAGAAGTACATGGTGCGCATGACCGAGGTGCCGTTGCGCGACTCGCTTCGCTACGTCGAGCCCGAGAACGTCACTGGTTACTCGAACGAGATCGACGCGACGTGCTCCATCCTCTCGGTGACCGAGCACGCCTACGTGCGAGAAGCGCTGACCGACTTCTGCAAGCGCAGCATCTTCGCGCAGACGCACAAGAAGGCGCAGGAGCTTTACAACGCAGGCCAACCCGTCGAGGCCTACGACGAGACGCAGCGCTCGCTTGATCGCATTCGAGAGATCACGTTCGAGGATGAGAACCGATCGTTCTTCTTCGAGGAGATCGAAGACCGACACCGCGCGCGCATCATCAAGAACGCGACAGGCTTTCAGCGCGTCTTCAGCACAGGTCTCGAACCCATCGACACCGCCACGGATGGGGGCGCGGTCGAAGGTGAGGTGTGGCTGGTGCAGGGCGTGGCCAAAGCAGGCAAGAGCACCTGGCTCACGCACAACGGCTTCCGTTGCTGCCGCGTGCATCGCGAGCCTGTTCTGCACATCCAGCTAGAAGGCAAGCGCGAGCAGGTTGAGGCCCGCTACGACGCGCGCTTCTCGGGAGAGTTCTACTCAGAGGTGCGCAAGGGCTCCATCACTCCGGCCCTCTACCGGGACATGCTTGATGAGTACCGGAGGCTGCGAGGTCTGTTGGTGATCCGCGCCATGACTGACTGGGACGTGACCGCGCTCGACATCGAGAGCGAGATCAAGACGCTCAAGGCGCGCGGCTTCGTGCCGAAGATGCTGATCTGTGACTACGTGGATCTGCTGCGCTCGCGCAACAAGCGCGTGGACAGCGAGATGCAACATCAACTCGACGCGACGCGAGATCTGAAGCGGCTGACGATGAACTGGGGTCTCGTCACGCACACGGTCTCGCAAACGCAGAGGCCCAAGGATGGTGACGACGAACATGAACACGTCATCCGCGCTTCACAGATCGCAGACGCTTACGCGAAGATCCGAGTGGTGGATTTTGTCGGCTCGCTGAACACAACGAGGCAAGAACGCGAGCAAGGGATCTCTCGCTTCTACGCCGAGATGCATCGCGACAACGCGATGGGGATCTACCTGCGCTTGCAGAACGACATCGCGCGGATGCAGATCGGCGTGAGCGCCGAAGTGATCGAGTTCAAGGAACGGCAAGCGGAGGGGCGGAGGCGATGACTGACACTCTCGCACGCGCCATCACCGCGTTCCAGATGGGCCCGTTCGCGCGAGCGGTCGGAGCGCGCAAAGAGTCGCCGAGCGCCTACTCCCACGAGTGGCTCTTCACCTGCCCGCGCTGCTCTTCGTCGCGTCTGCGCTTCAACGCCGCGAAGCGCGCGGGCGTCTGCTGGGGCTGCCGCCGGGGCTATGACACTTTCGCGCTCGTGCGTGACGTGCTCAAGATGGATGAACTCGCTGCGGTGCTGTGGTTCACGAGTCGCTACGTGGGCGGCGACTCATCGGCGGAGGCACTCACCTCGGCGCTCGTAGTCATGGCAGCGCCCAAGCCTGCCGTGCGCCGCCTACCGCAGGTGCAGTGGCCCGAGGGCGCCGAGATCCTCACCTCGCCATGCCTGCCCCACGAACGGGCGTGGGCGTACCTCAGCGGGCGCGGAATCGATCTGCACATGGTGCGAGAGTTCGGGCTCGCCTACGGGCGCAGCGGGCGCGTGCGCGAGCGCATCGTGTTCCCGTGCCGAATGGACGGCACGCTCGTCTACTGGCAGGCGCGCGCCATCTACGATCCGCCGCCGCTCCTCCAGGGCCACGACCTGCGCGGATGGAAAGAGAGGAACGCCTACATCAAGTCGATCAACCCATCGCTGAGCAGCGCGGACGCTCCGCAAGCGCACGAGGTGATCTACAACTACGAGCGGGCAAGAGACGAGCCTCACGTCGTGATTTGCGAGGGGCCCATCGACACGATCAAGATCGGCCTGCACGCAGTCGGCTTGCTGGGCAAGGCTGCCGGACCTGTGAAGCTTGAGCGCCTGAAGCGCATGCGCGCGAGCCGCTTCACGATCTACCTGGACCACGGGCCTGAGGAGCTAGAGAGCGCGCGTCGCATCGCGAGCGAGCTATCAGCCATGGCGGAGGTGAGGATCTGCACGAGCCCTCCTGGCTACGACGCGGGCGCCCTGGACCGCGCGACGAACGCAGCCATCGTCGCAGCGGCGATTCCCTGGGTTCCGTGCCTCTGAACGAAAAAACGCATCCGAAACTGTAAGCAAAATCAGCTACTTGTCACTTTTTTCCGCGAACTCTGCATGACGAGCTTCGCTTGCACCTACTAGATGCACATGGGCGGCAAGAACGCCGCCTACCACTACCTAGCCGGGCAACCCCGGACGATGGAGAGACCCCATGTACAAAGCGCGCACCAACACCACGACCTCGACGACCCTGATCACCGGCAACACCTTCCCGGCCAAGGACGCGCTTCGCGCCCTTGGCGGCAGGTGGGACGCCCAGGCGAAGGGCTGGCGCGTGCCTACCGCGGCTGCGCCCCGCGCCTGGGCGCTAGTCAAGGCTGCGCCCGCCAAGGCTGCGCCCGGCACTGCTCGGGCCTACCGGAGCCGCGGCGTGTGGACTGGCTGCCCCTGCGGCGCGAGGGAGCTGCCCGGCGGAGGGCTCTCCAGCAACGCGTGCGCGGACTGCCGATACGACGACGAGTGATCCTCGGCACCCTCCGGCGCCCGACACGATCGGGCGCCGCGGGGTGACGATGACCGCCACCGCTACCTACCACCCCAAGGATCACTATGACCACCATGCACGACAAAAACACCACCCAGCCCTTCGTCGCGTGCCTTGTTTCGCGCGATGGGCCACACGTGCGCGTCCTCTACCGCGGCACCCTCGATCTGGACGCTGCGCTGGCGCTCGTAGGACGACCCGCGCAGCTGCTGTGCGACGCGCAACACAAGAGCAGTACGCTGCGCGTCGCACGGTTCTTCTCGGTGTCGCCGCCCGATCTGCCCGCCGACGCCATCCGCTCCGCGCTCGGGCTGGTGGTGTCATGAGCAGCACCCTCAAGGACGACTTCGAGTCCTGCACTAGCGCACTGACCATCCGACACGGCTGGGGTCTCGACGGGCCCGGCCCAGCTCGCTTCGGCTGGTGGGCTGTGCACCCGTGCCGCGTGCGGTGGCTGGGTCGCACCCGTGCCGATGTCGTCGCTCGGATGATGGACGGGACGGTGGCGTCATGAGCACCATCGAAGGCCTGCTTGTCCGCCTCCGGGACGAGGACGACCTCGACGGCTGCGCCGAGGCCATCGACTGGCTAGCGGCACGCGAAGGCACGCTAGAGCAAGTGTGGGATGACTGCCCACGCGGCAACTGGCTGATGCGGCTGGCCGAGAGACTGCGGCGGCCACGCGGGGCCGCAGCGCACGTGCTGAGTGTCGCCTGGGACGTGGTCGCGCGCGACCAGCCGGGCTGGATGCAAGACTACACCAGGGCCGACGTGGTGCGTCAGCACATCACGGCTGCGATGATCGTCGCTGTGCTGGACGCTCACGCGGCCGCGGCGGTGAAGCCATGAGCACCATCGAAGGCCTGCTTGTCCGCCTCCGGGACCCGTACGACCTCGACGGATGCGCCGAGGCCATCGACTGGCTAGCGGCACGCGAAGGCACGCTTGAACAGGCGTGGGCGGAGTGCGAGCGCGGAGACTGGATGGTATGGCTGGCAGAGGCGGCCGGTGTCTCCAACGCGATCTACATAGCCGCGGCCGATGCGCTGCCCGAATCCGAGACGCTGCGCGCGCAGCCCGCGGCCGCCATCGCGGTGCGCCAGCACATCACAGGCGCGATGATCGTCGCTTTGCTGGACGATCACGCGGCCGAGAGGATCTCGCCTTGACGGCGACCGGGCCATCCGGGTCGCCATCACCGCTGGGCTCACCTCTGACCGGGCTGCGCAGATCTCCGCACGTGCGGCGCTCGATCTGGCGATCAAGAGCGCACATGCCTACCTCATGGCGCTGACGATCGAGCGCGATGCGGTTCTTGCGGCGCGCGCCGACGCGGAGGAGCACGGACAGGGAAGTCGCGAGGCGACCCGCCCTGGGTTCGAGTCCCAGGCATCTCAGGCATCTCACATGCGTTCCACTACTACCCCTACCACCCCAAGAGGATCACCATGACCACCCCGAAGACCCACTACGCACCTACGTTCTCTGGCCTCGCCTCGTGCGGCCCCGTAACGCCCTCTACCACCCCACGACGCGATGCCGTAACCTGTGAGCGTTGCCGCCGCACGGCGGCCTACCAGGCGGCCCCCGCATCGCCCCCGGGGCCGCTCGCCTTCGTCGTTCAGTCAATCTACGATGGTCGTTGGGCCAACGAGCCGGATGGCGCGTGTTCCTCGATGGAGGAGGCTAAGGACGTGATTGACTCCCTGGTTGAGACGTACGGCTACGAGCGCAACTCGATGCGCGTCACCATCGTTCGGCTCCCGACTGACTCCGTAGGGCATCTATCGATCACGCGCAAGCTCCGCGTCTCGGTGGTTGGCGCGCTCTCTCACGAGGCCCACGAGGTTGGCGACCACGCGATGGTCGCGATCTGCTCGCGCGCCCTCGATGGCGAGGCGCGCGCGGTCGAGGAAGTCGCGCGCGTCCTTGCGGCGGCGGCCAACGAGGTGGCGTCATGAGCTGTATGATCACCGAGTGGACCTCCGCGCCCTCGCCCGAAGTGCTCGAACGCATTGCGGACTACATCGCGATCGAGGCTCTGTCTGAGGGGCTTTCGATCGAAGGGCTCTCCGGCTATGACATCACGCCGGCGGACATCGATTACATCACCACGGAGTACAGTGCGCGGGACGAGTTGGAACTGGCCTGGGTCAACCTCGTTGTTGAAGGGCTCGTACGTACGACGTTCGCGAGGCTGACGGAGGGGCTCGATCTACGCTACGGCTGGGCGTACGATGGGGGCTGTACGCGGTTCGGCTGGCATTCGCGCACGGCCGGCGGCGAGCGGTTCGTGGGTGCGACGCGCGTCGATGTGCTGGTGCGTCTCGTCAAGTCGGTGGCGTCATGAACATCCAACTCGCCCGCGCCGCGGAGGCGTTCTCGCAGCTTGAGACGGCCGAAGAATGGTACGCCGCGCTCGGATGGTGTACCGGGTGGTACGAGGCCGACGGGTCGGAGTCGGAGTGCGAGATCACGCACCCCGTCTGCGCCCCCGGGGACCTCGGGCTGTCCGACGGTGAGATCGCCCAGAACGTCGCGGGTGACGCCTCGGAGGAGGAGCGCGAGGCGATCGGTGAGGCCGTGACCTACGCGCGCCGAGCCTGGGCCGCGGCGCAGATCATCCGCGCGACCCTGGTAGAGGCGATAGAGCACTACGGTGCGGGGGACATCGCGGGCGCGCGGGCGTCTATCCTCCGCGCCTCGGCGCAGGAGTTGGAGTGGGGCGACGACCCTAGCACTGCTGCGGTGCGCACCGCGCTCGGGCTGTCGGTGGCGTCATGAGCGACATCATCTACGTGATCCAGTACAGCAGCGACGGCTGCTGGGCGGACGAGCCCGAGGGGCGGTGCGCGACGCACGCCGAGGCGCGGTCCGGCATCGACTCGCTCGTGAGCGTGTGCGGCTACCGGCGCGACACGCTGCGGATCGTCGAGCGCGCTATCCGCCTGGCGGACGCCTTCAGGGCCTGCACCTCCGGCATGGACCTGCGCCACGGATGGGGCCTGACCGGCGCCGGTGAGGCTCGCCACGGCTGGTACGCTCTCAGCCCCTGCCGCGAGCGCTACCTCGGTAGGACTCGTGCCGATGTCGTCGCGCGATCGCCCGTGGTGAAAGAGACCTAGCCCGAAACGCGCGCAAGCGCGTCGCTGCGTATGGCGCAGCCTGACGATGGGCGTCGGTATCACCCCTCACTATCGAATGGAGACTCAATGAAGACCAAGGATCTGATCGCAGAGCTGCTCAAGCAGAACCAGGACGCGGAGGTGCACTTCGCGTACGACTACGGCGACTATACGCGCACTGAAGTTGCGTCGGCCGTGACCAACGTAGTGAACGGCTACGTGGCGCACTCTGCCTACCACGACATGCCAAAGGTTGTTGACGCGACCGAAGGCTCGCAGTGCGTCGTGGTGCTGCGAGCGACCGAAGGCTCGCAGCGCGTCATGGTGCTGCGATGACGCGCTTCAAGATGTACACAGGACCAAACGTGCGGGCAGTTGCAGATGCGATCGCGCGTATCCCTGCCACGACCAACCTGCTCGCCGGCACTGACCATGTCTACTACGACTCGCCGCACTCGCTGCGCGAACAAGAGCGCTTGGCGCACCATGACGGTGCGTCGCGTAGTTGCTGGAACTACATCGAGGGCGCACGCGTGATCGAGAGTCGAGTCCGCCGCGTGGCAGATGCGCTCTACAGTGCTTGGCTGCCTCTCATGAGAAGAGAGGTCGAAGGCTTCAACGCCCCTGCGTCGATCAGCGAGTGCGCCAACAACAGCGTCATCGACAATGACGACTCGGTGGAGCTGCTTGCCAGCTTCGCCATCACCGCACGCGCACAGGATGGGCGCTGGCCTGCACTGACCGAACAACAGATCGAGCGCTTCGTGGCCGCGGCTGTCGAAGCAGAAAGAGAGACGCGATGAAGAGGTCGTACACACCACTCTTTCCGGTGACGAAAGAGATTCCTGACTACGTACCTCCCGACAGGGAGTGCGCGTACATCTGCGGCACGGGTGACCGCTGGCGCTTCATGCTGCTCTGGCAGCATGAGCCTCGTACTCAGTACACAGGCATCGAGGTGGTGCCGTGAGTACGAAGCTGCGCAACCGAGGGTTGCTCACTGAGGCCATCGCAAAGGGCCTGATGTCTCTTCACATCTCGAAACCAAGCGCGCAACTGCGAACACTGCGCGTCACGCTGTTCGACGCTCACGGTACGTTCATCGCGGATCTCACGCTGGCCGATGCCATTCACGCGACGACGTTCGATGTCTGTCGCAACGAGCGCGCGTCGTGGGCACACGCCGCGAGCGCCGAGGTCTACGCAGACTGATCACCATTCAACCACCAACCCCAAGTACCTAGCTCAGGAGAAGAGACGATGGACATGAACGACATCAACAAGCACAGCATGATCGACGCGCCGAGCGTGCCCGTGGCCAACCCCGAGATGAAGAAGAAGCGCACGCGCAGCGCGACCAAGACACGTATGGCCGGACACGAGGGGCCAGGCCTGCACTACAAACAAGTGCGCACGACCATCGCGCTGCTGAAGCACAGCACGATCTTTTTAGAGTTCTCGGTGGAAGAGCGAGCAGCCTTCAACGAGATCGCGAGGCTCAACTACGATCTCTCCGCTGCCAAGAGTCTCGCGCTAGAACACGCGTTCGCGAAGCTCGATGACGAGGTGATGGGCCGCGCGCGCGATGAGTTCGAGTTCGTGCGAGGGCGCACGTCGATCCGCAACCACGGGGCCTGCATCGCCAGCTGCGCGCTCTGCGGCAAGGGTGACTCCAAGGACGATGGCACCAACCAGGACAAGCTCCAGTACGACTTCTGCCTGACGAACACCCAGGGAGGTACGGACCTGTGGGTAGGAAGCAACTGCATCCTGAACTTCGGGTTGAAGGTGCGCGGTGCAGCCACGAGCGAGGAAGCCCGCGCGATCCTCGAACGCAACCTGCGCGAGTGCATGTCGATCTGGAAGAAGGAAGCGTGGCGGAACGACAACCCCGAGCATGCGCGCATCGCTGAACACTTCGCCGCGCTCGAACGCCTGTGCCACGACTTCCGATGGTACGGGCGCTACGGCTCGATGAAGGGTGACATCCTCACACTCGGTCAGACGCAAGAGGGCGTGTTCCGGCGCTGCCAAGCCGCAGTCCAGCCCATGCGGAACGCGCTGCGCTTCTACGAGCGCGCCGACTACCTCACCGATGCAAAGGCGGTGGCGTGGAAAGAGGCACGCCGTCTGTTGCACTCGTTGCAGTGGCTCGTTGCGCAGCTCGACGCTGCGCAGAACAAGAACGGCTACGAGCGCGAGCACTTTCTTCACCAGGCGCGCATCGCGCGAGAGAAGCTGCTCGCTGTACGCGTGCAGAAGCGCACGCCTCGCCCGATGCCCGCCGCCTGAACCGATCAACCACCAACCCCAAGTACCCAGCTCAAAGAAAAGAGACGATGGACATGACTACTATTCGTAAGCCCAGAGGATTCGCAAACGTGACGACGACAATCGCAGACGCAGCAGACCCGATCGAGTACGAAGACCGCACCGTAGGAGGCGCGGTCTTCGTCGCTCGGAAGGGCACGCATCCCAACGTGCCGCTGCCGCGCCCCTACGTCTTCGATCAGAAGCAGTGCCAGGAGATCGCCGTAGGGGTCCGCCGCGGAATGAACGTGCTCCTCACGGGGCCCACGGGCTGCGGCAAGACCAGCGTGGTCTCGGCGATCGCGTCGCAGATCAATCAGCCGTTCGTGCGCTTCAACTGTGATGGCGAGACCCGGGTCTCGAACTTGCGAGGCATGATGAAGCCTACGTCGCAGGACGGCGTGCTGACGCTCACGTTCTCGCCTGGTGACCTGGCTCTCGCGATGGAGCAAGGCTACTGGGTGCTGCTCGACGAGATCGACGCAGCGCTACCGAGCGTGCTGTTCGTGCTCCAGCCTGTGCTGGAGGAAGACCGCCGCGAGCTGCATGTGCCTGAGATCAAGCGCACCATCTCCGCGCATCCCGACTTCCGCATCTTCGCAACGGGTAACACGATCGGCTTCCGCTCGGCGTCCCGCGCGCGGCACGCAGGTACCAACCCCATGAACGCAGCGTTCGTCGATCGCTTCGGCATGCTGATCGCGTGCGACTACGCGAGCAAGGACGACGAGACCAACCGGATCAAGGTCAACGTGCCTGACCTCGACAATGACTTCGCCGAGGGCGTGGCGCGCGTCGCAGACGCACTGCGACGTGATGAGAAGTTCAAGGCGGACTTCTCTACTCGTCGTTGCGTGCAGTGGGCACGCTTGATCGGCGACTTCGACAACGACGTGCTGCGCGCGGCTGAACTCGCGGTGCTACGCAAGTTGGAGAGCCCGACAGACGCAAAGGTCGCACGCGCGATGATCCGTCGGATCTTTGGCTACGATGAGGAGAAGGTCTAATGGCCACGCGCATCGTAGGCAAACGTATCAAGGTCGGCGGTGACCCTGCGGAGCTGTACCGTTTCGAAACGAGTGCTGCCCCACACACGGAGGTTCAGCGTTTCGCGTTCGGCCTCTGGCGCGGCTCGACGGAAACGTCTGTGCGTACCGTCATGAGTGTCATCGGCGATGTTCAGCGCGGGCTGCTCGTTGATCTCCCGGTGGAGAGTTTCGACAAGCTCGACGCTGGGATCGCGCAAGTGGAAGCCGCGCTCTTCTCATTCTCCGATCAGCGCGTCTCCTCATTCTCCGAGTGCGAGCAGTGCGAGCCCTCCGATCCGTGCGCGCCTGAGAGCTGGCAGGTCTCGATTCGCAACCAGCACGCGCGCGTGGTCACGAAGACAAAGTTCACCATGGGATGGCTGGGCTCCCACACATGGTGGATGATCGAAGGCGGTTGGCTGACCCCGATCGGAGGGCGCCCTCTTTCGGAGGGCTACATACAGAAGATGGAAACAGCGACGCTTGTTTCAACCGTTGAGTCCGCTGCAAACAAGGCGTTTGTGAATGAGATCAGGAACGTCGAGGCGATGCCTAATCGCATCGCCACGAAGATCACCTCGTACCTCGGTCCGAGCATCTCAGACGAAGACATCGCAGCTGGCATCGCCGCCACGTGGAGCAACCTGCACGCTGAGGAACAGAAGCGCCGCGTGATCGAACAGCGGCGCGCCGAAGAAGTTCGGCTCTTGCTCGCGCAGCAAGAGCATGCGACTCGGCTCATCGAAGAAGAACGACAGCGACGGATCGCAGCAGGCGATGTGTCAGCTCTCGACGATCAAGGACTTGCATCAAAGCTTCGTGCTAAGCGCACGAAGGGAATGGAACCGTCATGATCCAACACGAGATGGAAAGGCTCGGTCGGCTACTCGCCTACGACCGCGACCTGAAGGTAGATGTGCGAGGCACGCGCGCGTACTCGACGCCCGGACGCGTCGTGATCCCCAACGCAGCGAAGTACGAGCACCTTGGCGACAACGCTGAGAGGATGTTGCACGCGCTCCTCGATCACGAGTGCGGTCATGCGAAGCACACCGAGCACGCGTTCATGGAGCGCGCGCACAAGCATGGAGGCAGTGCGCTGCACAGCCTGGTGAACGGTCTGGAGGACGGTCGTGTCGAGCGCTTGATGGGCAACGAGTACATCGGCTGCCGGCAGAACCTGCACGCGAAGAATCGGTGGTTCTGGGAGGATGAGAAGTGGCGGGCAGGCTTTCTCGCGAAGGACGCGTGGGGCGCGTTTTGCGTCGCCGTGACGTTGCACACGCGGGGCTCGGTGAGCCTCGCAGAGATCGATGCTGCCCGCCCTGAGATCGGGAGCTTGCTTCGTGTTGCGCTGTCTCTCGGCGTAGATCGTGCGGCAGGGGCAGCATCGACTGCGGAGGTCTACAGGATCGCGCTCGAAGTGTGGGAGCACTTCAAGCAGCCTCCGCCGCCTCCGCCCGAAGCATCCGATGACGAGTCTGACGAGAACACCGAAGCGGAAGACACCGAAGCGGAAGACACCGAAGCGGAAGACACCGAAGCGGAAGACACCGAAGCGGAAGACACCGAAGCCGAGGACACCGAAGCCGAGGACACCGAAGGCGACGATACAGATGGTGCTGTTGGCGAAGGCGACGACAACGAAGCCGAGGACAGCAACGAAGCCGGCGGTGACGAAGCCGAGGACAGCAACGAAGCCGGCGATGACGACGGCGATGCTGCTGAAGGCGGCGTGAGTGACGGCGGGCGCATCGACCCGTATGCAGCGCTTCGCGCCCTCGGGCCACTCGACAGTTGGAGCAAGGCGAACAGCGTGGTGGATCCTGAAGAGGCCATCTGTACGCTCATGGAACAGTCGTACGAAGGGCAGCAGCAGTACCGAGTGTTCTCACACGAGTTCGACATCGAGCGCGACTTCTACGCGCACCCTCTACCCGCGAGCACCGAGTGCACCGACACGCTGGAAGAGATTGAACACGATGCCATCGAGGCTAGCTCTGCGCTCACGCAAGCGTTCGAGGTCGCGCTGCGTGCGCGTCGCGAGAAGCGTCCTGTTGGCGGTAACGACGAAGGCGAAGTCGATCTCGACCTGATGGGCGAGTACGCAACAGGGTCTGTGTCGTCCGACACGATCTACCAGCAGTTCATCTCCGAGGATGATCGCGACGTGACGGTTGCGATCATGCTCGACTGCTCAGGCTCGATGTACTCTCGAAGCCGTCTCGCGAGGCGCACTGCCTACGCGCTGCATCTTGCGCTGGAAGCCTGCTCGATCCAGCACGAGATCACAGGCTTCACTACCATCTCGTCTGCGGACTTCAGAGAGAAGCTCTGGACGAGTGATCGGCCTGAACTCGGAGTGCACTTCGCCGCGATGCGCGCTGCCATGATTGAAGCCGAGAAGCACGGGGTGAACCCTATGCTCTTTGCCCGAGAGATGTGGCGCGCAGGTGGTAGTAGTAACTCCTTGGCGCTCTCGCCGCTGTTCGTGCCGACGTACGCGGTCTTCAAGCCCTACGGAGTCTCCGACATGCAGGCACTGAAGTACGCCCAAGGCATTCACGAAAATCTCGATGGTGAGGCCGTGCTCTGGCAGGCTCGGCGGCTTGCCTCACGACCTGAAAAGCGTCGCGTGATGTTCGTCCTCTCGGACGGCATGCCCGCAGGCACGCGGGACTCGCGCCTCGGCGTGGAACATCTGAAGGAAAGCGTTCAGCATGTGCTCGACGCAGGGATCGAGGTGTACGGCATCGGAATCGAAACGACGGCCGTGCAGCACTTCTACCCACGACACTGGGTCGCCAACTCGATCGACGAGCTGATGGCTGTCGCGTTCGCGAGCTTCGCGCAGGTGCTCACGGAAGGCCGCAGCGAGGTCGAATGCGTGAACTTGTAGCGCCCGTCTCGAACTTCGGATCCTTCGACGACATCGTGTCCAGGGAAGTGCGCCGCATAGGTCGCGTCCCTGGACACGACACGGAGGACCTGAAGCAAGAGGCGCGCATCGCCGTCGTGAAGGCCCTGTCGCGCTACGATCGGAAGAGCACAGGGCGCACGTTCATCGCGGTGGCGGTGCGGAACAAGCTGATCAATCTGAAGAGGAACGCGTGCACGAACGGGCGCGTACCTCGCGATGCGCACGGACGCTTGGCGTCGCTGCACTCGCTCGACACTCCGGTACCTGGCGATGACGGCGAGCAGACCTGGCTCGATCGAATCGCTGATGAAGCATCCGACGCTGAGGAATCAGCATCTGCGCGCGAACTCGTGCGCGCGTTGGATGAGCGGCTCTCGGCACAGGAGATGTCGCTGCTCGTTACCGCGCTGGTCGAAGGCGCGAAGATCGGAACGGCTCGCGCCCGAGGCGAGCGAGTGAACGCAGGGGACGTGGATCGCGTGCGAGCAACTGCGCGCGATACGATCGCAAGGCTACTCGGCCAACGACGGATGTTGACGAGTGATGGACATCGTGTAGATACAAGACCGGAGGAACTGAAGATGACGACGACGAAAGTGACCCTGCCCATAGTGAAGACCGAAGAACTGCCCGACTGTCACGCGGCTCTGCCCACGGGGCCGGGCTACGACCCTGCCGATCTGCTGTGCCGTGACCAGTGCCGTGATAAGTTCTCGTGCGTGCGCGACCTTGTGAACGATCGGGCCAAGAACGAGAAGGGCTACACGCTGGCCGTGGACACCGAGGTCCAGGCCGTGCTCTCGGGCACGCTCTCGCACGACGACGCCATCGCACGCATGAAGAAGCGCAACGCGATCGTGGAGAGCGGAGGTCAGATCACCGACGCTCTCTCGACGGTGCTGCCGCTCGCGAAGGCGCCTGCGCCCGCCGTGAAGGCACCTGCGGCGCCCCCGACGCTCGCGCCCGCCGCCGAACCCGCAGCACCCGCTGCGCCTGTTGTGGAGGCTCCTGCGCGCGTCCCCGAACCCGAACCGACCGACACCAAGACGAGCGACAAGACGAGCGACACCAAGACGAGCGAGGAAGACATGGGCACCAAGACGAGCGAGGAAGACATGGGCACCAAGAAGAAGGCCGCCAACAAGCCTGAGAAGGCCGCCAAGAAGAAGGACGCACCGCCGCCTGAGAAGGCCGCCAAGAAGAAGGACGCACCGCCGCCCCCCAACAAGCCTGAGAAGGCCGCCAAGAAGAAGGACGCACCGCCGCCCCCCAACAAGCCTGAGACGAAGCCCGAGGGCGCCCCGAAGCGCAAGGGCAAGGCGCCCATCCCCACGGCGAACCGTGTGGCGATCTACGGGGCGGGCAAGGAGCGCTGGCTTCCTCAGCCGCGCGCGCTGACCGAGGATCAGATGGCTGCGGCGCTCGGGCGCGTGCGCCTCGGGCAGAGCTTCGACCTCGCGATCGGGATGGAGATCGTGCGCAAGAAGCGCGATGGCTCCGAGGTCGTGGTGAAGATCGCGAAGGATGGCTTCGCGATGGACGGTGTCACCTACCCGTCGCTCTCCGCCGCAGGTCAGTGGGCGTCGCGCCGCGCCGTCTCCGGCAACGACTTCTTCAACGTCGAGGTTTACTCGTGCACCGAGATCCGGGGCAAGGGCGTGCCACAGGCGGTCTACTCCAAGCAGGGAGAGGGCAAGGCAGCAGTGGTCGGCGCGCACGTCGAGAAGACGGTGCAGCCGAAGAAGGCCGCCGCACCGAAGGCTGCGAAGAAGGCGACCAAGAAGGATGCGAAGAAGGCGACCAAGAAGGCTGCGAAGAAGGCGACCAAGAAGGCCGCGCCGCCGCCCCCGAAGGCCGCGAAGAAGGCGACCAAGAAGAAGTGATCAGCTGATCACGCACACGATGAAGCCCGCCCAGCAAACCAGCTGCGGCGGGCTTTTTCGTTTCTGCTTTTGGGCTTCCCGCACCGCATCGGGTAGATCACAGTATGTCCCCAGGTTGGATCGTGAACGTTTCACGCGACGATGGTACGCACGAGGTCGAGCGCGATCACGCGCCCTGCCTCGTGCTCGACAACGGCGACTTCGTGTTCGAGGTCTGGTTCTGGCATAGCACTCTGCGCTGCTACTTCTGCCTGACGCGCGGTCCGCACGCAGCCCGCGCGATCGCGCAAGGCGTGATCTACTTCCATCCCGACGACGTACCGCACGCACTGCGCGCTCGCGTGGAAGCCGCGCAGCTGAAGCTCGCTAGCTGATGGGCGAAACACTCACGCTCAACGGAGTCTCTCTGCACTCCGAGACTTGGCGGGACACCGAGCGCCTCAGCACGAAGCTGGGCATGGTGACCGTGCGCAATACGCTGGTCACCACGTTCGATCAGCTCAACACGATGGCGAGCATTCTGCGAGCTGCGCCACGCATCCTCTACGACTCTGAGACGAGTGGCATGAACCCGCATCTCGGAGCACAGATCATCGGTTTCTGTTTCGCAGTGCGCCCGACGGTAGACTACATCGCTTGTTGGTACGTGCCCGTGCGGCACACGAACGACCTGACGATCCAGCAGCTACCCGTTGAGGCCGTCGTGCGCGTCGTGATCGACATCCTCACTGCGCCGGGCGAGTGTGGGATGCATAACGACAAGTTCGATCGAGGTCACCTGCGTAAGGAAGGCGTGGTGGTCACGCGCCGCGTGATCGACACAGCGCGCCTCGCCAACGCAGCCAACGAGAACGAGCGATCGTTCTCGTTGAAGAACCTCGCCACGCGCTACGTGTTCGATGGCGCCAAGCATGAGGAAGCCGAAGTGTTCGACTTCATGCGGCGCGACGCAGCCAAGCTGCGCATCCCGTTCCGCGACCGACGCAAGGACGACGCTGGCGATGAAGAGCCGAGTTACCTAGAGCGCTTCGGGTACGCGCGCCTGCCCATCGTTCTCTGCGGGCGCTACGGCTGTCGCGACGTGTTCTACACGGCGATGCTGCGCGACTTCTACGCGTGGACGATGGACACGTTTCCGCGACTCACAGAGCGCGAAGAGCGCGTGAGTGACGCGCTACACGAGATGGAGTGGTACGGGCTACCACTGGACACTGACGAAGTGCGCCGTGCGCAAGGCATCGCATCGACGGAGGTGGACTACTACAACGGACAGGTCAGCCGCATGCTCGGCGGCACGTTCGAGATCAACGACAACACGTTGCGTGATCTCTTCTTCACGCATCTGAAGATGGAGCCCCCGAAGCTGACCAAGAGCGGAGAGAAAGCGCAGCGCGCGCTGCGCGATGCTGGGGACGACTACGCGCCCGACAAGAAGCACTGCGCCGTAGACAAGGAGGTTCGCGAGATCCTTGCCGCGAAGTACCCGCAGCATCGACCACTGATCCTCGCGCTCTCCGGTGAAGCGCGCGCGAAGAAGATCGCGACGACGTACACGAGTGCGTTCCTCCGCTACTACTCGCCGACCACGGGCAACATCCATCCGGTCTACAACCAGCTGGAACAGCGCGAAGAGGGCGGTGTGCCTGTGACGGGGCGCCTGAGTTCAGCGGACCCGAACATTCAGAACATCGCCAAGAAGCCCGTACACCTGCACAGCTGCGGCTGCAAGAAGTGCATCAAGGCACGCGCCGAAGGGGAGATATGGGATTCGGGTGTAGCAGCTGGTGACGAGGTCTCGCTCTCCGTACGGAGGTACTTCCCAGTGCGTCCGGGCTACGTGCGCGCGTTCATCGACTTCTCGCAGATCGAGCTGAGGATCCTTGCGTGGCTCTCGCGCGATCCCACGCTGCTGCACTGCTACGCCAACGATCTCGACGTGCACAAGATCACGAGCGATGAGGTGACGGGCGGTGATCGCGATGTCGCGAAGCAGGTCAACTTCGGCAACAGCTACGGCATGACCGAGCACGGTCTTGCGAAGCGGATGAATGGCTACGCCAAGAACCCCGATGCGACGAAGGTGCTCGCGAAGGCGTACCTCGAAGCGTTCTTCAGGAAGTACCACGGGATCCCCCGCTTCAGAGACACGCTTGCTGCGCAGATGCGCAAGCATCCTGAGTGCATGTTCGTCTCTCCGTTTGATCGTCCTCGGCGGATCGTGGAAGTGGGCGCGAAGGAGCGCTGGATACGCGCGCGCGGCGAACGCATGATGATGAGTTCGATCGTCTCAGGCAGTGCGGCTGACCTGATGAAGGAAGTGCTGGTGATGGTTCATGCGTGGCTGAAGCAGGCGTGTCCCGAGGTGATCATCAACCAGACGATCCACGACGAGATCATCTACGAGATCCCCGTGCGCTACGCCCACATCCTGCTGCACCCGATCATGCAGATCACGACGAACTGGCCCATGTTCGAGGTCGGCGGCGTGCCTATTCGCGCGAACTGCGCCGTCACCACAACGACGTGGGAAGACAAGCGCGAAGTGATCGTGGAGCCTGGCGCGTACCGCTACGCAGCTTGATCGATCACATCGGGTATAGAGAGAGGAACGGCATGGACAGCTACACCGAACAGATTACATCTCTTCTAGGCATGATCGAGAAACACACAGGCGCGCCTGCGTTGCTCACGACCGTACTCGCAGCGTCCGGCACATGCCTCGTGCGCGTGAGCTACTGCTACCAGTGCGAAGGAAGCCTTGCCTCACGCACGCTGGACACCGACGTGTCAGTCGGGAGTGTTGAGAAACGTCAGGATGCGGTGCTGGTACTGCTCCGACGTTCGCTGATGGCTGCCCGAGCCGACGAGAAGGTGACGCGATGAGTCTGACTGCTGTTTACGGCACCATGAGCGAGATCGTGAAGAGCTTGAAGCTCCACATGCCTGTGAAGGTCACGATCCACGATCCCATCACAGGTCAAGAGGTCCAGCTCGACCGAGAGAACCTGCTGGCGATGCTGGTGATCGACACGCCCAACATCGTCTATGACTCGCAGTGGCTGAGTGCGCTCTACATGGAGATGGCGCGTGCCCGTCGAGCGAGCGAGCGCGCCAGCGCGCACGCTGAACGGCAGTTCGTGAAGTGGAAGGCGGAGATCGCGTCAATCGCGCGAGCCAAAGCAGACAAGAAGATCACGGGCGCGGAGGCTGAAGAGGCATACCGCACGCACGCCGAGTACGAGATGCGCGCGAGCGTGAGTGCCTACTACAAGACGCTCGCGGATCTGTTCGAGGATGCGATGCAGGCGTTCACGCTCAAGGCACGCATGATCGAGGCACAGTCTCGCATCCTGAATGGTGACTTCCACGCTCGGCGAGTCGAAGACCACACGAGCGAGAACGAGAAGCCGGGAGGCTACGAGACCACGGCTGAACTCTCCGAACGCGCAGCGCAGACCATGTTCGCTGCGCAGCCGAAGAATCCCACGCTGCCCGGCTTACCCACGCTGCCTGAACTACCGCCCGCGCCTCCTGCGCGTGCGCCGCGCAAGATGTGATCCTGAGAACGACGAAAGAGAGAATGAGATGAGCTACCCGACGGTACAGACCCCTCCCGCAGGCTGGCAGGCGCATCCCCAAGCGCCGGGCTACTACTACAACCCGCAGCAGCCCTCGGAGATGGTGCTGGTGAATCCGAGTGCTGCGCCTCCGCCGCCCGCGGCACCTGTCGAGACGTGGCAGGACCATCCGCAGGCTCCAGGTTGGGAGTGGAACCCTCAGACGAACGCCACAAGGCAGAAGGGTGCGCCTGCCGCACCGCCTACCGTCGCTGCGCAGGCGGATACGGGCCTGCCCGCGCCGAGCTACGGATCGATCGATCCCGACCTCGCCAAGCGCGAAGCGGAGAAGGCCGCACGCGGTAAGCGCAGCTACGACGACGACATCTACCTCGACTTCCCCGAGCTGCCTCGCGAGGTCGGTAGCGAGGTGCGAATGAACGTGCGCCTGCTGCCTCCATGGTCCCCCGACGAGAAGAGCGCGTGGGTCATCGGCGCGCGTCATCGCCTGTACGCGGAGATGGACCCCAAGTACCAGGACAACTGGAAGTCGAAGCTGTTTTTTCCCGAGTGCTACGGCGCGCATGATGCCAAGGGCGGTGACTGCGAGATCTGCGATGCGGTGAGCGAGTGCATGACCTCGGACAACGAGGAAGCGAATGCGTTCGGAGACGACGCGAAGGCTTCGGAGCGCCACTACTGGCAGGCGCTGCATCTCGACGACCTTCAGAAGCACATCAAGCAGTACACGCGCGATGGTCAGCCCGTAGTCAATCCGGCGACTGGTGAAGTGCTCTGGATCGTGCAGCCTGGCATTCTCGCGATCCGGCCGACGCTCGGCCGCAAGCTGCTGAACCTCGTAGGCATCGCGCCGCGTCTCGCGGATCCCGATCGCGGAGTGAACATCACGCTCATCAAGAAGCGCACGAGTCGAGGGTCGTTCCCGATGAACGTGGAGTACGATGCGATCGGCGACATGGGCGGACCGTCTGCGCTCGATCCGCAGCTACGCTCGGTGCTCGGCAACCTGATCAACCTGCAAGAGAGCTGCGTGCGCCTCCGCCCCCGCGAGGACATGGCGAAGATCGCGCAGAACATCCGCGATCGCTTCAAGCTCGGCCGCGCCGCGTTTTCTGGCGGTACTCCTCCCGCGCTGCCTCCGACCGATTCGTGGATCAGGCATCCCAACAACCCCGCGTACGAGTACAACCCCACGACGCAAGCCGTTCGGCAGGCCAGCGCTCCCGCACTGCCGCCTGTACCGCCTACGGTGCCCAGCGTGCCCGCCGTCGTCGCGCCGCCGCCCGTCGCACCTCCTGGGCCCGTCGCAGCCCCTGCGGGCTTCTACGGACCGGCTGGGAGCCCGCCCCTGATGCCGGCTCCGCCGCCCCCGTCCGCAGTCGCACCGCCACCACCTGTCAAGATGCCCCCTGTGCCCGGCTACGCGCCCCCGGCGGGCGGTGCGCTGCCGCCTCCCAGCGCTCCCGGTCTTGCGAGCGGTGCGGTCGTGCCACCGCCATTCCAGCCTCCGGGCGTCGGGATGGCCCCGCAGCCCGGTCTGCCTGCGTTACCCTCGCTACCCTCGCTGCCTCCGATGATCGGCGGTCCTGTGGGGGGAGTTGCGCCGCCTCCGCCGCCTGTTGGCGCGCTGGGTGCGGCGATGACTCCCGCGCAGATCGAAGCGGCGATCAAGGCGAGCCCGACAGGCACTCCTTTCTGATCGATCGCCGCGTTTGCATCCCATGCACAGGACTAGTGCACGGCTTGAACTACATCTGCGAATGGTGTGGCGAGCCGTGCACGAGCGCGCCTGCTGAACCTTGTTACCCTTGATCGAAAGAGAACGATGCAACGCAAGCCCCGCAGCATGAAGGAAGCGCTGGCTCCTTCTCCGAAAGAAGAAGAGCCGACGAAACGCAAGAAGAAAGCCGCTGCACCAGTGAACGATGCAGAACGCTTTTTGGAGCTGCTGAAGGGCCTGAATCCGAAGGACGAGAACGCGTTCGGGTTCTTCGGGCGTGATGGGCTCGACACTCCGATCAACGAGTTCATCTCAACAGGCTCTCTCGCGATCGACAAGCTGATCGGCGGACCCACCGGAGGATGGCCCATTGGGCGCTTGTCGGAGTGCGCGTCGTGGGAGGGCGTGGGCAAGAGCACCTTGCTCGACCAGTCGATCGCGCAGGTGCAACGCATGGGAGGCATCGCGGCAGTGATCGACTCGGAACACTCACGCGATGCGAGCTACACGCGCAGGCTCGGCGTGGACACTGACACTCTGATCGCGAAGCCCGTCGAGACAGTAGAGGATGTTTTCTCTGCCACAGACACTGTGCTCTCCGTGCAAGAGAGGCTCACCGCGGAGTACGCGAAGCGCAAACAGAAGCCACCGCCGCTCTTGCTCGTGTGGGATTCGCTTGGAGCGACACCGACGAAGCGCGAGCTGTTGGGTGAGCCTGATGACAAGCACGTCGCGGAAGCTGCCAAGGTGATCAAGATGAACTTCCGCCGCATCTGCGCGCGGATTGCTGATCTGCGCATCGCGTTCGTGTTCGTGAATCACTTTTACACAGACATCGGGCCGTTCGCGACAATGAAGACGAGCGGCGGTAGCGGTGTTCGGTATTTCACATCGCTTCGGCTGTGGCTGACGAACAAGGGCCAGATCAAGATCGGCAACACGGTGTTCGGACATGAGGTCGAAGCCAAGACCAAGAAGACACGCGTACGCTCGCCACGACCTCCGGCACAAGCAGGGCTCATCTACGGCGCCGGCTTTGACAACGCCTACACGCTCTACAGCTGGGGCAAGACCGCAGGCCTGTCGAGCGATCACAAGTGGATCGTCGAGACACCGCAGTGGCAGTATCTCATGCTGCCGGATGGCACGCACATCGCCTTTCAGCAGAGGTTCATCGGGCTCGGTAAAGCGTTCGCGGAGCGTCCCGATGCATACGCCATGATGGCTGATCACTTCATGCGCGATGGTGAAGACATCCTCGGCGAGCCCGAGGAAGACGATGAAGAAGAAGAGAACGAAGACGACGCAGAGGAGAAGACCACATGAGCAAGCCGAAGAAGAGCACGAAGAAGACCGCAGCAGTCACCACGACGACTGTGCGCAAGCCGCGAGGTCTCACGACAGCACCTGTGACGCCGACGTTGAAGTTGCCCGAGTTGAAGCCTGCGGAGTGGCGTTACATCCTGTTCAGCGATCTCCACGTCTGCGGCAAGACGATCGATCGAGCGCTCGTCTTGCTCGACCGCGTGCGCGAGACGGCGCTGCACTACCAGTGCTCTGTGATCTGCCTCGGAGACTTCTGGGACCAGCGCGCAGCACTCGCAGTGCGCCACCTGGATCTGATCCAGCGCGAGTTCGAGAAGTGGGGGCAGCAGGGCGTGGAGCTGATCATCGTGCCCGGTAACCATGACCAAGTCTCGCTCGATGGTAGCGTGAACGCCGTTCGGATCTTCGACGGGTTCGAGCACATCACGGTTGCGACCGAACCGTACGCAGACCCGATCAACAAGCTCGCGTTCATCCCTTGGCGTGAAGAAGCGAACAAGCAGGCTGCGGCGTTCGAGATGCTGCCGGGTGAAGGCTGGACGGTCTTCGCACACGCGGAGATCGAGGGCGCCATCGCCAACTCCGGCAAGGCTGCGACGGGGCGCGTGAAGACCGCACTGATCGAGGCTCACGCTCGCGCTTGCTACGTGGGCCACTACCACAAGAGGCAGCAGCTCGGCGACCGCACTTGGTACATCGGCAGTCCGTTCGAAATGAACTTCGGTGAGCGCGATGAGCCTCACGGCATCGCGATCGTGGACAGCGAGAACCCCGAGCCCTGCTTTCTCGATCTGGACGATATGCCGAAGCACCATCGCTTCGTGTGGCCTGACGATGGTGCGAAGCTGAACACCGCGCGTCCGCAGGACATCGTGGAGCTGTACTTCAAGCCGGATGACCTTGGTGGACCAGGGCTGAAGCAAGCACTCGGTAGCTTGCTCGCTCGCGACGTGCGCCCACTGCCGCTCGCGCAGTCCGCAGATCAGGAGACGGTGCCTCAGTTTGCGCTCACCATCACCGAAGGCTGCAAGCTGTTCGTGGCTGAGTACGCGAGAGCAGAAGCGGCGCTCGGCTCGCCCGTACCTGAAGACAGGATCGAGCGCTTGACGTCGTTGGGGCGCAAGTACCTGATGCAGGTGCCTGACGCGCGCGTGATCGCACCGATCTCTCCGACGGTGCGCATCCTGAACGTGCGCGCGCAGAACTTCTGCGCCGTCAGAGGCGCGCACTCATTCAATCTGCGCGAGCTGGGCCCTGCGCTCATCCGCGGACCCATGGGTATCGGCAAGACTTCGATCTGCGACGCGATTACATGGGCTCTCTTCGATGAGACCACGCCTCGCAAGCCCGGCGCGCGTACGGGTTCCCTTCGTGCTGACGACGTGATTCATGATGAAGCGGAAGAGACGATGGTGCGTGTGGAGGTCACCTTTGATCCTCCGGAAGCTGTCGTCGAGAACGTCATCACCATCGAACGCACGAAGCGCCGCGGACAGGGCACCAAGCTCAAGCTGTATGGCATCGATGCCATACACGACCTGAACGGGATCGCAGACACGCAGGACGCGGTGCATCGGATCATCGGACTCGATCTCGATCTGTGGCGCGCTACCGTCTACCTCGGTCAGGGTGCTGTTGCGAACTTCGTCACGGACGCCGACAAGAAGCGCAAGGAGCTGCTCTCTCAGGCCTTCGGGCTTGGCGCGTGCGAGCCCGCGCAGAAGCTCGTGCGAGAGGAGATGAAGAAGCGAGATGCTTCGCTGTCGCTCTTTGCTATGCGTGAGAACGAAGCGCGCACAGGCCTGGAAGCGCTCACGCACGCGGACTTCGCAACGCAAGCGGGACAGTGGGATGCAGCGAAGGAAGCATCGCTGGCGGCGCTCGTGAATGAAGGGAAGGATCTGCAAGCGCGCATCGAGCAGATCACTCCGCACCTCGCGGTCGAGCAGACCTGGACCGAGCACCGCACTGCGTTCGACGCGCACATCAGCGACCTCACCAAGAGCCTCTCAGCTGGAGGCAACGAGGTAGCGACGCGCAAGCTGGCCGGCGAACTAGGCGCGTGTGAGGCAGAGCTGGGCTTGGAGCAGCGCACGCTCGCGAAGCTGCAAGCCGAGTATCAGGCGATGATGGCCGCGCGTGATCAAGGGACAGCGCTGCCGTGCGGCGCGTGCGGTCAGCTCATGCCTGCGGCGAACATGGATGCGCACCTGGAAGAGTGCGAAGAAAAGCTCGCGACGAAGCAGCGCGAGATCGAGTCGTTGAACATGCGCGCGCTGAACCTACGCGGTCAGCTCGACGCATTCAAGATGGGTCCTGCGGTCGACAAGACCGGGCTGCTCGCGCAGCTGGAAGATGCCCGCGCGCAACACACCAAGTGCATTGAAGCGCTCGGCGCGATCGCGCAGATGAAGGCCGCGAAGCAAGACGCAGCGCAGCGCCTGATGCTCGCGCGCACGCAGTGGACTGCGAAGAACGTGGAGCTGAACCCGTTCACGCAGAAGGCGTCTGAAGTCGCGGCGTCGAGGCAGAGCTACCAGGGCGCGCTCAACGACGCACTGGGCGGCGCAGCAGAGGCACAGCGCGCGCTCGCGGACCTGCGCGTGTGGGAAGACGGCTTCGGCCAGAAGGGCGTGCCTGTGCTCGTTCTACGCACCGCGCTCTACGAGCTGGAGCTGCACGCCAACGCCGCGCTTGGCACCATGCTCTCCGGTCGCCTCTACACGAGGCTCGCGATGGACGGTGATGACTTGGTGATCAAGTACTACGAGTACAAGGCGGAGAAGAGCACGCACATCGAGCGCACGTTCTACCAGCTCTCGGGCGGGCAACGGCGCTGCATCGAGCTGGCGTTCTCACCCTTCGCACTGTCTGAGATGATCTTCACGCGATGCGGTGTGCGAGTGAAGCTCTTGGTGGTCGACGAACTCACCACGCATCTCGATCCCGAGACCAAGCCTCTGCTCTGCAATCTGCTGCGTGGTCTCGATCGAGAGACCGTGCTCGTGATCGATCACGACTCGGGTGTGCAAGGAGAGTTCGACTGCGTGCTTGATGCAGGCACGGGCGCCGATGGAAACTTCCAACTGACGAGGGCATTGTGAGCAAGCACGCGCGCAAACACAGTAGCCGGCGTGATGATGGCTGGTATGAGGTGATGGATACAGCCGTCGATGCAAAGCTCATCCCTCGCAGTGTGAAAGAGACCGACGGCCATCGTTGCTTCGTGCGCGGACCTGTCGGTCAGATCGAGATCATAGAGGTGCCTGAGAGCATGCCCGAAGTCGCGAGACAGGCCCTTGGCCAGCGCCTTTCGTCGATGGGCGCGACGGTGCTGCTCGTCAACGAGCACATCAAGTTCTATCGGCTGCGGCGCGCGAGCGCGGAAGAGAAGAGGTCACTTGATGCCTTCGAGAAGCAAGATGGTGAGGCGCCCGCGAGCCCTTCCCCCGGCGACGAGGCTGCCGACGGTGCTGTCTCTGGATCTGTCACTCACGGCGACGGGCGTGGGGGTGATCAACCCGATGGGGGAGCTGGTGCACTGGGAGACGATCAAGAGCGTGCGCAAGGCGGCATCAAGGATCGCTGAGGTCCGCGATCGCGTCGTTGCCATCGCACGCGAGTACAAGCCTGATGAGATCGGCTGTGAGTATTTCGGTGTGGCAGCGGGCAACAAGCAACGCGCGAGCGCGATCGAGATAGTCTGGCTGCACGGCAACGTGCACGTAGCGCTTGTCGAGGCAGGCTTCGTCGCGCCGATCTTCATCGCGCCTGCGACGCTGAAGAAGTGGTACACGGGTCGCGGGAACAAGGTTGAGAAGGCAGAGGTGATCGCGGCTCTTCACGCGCGCTATGGCATCAGCGTGCCTGAGCACAACGCCGCAGACGCGGCGGCCGTCGGCTTCATGCTGCATGAGCGCGCGCGGTACTACGCAGGCTTGGTCGCGCTGCGCAAGACTGACTCATCCGACTTCAGCGACTACGAGATCGAGAAGATGGAGAGCTGGCAGCGCGCGTTCACATGACCGGGCAGCGCAAAGAGGCCTTGAAGCTGGTCGTGTGTCACATAGAGATGGTGTTACGCGCGGGCTTCACTCTTGCGGTGAACGAGCTGTCAATCGATCCACAAGAAGATGGTCGCGGCGACATCACGCTTGCGGTCAGCGTGAGTGGTCTCGGGCGCGCCATTCCAGAACACAAACTCGATGCTGCGTTGATCGTCGAGCACGACAGACACGCTGATGTGCTCACTGCGGAAGGCTGGGAAGCGCGGCTCGTAGCGGAAGGTGATGTGCAGCCTCTCGCGGAGATGCCTGCTGATGTCTTCGCAGCTAGGATGCGACGAAAGGTGCGGCCGTAGTGGTACCTCGCAAGCCAAGGCCCATGCCATCACCGACGCTGACAGTCACTGCAAAGGCGCTGGAGCTGCGCTCACACGCGCTATGGGTTCAGATCCGTACTGACTACGTCACAAGTCCAGAAGCCCCGCAGGCCGCCATGCTCGCGCAGCAGTACGAGGGCAAAACGACAGTGCATGCGATCACCAAGAGGATCGCGGTGGAGGGCTGGGTCGCGCTGCGCGAAGCGTACTGGACGCGCGCCGAGACCGTGCTGCTCGAACGCATCCAAGATGAGTACCTCGCCGAACGGCTCGCAGAGATGCGGGCCATTCGCAAGGCGATGCCTTTTGTGTTCGAGCACCTCTTGCCTGTCATGGAGTCTGATCCTGAGCATCCAGGGGAGATACGACCGAAGCGCGATCCTGCGACAGGCATGCCTGTCTTCAGCCAACCGTTCCGGTCCTACGAGGGCGTCACGAAGTCTTGGCTTCAGCTGCAAGAGAGGCAGATGCTTCTGCGTGGCGAAGCCACCATGCGTACAGAGTCTGCGCTTGCGGATCGCACCGACACGACGGCGGTGGACGTGCACGATCCTATCGCTCAGATGGCAGCACGCGCCAACTTCTCACCGGACGAGATCCGGGCTCTCGCACGGGAGATGGTAACCAAACGACTGCGTGCACAGGGCCAGCTATCGACGACTGAAGACGTGGTGATCGAAGCCGAAAAGGAAGACGATGGCGACGCCGACGAAGAAGTCTGAAGTTCAGCCCGACAGGGTGCGCGGTAACCTAGAGCCTGCGACGCGTGAGGGCTTCACGCGCCTGGTCGATGGCGCGAACACCTTTCTCGCGAAAGAAGAGAATGCAGGCTACCGTCTGCTGACCATCGTACGTTTGGAAAAGGCCATCGCCGCGGTGTTCGTACGAGTGAGTGCGAAGCCAACCATCACCGAGTTCTGGGAAGAGGATGACCGTGAAGTCTGAGATCAAGCTACTGCTCCCCACGCTGCTTTGCATCTTGCTAGCAGGGCACGTCAACGCGCAGCGCCGCGTGAGCGATGAGACCATGCTTTTCCGCATCTGCGCGCATGAGAGCACGCGGTTCTCGCTGGCAGACTGCGACGGTGTCTACTCCGTGCTCCGCAGCTTTGCCGAGCTGCGGGACCATTCCTTCGCGCGGTCGGCCATCTTGCACTCTCCGACGTTCTTCGCGGCGGCAGGGGTCGCACCCGATGCGCGCAACGCATGGACGGCCGTGCTCGAAATGGATTGTGCCCGACCTCCCGGCTTGCATGCGTCGTGGACTAGACCTCTCACCGCGCTGGAGGGGCGTAGTAGGCAGGAGGCTTGCTTGGCGCTGGCTGCGCACGTTCGCGCCCTTGTACTCGCTCCTGCGCCTTGCGCTGCGACAGTATGGGGATCGGTCGCTGACTGGCGCCGACGCCAACGCGTAGGCTGCCACTGGGAAGTCGCCGACTGCGGCGCAACGAGCAACATCTTTGCGTCGAGGATGGCCTGTCCACGAAGGCCATGACTCGCGAGGAAGCGTCTGCGGCACTGCTCGAAGTGTTCCCCGAGCTTCCTGCTACGATCGACAGATTGATCGGTAGCGCCGATGCGCGCATCATGAGTCGCGCAGACCTTCGCAGACTGCTCGCCGAGTTTGCGGTGGATGTTCTCTGGATCACTTGGCGAAAGAGGAAGTCATGAACACCACCACCTGCAAAACGAACATCGTCGAAGGAACAGCCCTCTACCTGCGCGCCATGCGCGGGCACAAGGCATCGGACATCGCCATCAACTGCAAGGCGATGGGCTTGTCGTGGGCGGCGATCGGTGCGGTGTGGCAAGACGCTGCCACCAAGACTCGCTTGCTCAACACCGTCAAGTCGTGTCGCGAGATCGCGAAGGCGCTGCGTGACGTTGGCATCACGCCGTACGTGTGGGGCTACCCGTGGCTCGGCGGTGAGTCTGAGTTCATCTCGCGCATGATCGACTGCGCGGGTGACGACAGGCTGCATCTGCTCGATCCTGAGCTGGGCATGAACCCGACGCGATCGAAGACTCCTGCACGAATGGCGCGCTCGAACTTGTCCGCGGCAACCATCGTCTCAGGCCTTCGTGCGAATGGCGCAAAGGTCATCGGGCTTTCGACCTACGGAGGGCTACCGCCGTGGTTCCCGCTTGATGCGTTCCTACGCGCAGACGTGGACTTCGCAGGCGGCCAGACGTACACGGACGACGCTACGATCGACACGTCGATCGCGAGCTACCTCAAGCGCATGCAGGCCGCAGGTAGCACTGCGCAGCTCGTGCCGAACTTCGGGCTCTACTCACGCACGCTCGGCAAGGTGCGATCGAAGCGCCCGCTCGAACTGCGCGCGCATCTCGACGAGTTCATCAACGAGAGCGAGCCTGTGAAGGCTGTGATCGGATGGGCCGAGAACTTCTCGAATCCCGCACTCGTCGGCGAGCTGGCGGTCTTCTCGCGCCGCCTCGCGGAGTACCACGGCGGGCGCTGATCAAAGCATCGGGTATAGAGAGGTTTGGAGGTTATATGAACGAGTTCGGACGACGGTCTTACGTGGTGCAGGAGGAGGGCAAGGACATCGCGAGCGCGAAAGCGCGCGTCACGATCGAGATCGACGGCAAGGTACACACGCGCGTCGAGCTACGCGCTCCGGGCATGATCGCGATCATCGTGAGCCCAGAGACGCCCGATCGCTTTGCCATCGAGATGGTGGAACAGGGCGGCCGACGTTTCACGGATCTCAGGCTGCCGCCCGAAGCAGGGGAGCCTCTCGACTGGCAGATCACCGCGCTCGGCTTGAGGAAGTGACCACCACCACGCAGCAGAAGGCGGTGCACAGCAGGTTCTTTGCGATGCTGCCGCCCGTGGCAGCGCATCTACGCACGAAGCAGCTGCTTCGTGCTGACGTGACCCCGCAAGAGATCCGCGATGCCAGTGATGAGGCACTCGCCGCGCGCATGCGAGAGAAGCGAGAGAAGCGTGGCTGATCGATGGTGGCCTGAGACAATCAAGCGCGAGCCCGTCTATTCTGACGATGCTGTCGTCTTGTTCTACTGCGACGCGCGCGAGATCATGCAGGCGATGCCTGACCGATCAGTGGACCACACGATCACCGATCCTCCCTACGAGGAAGCCTCACACACCTACGGCAAGCTGCGGGATGCGAAGGGGCGCATCACTCTGTCGAAGCTCTCCTTCGCGAGGATTGAAGAGACGCTCGGTCGCGAGTTCTCAGCAAAGCATCTCGTGCGCACCACGCGCGAGTGGCTGCTTTCGTTCTGTGAGACGGAGGCTGTCGGCGAATGGAAGCGCGCGCTCGAAAAGTGGGGCGCAGGCTGGTCACGCGCGCAGTGGTGGGAGAAGCCTGATGGCGCGCCGCAGATCACAGGCCACAAGCCGGGCGTCCCGGGCGAGGCCATTGCTACCGCGTGGTGCAGCCCTGGTACCATGAGCACCTGGAACGGTGGCGGAATGCGAGGCTTTCACTCAGTGCCTGTGCGCGAGAGCGAGGGCCGCCTGCACGAAACGCAGAAGCCCATCGCGCTCTACGTGAAGCTGCTCGAACTCTTCACTCGCCGAGGTCAGATCATCTTCGATCCGTTCGCAGGTGCGGCGACGATGGGCAAGGCCTGCAAGCTGAGGGGCCGACGTGCGATCCTGGTCGAGCGCGGACCTCACTCAGGCATTGGTGCCGAAGCCAAGAACGACGAGTTCATACACAGGGTGATCAACCGACTCTCGGTCACGAACGAGCAGCCATCGCTCTTCTCTGAGGCGACACTGATCTCGTCTCCGACCGAGCGCACTCCACGCGTCAAGACGGATGCCTTCGTTGTCGACGGCGTCCGTCTCACTCGCAAGCGCAAGCCTAGAGCGATGGTCTAATCTGCGCGCCATGCCTGACGACACCACACGCCGCTACGACTCCCGCACCATGCCCTTCTCGCTCGGAGGCGCCGGAGATCACACCGCAGGCGCGCTCAAGCCTGAAGGCCCTGACGCGCTCTACCTCGTGCCGATCGAGGCGCCGGACATCAAGGGACTGCCATGGGATCGGCGCACCTACGACGCGTGGACCACGGTAGCGTTTCGGGTGCTCGCGCGCGCATGGATCGTGGATATGTTCATCGCGAACCCTTGGATGTACCTGTGGCGCATCCGCGAGCGCTCGACGCAAGCGCGTCTCTCGACGCTGCGACTCACCGAACCGATCCTGCTAGTCGTGGTGACTCGCCGCTCTGATGGTCGGGAGTTCGAGACCTCGATCTCTTGGACAGCGCGAGAGCGCGATGACGCTGCGCTCGCGCAGCGCAAGCTAGATGACGCGCGCACCGTGCTCGAAACGTTGCACGCCCAGAACCCATGAGAGGCTCCACATGAACATCTACATTGCAGGCCGTGGTGATACCCTAGGCATCAAGCGCTACCGCGCGCTGCAAGCACTCGTGCTTCAAGCTGGTCACTTCATCACACACGACTGGACCGTGGCCATCGAGCGTGCGGGCGAGAGCGACAGGGACCTCACGCTGGAGCAGCGACGCCCGTATGCGGACACAGATGCGGAGGGGGTGCTGCACGCCGACGTGCTCGTCTACCAAGCTCCGCACGAGAAGAGCGAAGGCGCTGCGTACGAGATGGGAGCGCACCACATGAAGCGCGACTTGATCCTCTCGCTGGTTCCGAGCTTTCCCATTCTGCGCGCCTTGCTGCCTATCGCGTCCATCTGCGTGGGCGCTGCGGACTGTCTATTCGCCTCGCGCTGTGATCATCATGTCGAGACGAACGACGAAGTGATCGCGCTGCTCGTAGAGATCGCAAAGCAGGATCAGGCTGGCGCCGTGCTGACTGCACACGCGCTCGGCATGGTCTCGAAGCACTGAGGACATCGGGTATAGGGAAGGGTGACTGACTATCAATGCGTGCTCGCCGATGACGTGTGGCATGCGACTCAAGAGCAAGCCGTGGCGCCGCCTCTCAACAGGGGCGGTGCCTACACCATCTGCGCTGTGTGGACGCCGTTCAAGGCAGGCTACGAGCGACGCAGGCCTACGTGCCCCGAGTGCTTGCACGCCGTCGAGAAGGACGAGGCGCGGCGCGCCAAGCCGACCGCCGTACGCCGTCCCAGGGTGATGCCGTGAAACGACCTCCTGTCATAGGCGAGAGCGGCTACTCGAACGAGCACTACTGGTACGAGGAGGCACCGCGCTGCGGCCTCGGCGCTGTCAACGAACTCACAGGTCAGGGCGTAGGCTTGTGCAGGCATCCGAAAGAGCCCGGACTGCCGTGGTGCAACAGACACACCTTTCTCTTTGAGAAGCAGATGCGAGCATCGGGGTACACAAGCGACAACGCGCGAGCGGCCCTTCCTGCGATGGGCTTCAACGCGAAAGCCATAGAGACGTTCGTGGCGCGCTACGAGCGCGAGGAGAAGACATGAAAAGCGGATCACCGAAGAAGCGCAAAGCCAACATGAAGCCCGGTGCAACGAAACCTCGGCGCGAGACGCAAGCGTACGCGCAGCGGATGCAGGCCAACGCTGCGCTGCTCTTGCGTGTGGTCGCGTACCTCGTGCAGCACTCTGCGGAAGTCGCAGAGCAGTTCGCTCGCAACGGCGATGCTCGCATCCCACTCGCCGCGTTCGACTCCGACGTGGACGTGGGTATGGTGGTCGAGAACGACGAGCTGATCATCGCGCCCGCGCCGTTGCCTCCTTCAACTGCGGAGACGACGCCATGATGACCGACGGCGAGATCGTGAGGGCACTCGAATCAGGCGAGATCAGCATCTCACCACTCGGCTCGCGCGCCGAGCAGATCCAGCCTTGCAGCGTGGACCTGCGCCTCTCGCGTGAGGTGATGCGCTACAGAGACGCATCGACCTATCTCACGAGCGTACCCAACATTCGACTTGGGAATGCGCAGCAGAATGAGATGGAAGAAGTGAACGTGGGGGCGCGCCCGTACTTCACGTTGGAGCCTGGTAGCTTCGCACTGGGTGTGACGATGGAAAGGGTCAAGCTACCGCCTCACATCCTCGGGCGCGTAGAAGGGCGCAGCTCGATCGGGCGCGTAGGTTTGTTCGTGCACATCACTGCCGGCTTCATCGATCCCGGCTTCGACGGGCGGATCACGCTGGAGTTCTACAACGGCGCTCGTAGGCCGATCGAGATCCCCTTCGGTTTCCGTGTGTGCCAGCTGGCGCTCCAGCGCCTCTCAGAGCCCTGCGAGCGCCCGTACGGGCAGGAACGTGGGTCGAAGTACGTGGGGGCCTCCAGCGACGGCGTACAGCCCGCGCGCCGCGAAGCGCCGACGCCCGAGCCCCGCACGGTAGGCGAGGTCGCACGCGCGACGACGAATCCTCCCGAGCGGATTCCTGTGCAGTGCCACGCGTGCCCGTACATAGGCGCGACGTACCGCTACGACTTCAGTAGCGGCAAGGCTGGTTACGCCTGCGCGAGCTGCGATGCAGTCATCCCACCTGAGACCGAGTACATCCCCAAGCAAGTAGTGAAGAGGACACGATGGATACGATGAACGACGAGCAGTTGACCATGCGCCAGGTGAAAGCGGAGGCGGACAAGCGCATCCGCGACGCCTTTCAAGAGAAGCACCCTCACTACACACCGCCTCCCGATGCGAAGCCGTTGCAGTGGGCGCGCTGGGCGATCGCGAACTACAGGATGCACACCGAGATCGGCTTCAAGGCGCGCTTCCCTGCACAGGAGGCGGTGCTGACTGAAGAGCTGACCGTAGCAGAGCTGGCGCACAACGAGCGCAGGGTCTACGCGAAACTGCATCACATGACCTACCCGCACATTCCACGCGCGTGGGCAGCGTGAAGTTGCCGTCGTACGCCTCGCTCTCGTTCTCAGCGAGCGCAGCGGAGCTTCCACACGTCACGCGAGATCCAGGGCTACGCACGCCGCGTGGAACGATGGTGCAACCCTCAAGCACTCAGTTCCGCATCGGACCTCTCGCGCTCACGCTCGTATGGGGGAACGATCACGCCGCACATCCGCTTCAGCACGAAACCGTCGCGGGCTACGACGAAGAAGTCTGAAGTGATCGTCGGGTTCACAGGCACACGCGTAGGCATGACCGACGCGCAGAAGGGAGCGATCGAGAGCTTCCTTCGCGCGTGGTACGTCTTGGCGTTCGTCCACGGCGACTGCATCGGTAGTGACGATCAAGCAGACGAGATCGCTGTGAAGCTAGGTCTCGCTCGTGTGCTCCGGCCATGCACGATCGAAGCGCTACGAGCACACGGCGAACGCCGAGGTGGGCACGTCCTGAAGGTTTACGCACCCGAGGCGCCGTTGCTGCGCAACGATCGAATCGTTCGAGACACGCACATCCTGATCGCCGCACCGAACGGACCCGAACAGCAGCGATCTGGGACGTGGTACACGATCCGCCGCGCACGCGATGCGAAGCGCCACCTTGTGATCATCTTCCCGAGCGGGCAGGTGAGGCACGAGGGCAACTGAGGAGGACTGAGATGGAAGTCGTACTGCTAACTTTTGGGATGTACTACGCACGCGTGCTCGCCGACTCGATCGCGCACGGCGTGCGACTCACGACGCTGGAGGTGTGCTTCCCGCGCTTCATTCTCGCTGAGTTCAACACGCATCGCGTGTTCTCTCGCAACAGCGCGTCGAGCCGAGCCATCCCGGTTGCCACACGCATCGCGCAGGTGCGGAACAACCCCTTCGTGCCCGAAGCGTTCGGCGTGAACAAGAGTGGGATGCAAGCGAGCACAACGCACGGCGGTTGTGTAGGCACCGTGACGCGCTGGCTATGGATCCTCGCCGCTCGCATCTGCTGCGTGATCGCGTGGTGCCTGATGAAGCTCGACATTCACAAGCAGCATGCCAACCGGGTGATCGAGCTGTGGGCTTGGCACACCGTGGTGGTGAGCGCGACCGAATGGGAGAACTTCCTCAACCTCCGCACGCACAAGGCCGCGCAGCCTGAGATCCAGATCGTCGCGAAGCTCATTCGCGATGCACTCGCAGCCTCGACGCCTCGCAAGCTGCACGACGGCGACTGGCATCTGCCATACGCGACAAACGATGACCACGACGGCCGCTTGATAGCGGACAACATCCTCACGTCGGTCGTGCGCAGTGCTGCGGTCTCGTTCGAGAGGCAGAACGCACCGCGTAGCTCCGAGGCGGTCAAGAAGCGCCACGACGACATGATGCGTCTCGCGCACTGGTCACCGTTCGAGCACGCGGCATGCGTCGCGACCGATGCAGAGCTGCGCAAGTACGCACTCTACACGTACACGGGCGAGCCTGCGTTCATCGGCAACTTCCGCGCGCCATGGCTCCAGTACCGCAAGACGTTCGAGAACGAGAGCGTTTGGCAGGGAGGAAAAGAAGATGTCTAACAAGGTCGATCACCCCTCGCACTACGGCGGCGCCGCGAACCCCTACGAGGCGATCAAGGTCATCCGCGTATGGCTCGGACCCACCGCCGCTCAAGGCTTCACGCTCGGCAACGCGATCAAGTACATCTCCCGCGCCGGCAAGAAGAGGGGGGAGAGCACGCTCGACGATCTCAAGAAGGCACGCTGGTACCTGGACAACGAGATCGCAGCCATCGAAGCACAGGAGAAGCCGTGATGCTGTGGTGGACATTCTTCGCAGGCTTGAAGCTCGCCTAACACACATCGTGTAGAGAACGAGCATGGTCAAAAACAAGCGCGGCTCGATGGCGTTCAGTGCCGAGTTCCTCAAGAGCACCGCCATCTCCGGCACCAGCGTCATGCACATAGTCACAGACGATCCCTACCAAGAGAAGCCCATGACCAACCCCAACACCACGAAGATCAAGAACTTGGTGGTGAAGACGATCATGAGGGATGACCTCCTACGACTCCTGAGAGGGCACAGCATCGAGCAGACCACGAGAGAAGGCATGGTGGACACAGAGGTACGCTTGGGCCTAGTGCCGCTGAGCGCGATGGAGCGCCGCACAATATGTGATGCACTTACTAGAGATGTACTAGGGGAGTACCAACACGGCTACTGCATCTCAGGATGGAAGCCGAGCGAAGTCGTACCAGGCACGAGCGAGTGGTTGTCGCAGATCGCAGCCAACGCAGACCGCATCAGGATCCAGGTGACCGACGTAGGAGGGACCACGCGAACCGTGATGCTCGCGGACGCCAGCCCCGAGGACGCGCAAGCGAGTGTGTCGCACTGGCTCAAGGAAGGCATCACGCCTGCATGGGAGGCGTACCAGGACGCTGCGGCGATCATCGCGGACTACGAGCGCAGCCGCTCTCTACCAGGCGTGTCCGCGCGAGTGAGGCCGCCGAGCTACAGGACGGTCGACGTCGATCAGTGCTCGCCGTGTGAGCTGGACGAGGTGGGCGCCCACTTCGGCCTCCCGCGCCGCAACGTCGCGCTTGGCGGCTTGTTCGATCAACTCTCGTTGGAGAGCGACGATGCGTACCGTCGGCGGCTATCCGCATCACACCAGCGAGTGGACGACCACTTCGACCTCCCGTGTCGCACCGTCGCGCTGCCGGTCAACGACCCGCAAGCGGATGCAAAGCTCCACAGCAGCTCCGGCGTCGAGACTGAGATCGACGTGCGCGACTGCATAGGCTCCGACCTGGACCAGCCCGCTAAGATGGCGCCTGTGAGCGCGGCGATCCCCCTGAAGGTCAACACCACCACACCAGCGAAGAAGCTCGACTTCATCTTGTGGGTGATGCAGTGGTCGGAAAAGGCTGGCTCGGCTTGGTACGCAGGCCGCGATATCACGGCGATGGTGACGCGCTACCGAGAGGGCAAGCTCGGCGACTACGGGCGGACACCTGGTGAAAGCACAGCGTTGGACAAGATGGTCTCGTCTGCAAAGCAGAAGGCGAGTACGATCGCGCACCTGCTTCCGCCATACCCCGGATGAACAATGCCCACGCACACGATCGACCTCCTTCGCTGCGCCTCGCACATCTCCCGCACGACGTGGCTCACGCTCACGCACGGTGGTCGCGTGACCGAGGGTACGTGCACCATCGTCTCGACTGACGCCGCTCACGGGTCACTGCTCGTGCAAGTGGACCACGACGGCCAGCTATTCGTGTTCACGGCGCCGGCAGTTGCAGTCGAGCTGATCGACCCTCCGACGAGGCCGATCCCCAAGCCTGCGACCACGCGTCCCGCGCCTCCCGCGTGTGACACCTGCGGCGCTGCCCTCCCCGCATCGGGTAGCTGCATCAATGCGTCGTGCTCCACAGCCCCCGGGACGCCCGCAGCGCCCTCGGACGGGTACGACAACGACTGAGACCCCCACGGCGCCACAGGGCGCGACTGAGAGCCCGCCATGGACGACGACAGCAAGCCCGCGACCGAAGGCGCCAGCCCCGCGCACGGACCCGTACCGAACACGGTCTGCCACACCTGCGAGTTCTACGCAGGCGCGATGGACGCGCTGGCCTACGACCCGCGCACGCAGTTCCGCAACGGCACCTGTCTCTGCATCGACGCGGAGGTCCTGGGCCCGCACTACGGCTTCTCGATCTGCGCGGACAAGCACGTCCACCTGAAGCTCGGGATGGAGGTAGAGATCGGCACCGTCTCTGCCATCACCGTCGCGGCGTACGCACTCGCGCTCTCCTACGACCGCGAAGGATGGGTCGCAGGCTTCGTGCCTGGCACCGAGCAAGCCAAGAGCGCGCTGCGCGATTGCATCGCTGTGCTCCGCACACGCACGCCCAACACCGACTTTGCAGACTGGCTGGCGAAGCACTCGGCTCGCGACCTCTCGCGATGGATCAAAGAGATCTGCAAGGCCGTCGCACGCGTCGAGGATGGTAAGTTCGAGCTGTCCACCATCGAGTGATCCTCGGCACCACCGCGACTCCAGACCATAGAGGATCACCATGACCACCACCATCACCGATCTGCTAGTCCGACTCCGGGACGAGGACGACCTCGACGGGTGTAGTGACGCCATCGACTATCTGGTCGCGTACGACGGCACGCTCGGGCAGGCGTGGGAGGACTGCCCCCGCGGCGACTGGCTGCTCTGGCTCGCACTCCGGGTCGGTGTCCCCGACGCGGCCTACACAGCAGCGTCCGAGGTCTTCGCGCGCGTGGCCTACGCGGCCACCTACGAGGCCGAGGCCGAGGTCGAGGCTGAGGAGGAGATACTGGGCGCGACCGAATCCGAGACGCTGCGCGCGTTTCTGCGTGCGAGCGCCATCGCAGTGCGCCGGCACATCACAGCCGAGATGGTCGTCGATGCGCTGGACGCTCACGCCGACACTGTGGCGGCCTTCGATGCCGTGGTGGGGTCGGTCGTCGCAGGGTGCAAGCGGTCTACTACCTGAGCCTGTACAATCCTCCTTCGGCACAATGCCGCCTCGCCAACCATCACAAACAAACGGAGTCCAATGCTAATGCGTCTCACGATCCTTTCTCTGCTGATCCTCGGCCTTCCTGCCTGCTCTCCTGCCGATGATCCTACTGCCAGTGCGGAGGGTGCTCTGAGCATCTCCAACGGCCTTGTCCGCCAAAGCATCGACATGTGGACGACCGAGGGAGTGATCCACACTTCGGCTGTCTATGCTGTCGGCGCGCGCCTTCGCCCTACCCGGCGAGTGATCCTGTTGGTGCCCGGCACGCTGGCCAATGGCGGCGGATACTACGATATTGATCGCGGTGGTGGATTCAACGCCGCCGAGATCTTGGCGCGAAACGGGTTCATCGTGGGCATCGTGGATCTGCCCGGCAGTGGGCTGAGCTACCGCCCCGCCAACGGTGCGGACGCAACCGCTGAGCGCGGCGGCCGTGCCGTTGCTCGCGCGGCCCTGGCCTACCGGATTCGCTTCCGCGTGCCGACCGTGGACGTCTACGGCGAGACCGGCGTGGGGGGCAACATCGCGCTGCTGATGGCGCGAGAGGACTACGTGCGCGCGGTGGTGATCACCGCGCCGGCCTACGTGCAGTTCGGCCCGGCGACGGCGCCTACTCTGTTCGATCCAGGCTTCTACGGGTTCCTCGACTCCATCCCCGACGGCTATCTGCCGCAAGACCCAGCCTTCGTTGGGTTCTTCTTGAGCACAGCAGACCCGTCCATTGTCGCCGAGGCAGTCCCTGCCATCGTCGGCCCTGCGCCCATGACCCTGGGTGTGGGGCCCTACTTCGATCTTCGTGACCATGGGGCCCTGGGCCCATCAGGAGCCATGCTGCGCCTGGAGACCCCCGTCGTCGACGCCGCACCTGCGCGGGCTGACGCACTCATCATCGGGAGTGATCCCGATGTTGTGGGTGACCCCGCGGGCACCATCGAGATGGTAGACGCCTACGGCACTACCGGAGGCGGAGACGCGGATGCGCTGGTCATCCCCGGAGCATCACACATCATGCGCTTCGACACCCTGGCGGACGGGCCCACTAGCCTGTTCTGGTCAGCGGTGCTGAGCTACCTCGCCGCGCACTGATCAGATTCACCACTGGCCGAGAAAGACCGTTTCGCAAGAGACGGTCTTTCTTTTGCCCTCAAGTCACGCGAAGCACACATCGGGTATGGCTTCAGCTGGAACCGTGAGACAAACAACAACCGACGACAGGAGATGCACAATGGGTGACAAGAAAGCCGCGCACGCGCTTTTCATGCCGCGCGCCATGAAGGCTGGAGCGGTTCACCCGCTCGTAGCTACCAACGAGCTGCTCGTAGCTACCAACGAGCAGCTACGGAAGGACCTGTACGAGGCGCTCAACCAGCGCGACGTGTGGATGACGAAGGCCGTCGATGCGCAGAAGCAAAAGACCGTGCTGAACGACGCGCTGATACTCAAGGCACACACGTTGGAAATGCAGCGCGACGAAGCACGCGATGTGATCGTCAAGTTCGCAGCGGCGTCGCTCAACAAGGACTCGGTGCTCTGATGGTCCGCAAGCCCAGAGGTCACTCATCCACTGCATCGAACTCTTTCAACGAAGCCGAGATCGGCGCGCTGAACTCACTCCTCAACGTGCTCACGCGCGGAGGCGATGGAAAGCTGATCCTACGCTCACCGCCCATGGCTTCGCTACACCGCAAGTTCCGCCGCATGCATCACAACCTTCTCGTTACCAAGGCGATCGACGACAAGACCAGCAAGGAGCGGGCAGCGGGCAGCGCGTGCACTTGCCAAGACCAGATGGCAGCGCGCTTCGATTTTAACCCGACAGGGCACTACGTCTCGTGCTCGCACTGGGGCACGACGCTACCCAATACCGCATCGTTCCCTTTGGGCAGCGCCGAGCCGACGTGCATCACAGCTGGAGGCGAAGACCCCTCAGCAGCTCCGGCGCAAGAGAGCGGTGATGAATGACCGAGCGAAAGCCTGGACCGGGCCAGCTAGGTCTGTTCGGACATCCGGCACCTCCCGATCCTGTCGAGCGTCGCAAGGTCGAGCACAAGAAGCGCGATGAGGTGCTCGATGCGTTGGGGCAGACTCGCGCGGCCCTCATACGCAAGGCGGGCGAGATCGCGCTTCGCATCGCACACAGGAAGGGCAACGTGACTAGCGTCGAGGTGTTCGACGAGCTGAAGCGCGAAGGCCTAGGCCCCATGCTCACGCTGTACGACCCTCGCTGGATCGGTGCGGTCTTCCGATCGGGTAACGGCTGGCGCAAGCAGGGCTACAGTACCGATGGCTCGCACGGGCGCCCTGTGTCCGTGTGGGAGCGAGGACAACGATGAGACCGAAGGGCCCCACACCGCAGCCGTGCTGCCCGCGTTGCGAGGAGATCGCACGGGCGCACGGTTGGACACCTGCATCGGGTATTACTGTCGAAGCGTACATGCGTGCGCACGACTTGGAGGATCACGAGATGGACGACACGACAGACGAAGCGAAGGTCGCGCGAGCACAGCTGGTAGCGAAGCTCAACGAGCAGCGGCTGATGACCAGAGAGCAAGCGATGGACAAGGCGCTCGAACTCTTGGGCGGCGGTGATGGCGCACTCATGGTGGCCGTCCTCGACGCAGACGAAGGACACAGCGGCGAAGGTTGGTACGGCTGGCGCGAAGGCGGCGAGGGCGCCGTGCTGCTGGAGGAGATGACTGCCGAGGACAGACGGGCACTGATGGCGAAGCAAGCTCTCGACTCGATGGGGCTGACCTCTGAAGAAGTCGAGCTGAACGCCGAGTTCACCAGCGCGTCCGATCCGTCGGACGCGCGCTGGCAGATCATCACCATCCGCACGCCGCGCGTACACAACCTCAAGGATCGTAAGCTGCACGGCGCCGATGCCCAGTGGATGGCGATGAGCTTCTTCGTCTCGTCTACGATCGGCGTGCTGGAGATGCTTCAGCTGTCACTGCCTCTTGCGGTGACCAGTGCGCTTCACACCGAGGCCGTGATCAGCGGCCTGAGCATGACCCAGATCACCGTGGCTGCGATCGACGAACGCCGTCGGGAGCAGGCCGCGAAGAAGAAAGAGCAGCACTGATGGGACACGCGAGAATCAACAACGAGTCGAAGGTCAAGCCTCTGGGGCGCAACGTCCTGCTGCGTGTCCACGCGCGCCCCGACAAGACCGCCAGCGGGATCATCCTCGCCGAGCGTCGTGGGCGCGCGGAGATGGGTGAAGTGCTCGCGGTGGGTGCGGAGGTGCAGTCAGTCACTCCGGGCGAGTTGGCGAACTTCGATCCCTACACCCTCAAGCTCGTCATCACGCCCGCAGGTCCTGATACGACGAATAGCGTGAGCGCGAGCGCAGGTGACCTCGCCATCGTGCACGAGGATTCGCTGCGCTACGTGATGACGACGTCCGTGGATCGGGGGTCGCGATGACGTTCTTCGACTTCGCCTGGCGCATGCTCGTGATGGGCTCCGCCTTCCTGATCGCCGGTGTCGCGTTACTGTGGATCTGGCTCTCGTGAAGAAGCCCGCGTGAGTGCCAGACAGGAAGCCCCCGAGGGTTCACGCTCTCGGGGGCTTTCATCTCTTTTGGGTCTTGACGGATGCAAAGCACCAACACATCCTCTCCGCTGTAAAAGGAGGATGTCATCATGTCCACGACTCACGAACTCTCTGTGCTTGGTGCCGCTGTCCTGGTGACGGTGAGCGAACGCGACGAACTCTTCACCGCGAAGGTGAACGGCATGCCTGAGGTGCAGGCCGTCGCGACAACGCGAGAGGGCGTGCTGCGCAAGATCGCGCATCAGCTCACCTACGCGGTCGATCAAGCCGCCTGAAGAACCTGCACCGTGACGCCGTGGAGGCTTGCGACCCCCACAGCACGTGATGCACTAGAGAGCCCCGTCGCCGCGTTGTTACCGCGAGCTGACGGGCTCTCGCATCGGGTATGTACAGGGCATGAAACTCAGCAGCGCGATCCAGGCCTTCGTGATCGAAGTGCACAACGTGAACGAGGTGCCTCGTGGCTGATGACTGGCACAGACTCTCGCCCGCAGACACGCGCACGATGCTAGCGAACAAAGGCGTGCGTCGTATCCGCGACCACGACATGACTCGCCAGATCCTGAACTGGAGATGTTGCCGACACTGCGGACTGCTGGGTTTGAAGAACGAAGCAACGCGACAAGCGCTGCGCGCCAAGTGCATCACCTACGAGGATGCGAAATGAAACGAGCCGAACGACTGCGCCTCGACACCGCGCGCCACGCAAACATCACAGGTTGGTTCGCGCGCCACGCCCTCGTGCGCAAACTGGAAGTGGACGGCGTGGTGACGAGCGCGCGCTTCCAACGCATCCGAACGCAGCCGCCCGACTTCTTCGGACGGTGGGATAGCGCCTACTGGTTCGAGGTCGTGATGCTCCAGAATGGCAGGCTGCTCGTGCATGGGGACTTTGAGATGGTGATGTTCGCGCAGCACCATTGCTCCAACCTCAACGGCGCCGTCAACTGGCTCGGGCAGTCCGGGCTCGGCGATCCCTACGTCTACGAGAAGGCGAACATGGGCATGCACATGAGGATGCTCGCTCACGATCGCGTGGACGTGGCGCATGCGGCACTGCGCACTGCGCGCGCTCTCTTGTTCGCCAACCAGTGCCCAGTGCTGAACCCTCTGCACATGGAGCCGTGCTGCTTCATGGCAGGGCACCCGGCCGATTGCGTCGTGCGCACAGACGATAGGCTCGGGACGCCTGGTCAGGGCGCCTGACCACGCATCGTGTATAGTATGGTGGAGGTTCCGACCATGACTCGCATCGCACTCACCCTCGCACTTCTCACGCTGGCCTGCTGCGGCGAGCGCATCGTCTACGTCTACCCTGACACCAGCGCAGAGGACGCAGGCCCAACGGCGGACGCAGGCGCCCCTCAGCGCGACGCGGAGGTCGCGCCCGACGCCGAGGGTGTGGATGCCCCTCGTGGCACCTGTGAGCCCGACAGGACGCCCGGCACGGTGAGCCACAGTGACTGCCGCTCGGTGAGCGGTCGCACGATCTGCGACGCGGTCAGCGAACAGTGCGTGTCAGAGCCCGTGGACTTCTGCGGCGCATGCGCGAGCAACGCGGACTGCGCCAACTTCGACTTGACCGCGCGCTGCACGTTCATCGAAGGCGGTGGGCGCTCCAACAACGACTCGGCGTGCCTCTCACCGTGCACCGTCGCAGCGGACTGCGACTTCTTGCGCCGCGACTGGATCAACGTCGCATGCATGCCGCTCGGCGCAGGGTCGTTCTGCTTGCCGGACTTTGGCCACTGCCGCGACCATTCAGGCTCGCGCCGCTGATGCTGAGTGATGAGGAGTTCGCCGTGCGCATGAGGGTGCTGCGCGGCGATGCACCACTCAAGCGCACGGCACCGTGGCAGCAGCTGATGGACATCTCGATCGCGAACGTGCGCGACATGATCTACACGCCTGGCATCGCAGACAACGAAGGTAACGTCGAGCCCTTGCAATGCGTGAGCTTCGGCGAAGCAACGGCGGACACTGGTGCCGGCGCGCTGATCAGGCCTTTCGTGGTCAGCTCGACGCGCGCGGATTACGGTGCGAAGCGCTCGATGGTCGAGAAGACGGTGCGCTCTGATGGTGAAGAGCTGACGAGCTGGCTTGTGCAACAGCCAGGCGCCGATCAGTTCCTCTCGGTCGAGTTCTGCACATCACTCTACGAGAACACGGTGAGGCTGCTGCTCAAGAGCGTCTTGACACCACATCGTGCAATCCAATACTGGCAAGACGCCTTCGATGCAGGACTGCTGCGCCAAGGCATGCACCCGCGGTGGCGTCACCTGGCAGAGCCTCGCGCTTACGGCTGGCAGGTGACAACCATCGAGTGTCCAAAGGGTGAAGACCGCGCGGTCTTCACGCTGCGCAAAGAAGCCGTTTGGATCGATCACGATGGCAAGCTCGCAACACCGTGGGGCGCGGTCGACAGTGCCTACACCGATCCGATGGTGATCTCAGGTAGCAGTCTCGAACGCCTGATCGAGAAGTACAGTGACGCCATGGAGATGGTGGACAGCAGGACGTGCATTGAAGGATTGCAGATGCCCTCTTACGATCGGGCCCGTGTTGCGAGTATCCTCGCGGCGCAGACCGTGCTCGTGGAGGTACCGCTTGCCCCGTGAACGACCGAAGACCTACGGAGAGGAGCTACGCCGCTGGCCTCCTGAGATGCTCTCCAGCGGAGAGCTGAAGCAGCTCGCCGATGAACGTGCGTGGGAGCGCACGCACCCGCAAGAGGTCGCCGCGCTCGACGCGCTACTCGGCGAGCGCGTGGTGCTCGTTGCAAAGCAGGAGGGCCTCTATGCGACGTGGGCAGAGGAACTACCGCCACGCGAGCGCCGCATCCCCGGAGTGACTGGGATCCTCATCCCGACGCACCTACGCGCAGGGCTCGCGTTCGTGGTCCAGGCAAGGCTCGGCTCACGGCTGCTGGGAGTCGATGCAGTTGGAGAGCCGTGGCTCTTGCGTCGCGAGTGGCTGCGAGTCTCACATCGTGTAGAGAGTGCGCATGGTACTGAAGAAGGGCCGAACAGTACGAGTAGGACCGCCGATCAGCAACGCGACGCGAGAGGCGCTAGCGCGAGCGACAGCTGCACAGCCCGAGCCCCCGAAGCAGCGCCGCGACATCCTGGTTTCGTCGAACGTCACCCCCGACCAATGCTCCGATGACCAGCTCGCGCGCCGCCTACGCCTGAAGCGCGGTGAGCTGGTCGCAGCGGAAGGCAACGAGCACGACATCGCGTCGATCACTGCGACGATGCGCGAGATCAACGGGTTCCTGTGCGGACGCATGCGCACCGATCACCCGTGGCACAGGACTCCGAACGCATTACTGAACGCACTACACGGCATCACGCGTGGCGCAGGGCGCAGCGTGCAGGGCTTCTTTGGATCGCTCGCAAAGCCTCAGCAAATAGTGTCATCGGGGTGTATCCGGGTCGACGAGATCGGCTACACGACAGGCCCGATGGCGCTCTCGGAGCACGAGGTCGGTTGGTTCAACGGAGGCACGTTGATCCTCGCGTGGGATGTGTTTGAGCACCGCAACGCGATCCGCCAACTGCGCGCGGTGGACGTTGATGGCTACGGCGTGCAAGGCCTCATACTCGATCGAGTGCTTCGCGTCCCCATCACCTCGGACTACCGCTTTCAGACTGAGTACCCTACACGATCAGCAGTGGATGCAGAGCGCCATGCGCTGCGCATCTTCTCGCGAGTCAGCAACGCACCTCAAGATCAACACACCGTGTGGGGCCCTGCGGGCGGTGCAGCGATCGATCTGATCGCCGAGCTGAACGCAGTGCACGGCTTCACCGCGTACGTCTGAAAGCAGAGCGCTGTTGCGCGTTCCGGCAAGTGCGCGCACTCTGATGGTGAATGCACTCCTTCCCTGCGACGGCTTCTCGCAAGGGTACGACGCGATCGGTACCAGCTGCGAAAGCCACCGTCACCGCGTCGCACCTTGGTCATGATCCAACGTGGGGACCGCTGTACGCGAACATGCTCGCGCAGTCGCTGTGTCTGTTCGCGAGAGACATACTCGGACTGACCATCGCCGAGTTCATGCTGGAGTGGGAGGACATGGTCCACTCTCACGATCGGATCGCGACGCTCGCTGCTCGTGACCACGGCAAGAGCACTTGGTGGACCTACGCCTACCCGATCTGGCGCGCCGTGTTCGAGCCAGGCGCTGAGGTTTACATCTTCGGCAAGACGCAGGAGAGCGCGCAGGAGTACATTGACATCATCCTCTATGGGAAGGGCAACCTCCGAGGCATGGTGGACATCGCGTCGCTCTCGGACTTGGTGCCGACGCGCGAGCAGACGATGCGAGACCCGCGTCTGCGCCTGAACAAGAGCGACGTGCGCTTTCACAATGGCTCGCGCATCCGCGCCGTGTCGTGGGGCAAGAGCACGCGTGGTCGCCACCCGAAGTACGTAGTGTGCGACGACGTACTCTCCGATGAGGACATGTGGTCGGAGACGACGCGCAAAAAGAACATCGAGTACTTCAAGGGCGCGATCACGAACATGCCGCCGCCCAACGGTCAGCTGATCGTGGTGGGCACGCCCTTCCATGCAGCGGACCTATACAACTGGCTGCGTATCAACAAGCGCTACACGTTCAAGAAGTTCCCGGGCATCGTGCGAGAGGGGGGCACTGAGCGCGCTCTCTTCCCAGGGCGATGGTCTCTGAAGCTGCTCTACATGAAGCGGGAGGAGATCGGCTCTGTCGCGTTCGCGCGAGAGATCCTGTGCGAGCCCATCACAGACGACCTCTCGATCTTCCCCTCGCACCTGTTCCCGCCGCTGCACGATGCAGGCATGCGACTGCGCCCCAAGCGCAGCGTGATCAAGCAACTGGGCTGGCAGGTCTACATGGGCGTGGACCTCGCGCTCTCTGCGAGCGTCGGCGCCGACTTCACCGTGATCTTCGTGATCGCCAAAGATCACGATGGTCAGCGCTACATTCTGGACATCGTACGCACCAAGGGGCTCGCGTTTCGCAAGCAGCTCGAACTGATCGAACGCGTCGCCAAGCGATACGACCCGAACCTGATCTTCATTGAGGCCAACCTCTTCCAACGCATCTACAGCGACGAGATGCGCCGCACGACCGACCTCCCGGTCAAGCCGTTCATCACGCACGCGCACAACAAGAACCCACTCGACAAGGGCATTCCCTCGCTGCGCATCCTGCTGGAGAACGAGAAGTACACGATCCCGTACGACACCAAGGATGCTTACACCGTCGAGAACATCGTAACGTGGGAGAGCGAGGCGAGCCAGTTCGGCTTCGTCGATGGGAAGCTACAGGGGATCGGCGAACACGACGATACGGTGATGGCGTGGTGGCTCGCTGAAGAAGCCTGCAAGGCCGGCGGCTTCACGTTCGCGATGGGTGACGACGAGGAGACGGGCGAGGGAGGCGACATCGTTGGTGACGACTCTCCTGGCGGCGCTGAGGAAGATGCACACTGGAAGCGCGAGATGGGGCTCACTGATGAGGGTGACGAGAAGGAGGACGCGGCTGAAGACGATCGCTTCGAGGACTACGACGATCCGTTCGGCATCGGACCACCGAAGCGCCCTTCGTGACGATGCCACACGCGCACGCTACGCTGCGCGCACTACGCAGGTGGGGTCCACCTGCGCAACTGAAAGGAACGGACCATCATGGGTATTCGCACTCTCTACTCGGACATCTATCTCAACACGCAGAACGGCAAGACCGACGTACCGTACGCGAGCAAGCTCGAACTCGTGCGCGCGATCATGCTGCACGCGGCCGAGGCGTACTCGGGACGCTTCACCGGAACGGGCGCAGCGCTGGAGGTCGTGACCCCCTTCGCTCCGGGCTTCGTGATCCTCTTCAATCGCACGGCGCCATGCTTGGTGGTGAAGATGCCTGGCATGGCTGCGGCTGCGTCGATGAAGCTCAACGGCACGCCCGCGCTGACGTACACGGGCACCAACATGGTCACACTCGGCGTGGTGGCTGGTCCGCTGGGCTTCACGGTCGGCACGGATGCCGACCTCAACACGGCCGCCGAAGTGGTCGAGTGGGTGGCGCTCGGCTTCCGTGATCAGGCCTCTCTCTGATCGCGTGAACAGGCTCTGACGCGCGACACCATCGCGTAGAGGAGCGGGATACCCTGGCAGGTGGAGCCCCTGCCAGGGTCGCATCCTCGTGTGGGCGGGACGCGGATGCACTACTCTTGAGGTGAACGATGCCTGAACGCGCGAACCCGTCTCTGCAACTCCCTGGCTACAGTGCTGGGGGCGACATCCCTGGCCAGGCGAAGCACGCAGCTACGCGAGCCGCACAGGGACGCGGCGAGATGGGCGCCGAGCAAGCCGAGGCGAACCGTCTCTTTCGCACGCACGAAGCAGACGAGTACACCGCGCCGCTCGCGCGCCGAGCACGCACCCCGGAAGATGTGACCGCAGGGCTTGGACTCGATCTAGTGACCGAGCGACGCGTTCAGCAGATCGTGACCGAGCAGCGCGCCGACTTCAGCAAGAAGGGCGCGACTCAGCGATCGTTCCTCGCAGCGAATGGGCTGGTCGAGACGCTACGCCGCATTGACGTGCCTGCTGATACGCGGATGGAGATCACCAAGCGAGCGCGCGCGTTCTGGCAGAACACGCAGCCCACGGACTACTCGAAGGAGCCGACAGTGCGCGCACGACAAGGGACGCAGATGCGAAGTAACGCGAAGGTACACAAGAGCGGTGTGCGCTACGTGCGCCCGTTGTCGAAGGCCCTGCCCAACAAGAAGCCCGCCTTCGCGCCACCCGCCCCCGTGCCAGGCGGCGGTGCTGCGAAGCCTCCGCCGTTGCCCTCACCCGCTCCTGCGATGGCCGCACCCGCCTCCGCTGCGAACGTGCGACAGCCTCCCTCTGGCTATGCGCCGATCCCGAACAGCAAGATCGGCGGCTACAGGATGAAGGCCGCGAAGGGCTGGACGTACTGGTACCCAGGGGCAGGCCTCACGAGCACGCCGCATCCGGCCGACGCCGGCAAGGCTCGCGCACAGCGTGCCGCAGGTGAGTCAGCTGCCCCTGTGAAGGCAGGCAAGGGCGCCAAGCCGCCGAAGCCAGCCGCTGGGCCTCCTGGCGCGCCCGCTGCACCTACGCAGGCTGGTGCCGGGCCTCCGGCCCCCGCAGGACCTCCCGCAGCTCCTGGGGGCGCCCCGAAGCCTCCTGCTGCACCGCCACACCCCGCAGGCGCCGCACCTCCGCAGGCTGGTGCAGCTCCTCCGCAGGCTGGTGCAGCTCCTGGACCTTCGGGCGGAGCGCCGCAGGCAGCAGGGGCGCCGCAGGCAACAGGTCCGTCGAAGGCGAACGCGCAAGCGCAGGTCACCAAGGATCACACGGGCGAGAAGCGGCAGTTCCATCCGGAGGTGCAGGCGCACACGCCTGCTGGCAAAGAGAACGATCAACAGCATCACGCTGACGAGTTCCAGCGCCATCGCGCCGAGAGGGCGGCGGCGATGCGCGGCGGCGATCAAGAGAAGGCGAAGGCGCACACGTTTGCGATGAACTTCCACGCGGACAAGCACAACCGCTTGCGAGCTGCATCGCAAGGCAAAGACTACAAGCCGAAGGGCACCTACCCAGGGGCGGACGCTGGCGAGGACGGCATGGGTGGTGGTGCCGATACCGTCGCTGCGTCGTACGACCGCGCAGGCAAGCCGGGCAAGGACGGCAAGTCGAGCAGCGCAGCCGATCCTCGTGAGCGCTTCGTGCCCGAGAGCAAGAGCGTCAGTCAGATGCGCGAGACGTTGGGCAAGGCAGTCAACATCATGGCGGACCTCTCGCAGGCACACGATCACCTGTCGGCACTCAAGGCGAAGCGCTTGGAGGCGAAGCGCAGCGGGCATCCGCTCGCGCGACGCATGATCTCGCAGATCGATGCAGAGGTGGCTGCGACCAAACACGACATCGTGCAGCTAGAAGACGCACACGGGCACGCCATGAAGGAAGTGCTCGCGCATCAGTCGCTGCTGCGCAACGAGCGCATCCGTGCAAACCCGATCTTCCGGGCGTTCATGAATGCGATGCAGTCGCTCTCAGGACTCTCGGACAAGATCGGCGCGAAGCTCGGCGAGAAGGCAGGGCAAGCGCTGGAAGGCGCAAAGGGTGCCGTCGAAGACTTCAAGAACCGAGGCGCCAAGGCAGAGCAAGACGCAGCGCGCGGTCAGCTCGATTCGTCGCTCGCGGCTGCCGGCGAAGGGGACGATCCCGAGAACGGTGAGGTGAAGCCGCTCGGCGTGACCAAGGACGACATCGCGGCGCAGTACGGCGACCCCGAAGCAGAAGAGCAAGGGCAGGCACGCACCGCGGAAGCGATGGACGTGCTGAAGAAGCTCGGACAGGCGCAGGGCGATGAGCCGCAAGATGCAAGCGCAGATGACGTGGAATCGATACCCGACGACGAAGCTGCCGCGGCTGGTGGAGACGACGCAGGCGGCGAGAGCGAAGCCGACGGTGCGATCAAAGACATCTTCGGCATGCGGGACCAGCGCGAGCAGCAAGGCGCCGCGAACAAGCAGCGCGCCGAGGAGAGTGCGGGCTTCGATCGCGAACTCGCATCGGCGCGCAACAAGCGTGACGCGATCGAGCAGAAGGCCGCGGCGCAGGCTGACCATTTCGAGCAGCGCAACAAGGGTCGCAGCGAGAAGAGCGTGATGCGTGAGTCGCTCGGCGGCGGCGACGAAGACACGCAGGTCGCATCGGGCGTGCGCAAGAAGCAGGCGCCTTCAACGCGAGAGCAGAGCACCGTCTCCGTCACAGGTGCGAAGCGCAAGCAAGCCGTCGCCGTCGAGAAGAGCATGCGACTCGTGAAGAGCGCGCAGTGGCAAGCGGTGATGCGTCTCGCGCCCAAGCTTGATAACACGCTGCGCAAGAGCACGCGCTACGTCGCACCGCTCGCCCACGTCGCGCGTGCACCCATGACGTTCCTCGATCTCTACGGAGGCTGATCGCGATGGCTCGCAAGCACACGCTCAAGCTCGCAGCTCACGTCGAGATCGAACGTGGGCTTCGCAGCATCTACGGCAAGAGCAAAGCCTTCGGCGGCAGCGGTGCAGGTGCTACTCCGGCACCCTACGATCCGATCCCCGACTACCAGGACATCTGGTATCAGCCCGACGGCGATCCTCGCAAAGAAGATGAGACAGCGGCGCGCCTGAATCGGCGCAAGGCAGTGAGCGTCGCGAACAAGGGCAAGTACGGCTTCCATGGCACTGCCGACGCGAACGACACTCCCATCCTCCGCTACGATGCAGAGGACTATCCGCAGAACGAGATCCAGCGCGCGCCGAGCCCCAACCGACGGCGTGAAGTCATCGTGACGCCGAACAAGTACCCTCAGACGCTCAAGACAGGCCCGATCAAGCACTCGATCCCCAAGGGGAAGTGACATGCCCGTGGTAGGATGGTGACCGCATGGATCTCAACGACATCCCGACGCTCGAACTCGACGTAGAAGAGCCCCTCGACAAGGGCGATGCGCGTGGTGGGAAATACTACCGTCGCATCCCCAAGGCAGGGGGAGGCTACCGCTACTTCTACACGAAGGCAGCGTACGAGAAAGAGCACGGGCCCAGCGCACATCTGCATGGGCCCGAGGTGCAACAGCACCGCTTCGATGCTCACGTCGCCACGCCGCACTGGCCCGAGGGCGGAACAAGTCAGCTCGACGGCGCTCGGTTCCTCTCCGAGGCCACGCACGCGATGAAAATCAAGGACTACAAGAAGACGAACGAACTCGCCGCGCGCGTGACGCAGCTGCTCGCGCACGGGGCGCCTGATGGTGTGGTGGACGACGAGAAGTCGTTGCGCAGTGCGTGGCGCAAGCTCAATCCCGGTAGCACGAAGGACGATCTGAACGAGGCCATCGATCTCGCCCGCGGCATCCACAAGGGGCAGCGCTTCGTCGTCAGCTCCGATCTGTTCTTCAAGGCCGCAGGTCACAAGTACATCTCGCGCAAGCCGGACGGCAAGGGCGGCTGGGTCTACAGCTACGCGGACGATGGCGAGCAGATCAAGATCGCAAGCAAGAGGGCGCCATTCGACATCAAGACCCGCGACGGCACCGAGAGCCGCGAGGGCGTGCACGCTGGCGACTACGCACTGCATCGCGAGAAGGGCTACGGTGGGATGCGGTATCACGTGACTCACAAGCCTTCTGGGATGTCCGTGGACAGCTCGTTCCATCGCGGTGAGGGTGAAGCCCTACTGCACCATTTCGCGGACCACGGTGGGGGGATCGGCGCAGACATCTCGAACGAAGACCAGCGCAAGATCACTGCGGCGAAGGTCAGCTTCAAGCACGACTTCGACCACAGGGATGCAAGCAAGCATCGGCGCGCGCCCAAGCTGGAAGCGGGCGAGGCTGTGAAGTCGATGAGAGGAGAGCGCATGACGAACCTGTCGAAGGGCGCAGGCCACAAGTACACGTCGAAGAAGGCCGATGGACGCGGAGGCTACACGTACATCTACGCGCACCCCGAGAGCGGTGAGCAAGTACGGGTGAACACCCACGACGCGCGCGTCAGCAACGACGGGCCTACCACCTTCGCGCATCACCACGTCGATCAGAAGATCGGGACTGCCGGCGCGCAGATCACCGGGTCAGAGGCGGAGCCTCGACTCCGCGTGGGAGGTGCCGCCGGCACGAGCGATCCACACATTCACTCGATGCTCATCGACGCTGCGAAGGACCATCACAAGAGGGCCCTCGCGCAGAGCGCGAAGCGAGCAGCCAAGCAGGGCATGTTCACAACGAAGAAGTCGATGCAACACGAAGGAGAGACTGAGATGATGGAGAGCACCCCCCACCTGCGAGCGCAGGTGAAGATGGTCATCGAGCAGATGGATCCGCTGGCGAAGGGCATCTACGCCTTCGAGGGCGGCATGAACCAAGCGCCCAAGATCCCCGACGAGTATCTGCTCGCCTACCTCGATGCGTTCATCGAGGAGGCGTTTGAGCACGAGCGCCGCGAGAAGGGTCACGACGAGAACGCTGTAGTGGTCGGCATCTCGCAGCCTGAGGTCGGCAGTGCAAACGGTGGCATCGGCGGAGACTCCGCCGACTACTGGGCGCAGTGGGTGTTAAACGAACTCATCACGTACTGCGGCAAGAACGCGAACCTCATGCGCGCCGTCGAGAAGGCGCACGCGAACAAGGACTTCGTGGCGTCACGGCTGCGCGCGATGGGCCTCGTGAAGCCGTCGATGAACGGTGGCGAGGTCAACGGCGACTTCATGGAGGGCTACCAGTACAGCGAGCAGCAGACCGCCGCGGGGATCGGCAAGTCGGTCGGCTACGATCGCGGTGCGTTCTCGACCAGCGATGAGTTGCACAAGGCGCTCGAACGCACGCAGAGCATCCGCGCCGAGGAAGAGGCGACGGTCAAGCTGGAAGACGACGGGATCAACCCGATCGAGATGCTAGCCAACGTCCACCGCGCGCGCTTCAACCTCATGGAGGATGTCTTCGGGATCGATCTCGGCATGAAGGCGAAGCGCTGAAGCGCGAGAGGCTGTAGGCTCCGCACATGGGATTCTTCGACGACATCCGTTCCGGCATCGGTGGCGCCTTCCGCAACCTCGGCGACTCGCTGGGAGGCGGAGGCTCTGACGTGTCTGCCGAGGACATGCAGAAGGCCATGGCAGGCGCAGGGCTCGCCGCAGACGGATCTGGCGGCATGCCCGAGCCGACTGACGAGAAGCCACGCGCTCTCTTCCACGACCCTTACAGCGTCGTCGACTGGGGCGGATGGCGCGAGCGTCCATCGTCTCTGACGTACGAGACGCTGCGTCAGATGACGCTGAAGAACACCGTGATCGCTGCGCTGATCACGCTGCGCTGCAATCAGGTCGCGCAGTTCGCACGCCCGCAGCAAGGGAAGTACGATCGCGGCTATCGCGTGATCAAGCGAGACAGGCGCGACCGCTGGAAGAGCATGACGCCCGTCGAGCAGAAGCGGGCGAACGCGATCGAGCGGATGATCGAGACCACTGGCATTCTCGGCGACGACGAGCGCGCAGCGGACCGCGACAGCTTCGCGCTTTTCTGCAAGAAGGCCGTGCGCGACATCCTCACTTACGACCAGTGGTGCTTCGAGAAGCAGCGCGACCGTCGTGGGATGGTCTCACGCTTCATCGCACTGCCGAGTGAGACGCTGCGCCCCGCAGTGGCGGATACCGAGCACCTCAGCGCGGAAGACCTGCACTCACGCGTGGCCTACGTGCAGGTCTACGAAGACTCTGTGATCGCCGAGTTCTCTCCCGAGGATCTTGCGTGGTGCATCATGAACCCGCGCAGCGATCTGCGCGTGAACGGCTTCGGCTTCTCGCCTGTCGAACAGCTAATGCATCTGGTGACCGCGTGGTTGTTCGGGTTCGAATACAACCAGCGCTTCTTCTCGCAGGGCTCGGCGATCAAAGGCATCCTGAACATCAAGGGCGCCATTCCCGATCGGCAGCTCCGCGCGTTCCGACGCATGTGGTACTCCCAGGTGACCGGCGTCACGAACGCGTGGCGCACTCCCATCTTGAACTCCGAAGACATCCAGTGGCAGTCGCTGCATTCGACGAACCGTGAGATGGAGTTCAGCTCGTGGATGGACTGGCTGACCAAGCTCACATGCGCGGTGTACGGAGCCGATCCCGTCGAGATCAACTTCCAGTTCGGCAACACGGGGCAGTCGCATTCCATGAACGAGGGTAAGCAGGAATCGAAGCTCACCGAGTCGAAGGACAAGGGACTGCGCCCGCTGATGGACCACATCACGGAGAACCTGAATCGTCATCTCGTGTGGGAGATCGAGGAAGACTTCGAGTTCGCGTACGTGGGCCTCGACTCCGGCGATGAGGAGAAGGAGCGTGAAGCGCGTATCAAGGAAGTGGGCGCCTACCGCATGGTCGATGAGGTGCGCGCGGATGACGAGCTACCTCCGCTCGCGGACGGCATGGGCCAGTGCGTGAACAATCCGACGTGGCTCCAGTTCTCGCAGGCGAAGCAGCAAGAGAAGCAGGCGGCTGATCAGCAGGCCGCTGCCGCCGCAGGTATGGATCCTGGGGCAGCCGCGCCACCTGGAGGGTCTGCCGGCGGACCGGACGGGTTCGAGGGCACAGACGACGACGATGGCGCGCCAGAGCCGCCTGATGAGGAAGAGCTGCAAGCGGGTGACGTGGACGACGAGATGCCCCCTGAGGCACAGCTCGAACGTGCCATGCGCAACGTGCGCGATGTGGATCGCCTGCTGAAGAGCGTGTCTCGCCGCAAGTCGCGAGGTAGGATGCTGATCGAAGTCGATCTGGACGAAGGAGACCTGCGATGAGCTTGCGTACGAAGGTAGACATTCAGGTCGCCGTCGGGTTCGACAACGACCTGGACGACACGGGGTTCGAGCGCGCACTCACCGAACTGCTCGACACCACCGAGCGCTTGGTGACGCAGACGATCTCGCTGGCCGCAGCCGAGACCGACTACGAGGTCAGCTTCGCCGACGTGGCCGAAGCGCGACTGATCTACATCGAGGCCGACGGTGCGTTGACGTACCGCATCGGCTTCAACGGATCGGAGCGCGCACTGGTGCCGATGGCCCCTACCGCGAGTACGCAGCTCTCGACGCTCAAGGCGTACTCGCTTGCGACCGAGGTCGCCGCGCCGCCCCTCTACCTCACCAACCCGAGCAGTACCGACGCCCGCAAGGTGAAGGTATGTATCGTCGGCGACCTCACGACGTGATCGGTGAACGAACCCAACGAGCACAAGCCTGGATGTGAGCCAGGGTGCGAGCACGATCACTCAGCGGGTCGTGCGCGGGTACGCATCGACGCGCCTGAAGGCACTGACCCGCTGTTGCTCGCGCAGGTCGTGCTTGGTCGGCAGTGGTTGGTGAAGGCGGAGCGCCGAGAGAGCGACAACCCGTTCGAGGTGCACAAGCCGCTTGGTGAGATGTACGATCTCGCCGTTGGTGAGTACCGCGCGCAGTACACGCGCATGCTCGCGCGCATCGATCGTTACGTCGCGCGGCACACGACGTTGACCAAGGCGACGCGCCAGCGCGCGCTGTTCACGGTGACACAGCTTCAGGAGCTGGCGCAGATCATCCGCGACCACCACACGGCGATCGCAATCGGCTTCTTCGGTGAGACGAGCGTGCCTCCCGCTGAAGTGCAGCGACTCGTTGCGATGAACATTCTCCCCAAGGCTGCGCTTGGGATCATCGACGACGCGTTCGCGTACGGGCAGCTGCTCGCAGCTATCAACGCGCAAGTGGAGCGCGGCGTCACGCGCATCCCCGAGATGACTCTGACCAACATCAAGAAACGCTTGAAGTCACGCCCGCTGCCACTCACCACAGGTGAGGAGATGGCGCGTGAGTGGGCACGTCAGAGCGCAGCCACGCACGTTCGCGGGCTCGGCAACCGCGTCGCTCACGACTTCGAGACAACGGCGATCGAAGCAGACCGCGCGTTGCAGCAACGGATGCAGAACGCAATACGAGAGACGCTCGACGCGAACATCGAGCGCGCCGAGACGTGGCGCAAGCTCAAGAGCGACCTCGGACACAAGACCGACGACTGGGCTCGCGACTTCGGGCGGATCGCCGCGACTGAGAAGACGCGAGCGATGCAGGAGGGGCAGGTGCAAGCGCTGGTCAAGCGCGAAGGCGACCCGAAGCACGTGCTCGTCGCGAAGATCCCGACGCCCGCTGCGTGTGACCACTGCGTGCGCCTGCATCTCACATCAGGCGTAGGCTCACGCCCCCGCGTCTTCCGGCTCGCTGACTTGCAGTCGAACGGCTCGAACGTAGGGCGCAAAGCGCGTGAGTGGAAAGCCGTTGTCGGGCCCACGCATCCGTGGTGCGAGTGCGCGTTGGTGCATGTACCGGAGGGCTGGGGCTTCGACTCGACAGGCAACCTCGTACCCAAGCGCGCGCGCAAGTCGTGGACGCTGGACCACGATCTGAGCAAGGCGCTCTCCTACGGTGACTCGGTGCCCGAAGCGCTCACGGTGCGCGTCGGCGATCCTGAACGCCTCGCGGTGATCGATGATGTGATCGCGCGGACACCGAAGACACTGTTCACGCGCAAGACGGGCGTCACGCTCATCACCACCGATCACCCGACGCAGAACTCACACCTCGACGATCACGACTTCGCGTACTGGACAGGTAACGAGATCCGCTTGATGCAAAACCTCCCGCTGGAGAAGCTGAGGGCAGTGCTCGAACACGAGATCGGGCACACGCCGAACGTCTATCTGTTCCACAGGTTCGGCAGCATCGCGAAGGTGCGCGCGTGGCACGAGCATCTCTTCAAGATCGGCAACGAAGAGGGTCACGTCAGCGACTATGCATCGAAGCTCGCGATCGAGTGCGCTGCTGAGGTCACGAGGATGTACCTCTACGACCGCGCAAACCTCATGTTGAACTTCCCGCGGCAGTTCACGTGGGTCCATCGCTACTACAAGCCGCTCATCCGACGCGTCTCGCAGCGCACGATGCCGAACCCCGCAGCGACGCAGCTACTACCCAAGCAAGCGAGGCTCGACCAATGAGGTACATCATTCCTGAGCTGGCCAAAGCAGCTCGCAAGCTGCACGGGCGCTGCGAAGTGCACGGCATGCAGATCAGCATCGAGAACGCGAAGGGCTCGACGCGACACTGGTACGACGAGCACGACAACGAGACGGGCTCGACGCTCATGTCCAACGACTACGGCTACATCCGCGGCACGCTCGGCATCGATGCCAATCACGTCGATGCCTACGTCGGTCCGTACCCTGAGAGTACGACCGTCTTCATCGTGACTCAGATGCGGAAGCCCGACTTCTCGGAGGTCGATGAACAGAAAGTCATGCTCGGCTTCCACAGCGCGAAGAAGGCGAAGGCCGCATACCTCGCGCACTACGACGACGCGCGCTTCTTCGGCAGCATGAAGGCGATGAACGTTCAAGCGTTCAAGCGGAAGGTGTTCGACAGGAACAACCACGGCGGCCTCGTGAAGGCCGTCTCCCACAAGTACACCTCCAAGAAGGCTGACGGTAAGGGAGGCTGGACCTACGAGTACGCTCCAGGCTCGCGCGAGCACGTGAGCGCTGCAATGGACGCGATCGAGGCGAAGCACGGCGTGTCGTTGAGCGTGGGCCATCATCAAGGCGATGTGCTGACGCTCTCCAAGGTCGTCGTTCCGAAAGAGCTGCGCAGTACAGGCATCGGATCGAAGGTCATGCAGGAGCTGCACGAGTACGCCGACAAGCACGGCAAGACTGTCGCGCTCACACCATCGTCAGACTTCGGAGGCAGCAAGGCGCGCCTTCGCGAGTTCTACAAGAGGCACGGTTACGTGGACAACAAGGGACGCAACAAAGACTTCGCGATCAGCGACGCGATGTATCGACCTCTCGCGAAAGCACGCATGACCATCGGCGCGCTCGCGTTGTTCTCCAAAGCCAACATGCCTCCCGGTAGTGGCTGGACCGCGATCCCCGGAGGCAAACGCGGCGGCTACCGCAAGCGCAAAGGTGCAGGCTGGGACTACTGGTATCCCGATGGCCACACCCACGAGGCCTCGCCGCCGAAGTACAGCGATGCCGACTTCAGCAACGGCGCGTTCGACAAGGATGCGACGCACTGGAAGTGGAAGCAGACCAACGGCGAGCTGAAGGCGTGGACCGCAGGGGGCATCGACCCTCAGTCACACGCCCCCGTGAAGACAGGCGGGCGCTTCGCGAAGCTCTACCAGATCCACGTTGCAGAAGACCCGAAGCACCCTGGCTTCGCGGTGCTTAAGGACGTGACGACGGGCGAGCTGACCATGATGCAGCACAACCGCATCTACCCCGTCGAGTATGGTCTGCCGAGCAAGCGGGTCCAGGCGCCTCCAGAGGGCCCCAAGGCGCCGTGGGTGCCTGGTACGTCAGGCGCAACCGTGAGGCCGTCCAGCGGGCGCGCAGCGGCCGGCAAGAGGGCTCCTGTGTTCGAGGGCTCGCGGGCGAACGAAGGAACTGGCCTGCACGCGATCGAGACCGGCGTCTATCCGATGGCATCGATCGAGCGCTGGGAGATGCAGGAGGACGGCACCAAGAAGAAGATCAAGCTGGAAGCGATCGGCGTGCCCGACCACGGCAAGAACCTGCTGGTGAAAGAGTTCGAGCCGTTGATCGCAGGCACGGCCAAAACCATCGCGAAGAAGTACGCACTTCAGATGCAGTACGAACGTGGCACCCGCGGGCAACACTCGACGAACGTCACGCTCGCAGAGCTTCAGCGCGCAGGTATCGAAGGCATGCTGGACGCGATCGAGCGCTACGACGCGAAGGGACCGTTCGCTTCGCACGCGAGGCAGTTCGTGACCGATCACATCAGACTCGCAGCTGCGCGCGAACGACTCGGCGGTGTGACTCTGCCTATGCGGCACCAGCGCAACCTCGGGCGGTACATCGCAGCACGCGCACAAGCGTCGAAGGACCTCGGTGTGGATGACCCGTCACCCGATCAGGTGGCGCCGTACTTCAGGCTGCTCAAGAGGCACCTGCATCCTCAGCTCTCAGGCGCGCAGGCCAACGAAGCGGTGCCTGCGTCCGCCTACAAGATCGCAGCCGCGCACGAGGGTACGCCTGGAGCCGTGAAGCGCTCGACGGGTGAGCGCACTGGCGATCAGCCCGCACACGTTCAGCGGGACACGATCACGCATCCCGGCAAGCTCGAATGGACCCACCTCTACGACTCGTTCCTCAAGGGGCAGTCGAGCGCGAGCGAGCTGTTCGATGAGGACAAGTTCGCGCTGCCTGGTCTCGGCATGGGTCTCGGTTACTCACCAGAGGAGCGCGTCGCGATCCGTCAGTCCGTGCAGGTCGCGCTCGACTCGCTCGCGGACTTCTCGTTCGCCTCGCCGGGTCGAACGAAGGTCACCTACAAGGGCGATGCGGGAGAGATGCTGACGCTGCGTCTCGGGCTGCGCGGCGACGACGAGATGAGCGTCGCGCAGATCGCGAGCCAAGTGCCCATCTTCGCGAACGGTAAGCAGCTCGGGCAGCGTGCGGCCGAAGGCGCCGTTGCTGAGATGCTTGAACACGCAGTGGAGCACGCGCGCGAAGCAACCATCGGTCGCGACGCGAAGGTGTTGATGGAGCGCGCAGAAGAGCGCCTCGTTGCGCCTGTCGAGGTTCCCCACGGACCGACGTGGCACGAAGTCGTGCGCAAGCGCGCCGATGCGGTGACGCCTCAGCAGGTCGCGGAGTACCGCGGCGCAGAGAAGGCACGCCTCGGTGACTTGCTCTCGCGTTCGCAAGAGCGCGCAGACCAAGCGCGCGAGAGCGACAAGGCCATGCACGCGCTGTCACTGCGTGGCGCGCAGGAAGCCATGCGCCGCATCGAGCGCATGGGCGAGGACGAGATCCGACTCAAGATCGCGCAGCGCCCTTCGCCCGAGACGGCGGAGATGCGGCGGCTCATGACGCAGAGCGTGGCAGTGGACATGCCCGCGCCGCGAGGTCGCGAGTACGGACACGCGATGATGACCATGACCGACCTCGGCACGGGCGCGCAGCGCAACGTCAGAGTGCGAACGCTGCGCGACCTCCGGCACGCAGAGGACCGCGAGTTGGAGAAGTCGGAGCGCGCGAAGTCAGATGCTACGCTCACCACCGGCATGCTCCACGAAGCTATCAACTTCCCCCGCACCATGAGGCTGCTCGTAGCCCCTGATGCACAGCTTGCGTCCGCGCCCACGATCGCGCGCCGCACCGTGGAACTTCTCTCAGGGCTCGGAGACGTGCGATGAACGCAGCAGACGCAGCGAAGCGCATCTATCATGTGGCGCGGCTCGACGATGAGGGTGACGCTACGTTCGCGTTCAACCTCCGCCGTCGCGACGGCGGAGGCATCGGCCTCTCGAACATCAAGACGCCGTTGAGCGACACGGAGCGCACCGCGCTCTTCTCGCACTTCGGCGTGAAGCTCAAAGTGCGCACGGGCGGCACCTCGGGTGATCTCACTTGGGAAGGCGTTGTCGATCGCGAGCCTGGCACCGACGCTCACTTTCTGGCGGCAGCGCACTCGCTGCCCGATCCCTTCTGCCTCGTCTCCTCGGAGGACTGACCGCGATGAAGTACGTGATTCCCACTCGGCGACTCGGCGTCACCGAAGACGTGCTTGAGAAGGCCCACGCTCAGGGCTTCAATCGGGCCACGGGCGGCAGCTCCGGCGCGCACAAGTACATCAAGAGGGAGTTCCTTGGCTTCCTCAACGGTCGGGTGCGCTACCGCTACTGGTACGCGGACGACGTGCAGCGCGAGCGAGGGTCGAAGGCGGTCGAAGGCACCGCCGAGAGCGTCACGACTTCGCATCACGAGCATGAACTGCTCGGCAACATCCACAAGCTCTTCAAGAACCTCGCGAAGAATCGAGTGAAGGCGAGCGAGGTTACGGAGGAGTCTCTCTCTCGTGCGCTCGGTTGGGATGGCGCGAAGGTGCATCTGCATCCTGACTTCCTGCGCAAGTACCACGCGCCGTTCGTGGCGAAAGAAAAAGAAGACGCGGACGCGGAGCCTGATCGCTTCGCGCTCGCGCGTGTCTACCGCGCGTTCCAGATGATCCCCGAGCCGATGCGCGCGCTGATCGGGGACGATCAGCTCATGAACCTCGTGATCACGACGCGCAGTGATCCTGATGAGGTCGAGCTGGCTCGCGATCGAGGATGGGACGAACCTCCCGCAGGCTGGTCGAGCGGCACGAAGGGTGAAGTGCATCTGCTCGGCGATGGCGAGCCTGGCTTCGGTGAAGGCCGTGGCTTCACTGCCGCACCCGTCGGCCGCCCACGCTTCGGTTCACGCTTCACCTGGACCGAAGAAGTGGTGTGGCATGAACTCGGGCATCAGCTACACGACAAGCTGATCGGCGAGAAGAGCCCCATCTGGGACGAGTGGAAGGCCCTCTCGCTCAAAGACCCTCAGCGCATCTCCGACTACGCGTTCACCAACGAGAAGGAGGACTGGGCCGAATCCGTTGCGTGCATGATCTCGCGACCGAAGCAGATGGCGAGGCAGTGCCCCGCTCGCTACGAGTTCTTCCGCAAGCACGGCCTCATTCCCGGACCAGCACTCAATCGGATGCTCAAGGTGCCCGAAGAGGAGGGGCGCTGGTGGGACCTGAAGGACACGCCGAAGGCTGCGAAGATCATCGGCGAGCAACGCGAGGCAGATGGTCAGCCGAGCTACGTCGGCGCGTACCGCAGCGAGAAGGATCAGTTCTACACCGTGCACTACAAGGGGCGCGCGGTGTTCTTCCGCCTCGGACCTCCCGACAAGGAAACGGAGATGCAGGGCTGGGATGAGATCCCGCCGACGATCGATCCTGAGACGCAGCTGCCTGTCTACGACACGCAGGTCGCAAACCGCTTCCGCGCGCAGGACATCTACAAAGAGATCTACGACGATCGCGGGAACGCGCTGACGCCGCAGCAAGCGCTGCTTTTCCTTCGCCAAGACGACGAAGACTTCAACGCGAAGATCCCCGACGACCACATGTCGTGGGAGCCGTCCGAGATGGACACGCATCTCGGACGTGTGCTCTTCTCCAAGCTCGGTGAGAATCGAGGCGAGCAGTCGAAGGAGCGCGAGCGCGTCGCCAAGCTGCGCGCCAAGGGCTCCGATCCCGGAGAGGAGCGCCACGCTTGGGCACCGCTGGCGATGTCGCAGTCGGAGTTCGAGGCACTCACTCCCACGTTCAAGTTCAACGAGATCCGCAAGGCCGCAGAGCAGCCGCTGCTCAAGCGTGCGTACGACCGCAAACTCAAGCGCCCCGTCACGGTCACTGCGCACAACCCCATCACAGGCAAGGTGGAGCCTGTTCGTTCGGCGACGATCTACGAGACGCAGAATCCCGATGGAACCAAGACCAAGATCACGGTGAACGAGTCAGAGCCCTTCGTGCCCAGCGGCACGATGCTCGTGCCCGTGACTGCTACGCGCCGCGAGACCTCCGGTGTGGAGACGGTGGAGCAGCACTGGGTGAAGTACCGTATCCAGCCCGACGGCAAGCTCACGCCCGAAGAGAAGCCGTGGGAGTGGCAGCCCAAGAAGAACGGGCGCGGCATGAAGAAGGTCGCGACGGGTACGTGGCCAGAGATGCGATGGGATCGCTTGGAGCCCGCAAAGCTCGCGCGCGATCTCGGGACCACGGCGGAGATGCTGCTGCATCGCAATGGCAAGGTGGAGTCGGGACAGATACTCGATCCCATGCTCGCGAAGCTGATCAATCCGCTCGGTGAGCGCATCCGATCCGAAGGCGATCTCGTGCGCCTCATGCGCGAGGCTGCGAAGGGGCAGGCCAGCACTTGGGTCACCGTGCAGACGGGCACGGATAAGCATCCGAGCTACGCGCACATGAAGCTCACGTTCGACGGCGGTGGTAACCCACTACTCGCGGGTGAGTATTGGAATCGCATCCTCGGCGTCGAGCAAGCGCGCGTCGATTCGCTGCTCGATGCGAAGAACCTCTTGAGCGTCGAAGGTGTGCAAGAGGTCATGCCGTTCTTCCACAGCTTCGTACCGAGCGCGCTCGTGAAGTACAAAGATCCGACGGCCGAGCGCTGGGTCTACGGTGAGATCGTCGAGGTGAAGGACGCGGGCCGCGATGAGCCTGCGACGTACCGCGTGCAGCCGCTGAAGGGTCAAGGTACTGGCCTCACCAAGATGGCTCGTGTGACCACGAAGGACATGGAATCCGCATCGAGCGCTGTCGATCGTGATGACGTGTCTCGCATTCGTCGCGACGTGCAGCCGATGAAGAACCATCTGCTGCTCTACGGAGACAACCTGCGCTTCGACCAGGACGGCTCGCTGCGCGGCGGCACGGTGCGTCTCAAGCTGCCCAGTGACGGCACCATCACACCTGATGAGATCCGCCGCTTCCCTGCGGTGCGCTCCGACGAAAACGGTATCTACGTCGATCTGCGGGACATCAACTCTCTACGTGAAGAGTTCGGCGGCTTCGTGATGGACACGCACGTCCAGACACTGCTCGACGATCTGATGAAGACCGAGAAGCGCAACGCAGAGCGCGCCATGACGAAGGACGTGGTGACCACATCACAGATCACGTCGGCTGACGGCGGCGTGAACACTGACGGTCTTCTGAAAGGCCTTCGGCACACGCTCTCGAACGGCGCGCGCTTCAAGCTCGGCTCGCATCAAGAGGAGTTCCTCAGGGTGTGTGCTCGTGCTGAGGGGCGCACGATGGCTGCTCACTTCATGGGCACAGGCAAGACGATCGCCTCGCTTGCCGCCATCAAGATGATGAAGAACGCGAAGAAGCCCGACGGCACACCCATCGCAGGCTCTCCGCGCAAGCGCGTCGCGATCGTGGTGCCGCTCAATACAGCGGTGCAGTGGCAGGTGCAGACTCAGCAGTTCACCGAGAGCGGAGCCACGCTCATCGGCTCCGGCACGCTCGCAGGGGCTGTGCAGGCCTTCTCGCCGAAGAACTGGCCGCCGCGCAAAGCGGGTGAGGCTGAGGATGTCTACATGGGCCGCGTGAAGCACGCGCGCGACGTGTGGGCAGCCAAGACCGCGGGAGCGTGGATCCCGGAGAACACGCCGTCTGACGATGTGGTGATCATCCCCTTCGAGTATTTCCGAGACAACGAAGCGGACCTGCGCGCGCACGGTGGCTTCGACGGCATCATCATCGACGAAGCGCACGCGATCGCTCGGACCAACGAGCTGTCTCGCGCGGTCGAGCGCTGGAACCCGGGCATGAACATGCTGCTCATGCTCACGGGCACGCCGATCACGAATCGCCTGAACACCATCCCTCGCTACTTCGACATCCTCACGAACGGCAAGAGCCCTTTCGGTACAGAGGCGGAGTTCTCGCAGCGCTACCTTCAGCCTAGCGCTGTCATGCTAGCGAACGGCTCGAAGAACCCTCCGAGGACGGATCTCAATCCGCAGCGCGCCGCCGAGCTGGCTTCCTACCTCTCGACGCGCATGCACATCGCGCTCACTGAGGATGTGAAGGGCAAAACGATGCCCGCGGTGCTGCTCGATGAAAATCAGCCCGCGCACATGGTGGGGATGCAGGAGAAGGTCTACCGCCTCGCGATGGCGGCCATGAGCGAGACTGAGATGCTTGCCTTGGAAGAGGCTGGCGCACTCGGTACGGATGAGGCTGCCGCGTTCTCAGGTGGCACGCGCCGCAAGGTGAACGTCGCGCGCTCCTTTGCCAACTCGCCGGGCTACAAGCCTCCTGACCAGCGTGAGTTCGTGACCTTCGTCGAGAAGGTGGCGAAGAAGAAGGGCAAGACAGGTAAGACCGAGGTCGAGGAGACAGAACGCGTCTTCATGTTGCCGGACTACAAGCGCTGCGTAGGGAAGCCCCCTCACGGCTTCGGCGGCAAGTGGCCGAGCATGCGTGATGTGGAGAAGGGGCGCATCTCCGACGGTGAATACGAGGTGCTCTCGTTCTACGCGACCACCATCCTCGGTGTGGACTACGAGAAGACCCTTGCAGGATCCGAGATCAGCAAAGAGCTGCTCAAAGACATCAAGAAGGGTACGGTGCACGGCGCATCGTGGGGAAAGATCTCGAACCCCGACTACGGTCCCGAGGGCGCCATCTCGCGTGGCTACCTCGACCTCGACGGCAACCTGAAGCCGATGATCGCGGAGTGGGGAGACGAGAAGTTCGCGGTGCCCATCGGCACCAAGTTCATCCGCGACCCGTCCAAGAAGGCGTCGGGCCTCTACTACCATCAGGACGACTGGGACTTCACGGGGGCGTTCTCGGACACAGTGGAGGGCACTGACGACGCTGACGACGATGAGAGCGTCGAGGAAGCGGACGGCGAGAAAAAGAAGAAGGGGCTTCAACAGCAGAAGGCGAAGAACTCCTCGCTGTCCATTCAGCTCTCTCCGCTTCGGCGCCGCGAGCGCGCTGCGTTCGATGTCTCAATGACGGCGAACAGCGCGAAGGCGGACGAGCTTGAACGCTACATGACCGAGCGCATGAACCCTGTGACGGGCGGCGACCCCGACTCGCAGTTCATCTTGTTCGGCAACAGGATCGGATCCTCGTGCCGCGCGATGGAATCGAAGCTGCGCACGCTCGGCATGATGGACATCAACGAAGCGCTCGGACACGAGAAGACCGGCTACTCGTCTGCGGACGACAAGAAGCGACATCCGAAGTCGGGCTACTTCGTCACCTACTTCGGCAAGGGTGCGACGCTCGGTGATCGCGACATCAACTCTGAGATCTTCCGCAAGCAAAAGGACGACACGGGTCGCGACACGGACACGAGCATGTTCGTGCATCGCACCATGACCGGATCGATCGGACGCCCTCCCGCAGTCGGTACCTTCAGCGAGGGCTGGTCACGCGCGGAGCGCTCGCGCATCTCCAAGCTGTTCGCAGGTCCGAACGGCGACGGCGGGATCGAAGTCCCGCTGAGGGTGACCGCCCGCATCGTCGGAGACGAGACGCGCCCTGCGTTCGTCTACGAAAGCGATCTGAGCGCTGCGGATCGCAAAGCAGTGCAGGAGCTGGAAGCGAAGCGCAATCAAGCACGGTTCGAGGACAAGACTGCGTTCGAGACGCAGCTCAATGCCATCTTCAGCAAGTACCTGACTGACCGCGCGCCGCTGTCGGATCACCAGATGTGTGTGTTCAACAGCTGCAAGGTGATGGTCGCCAGCGACGCAGCGCAGGTCGGCCTTAACTGGGGCAATGCGGGCGAGGTCGTCATGTACGACTCGCTGCACTCTCCGATGCAGGAGTGGCAGCGCATCACGCGCGCAGCCCGGATGCTGGACGCCATCATCCCGGACAACGCGCGCGCCGTGTTCGACAAGCTCGGAGAGCACATCCGCACGTTGGAGCAGGCGGGCTCGTTCGCGGAGTACGCGAACATGGAGAGCGCTCTCCTAGTTACGCACGAGGCGTGGAACATGCTCGATGAATCCGAGCGTGCACAGGCGCAAGCCGCGGGCTTCAAGTTCGATCAGGCGACTGAGATGTACTTCGCACAGCGCGCGTTCGCCAAGATCGCGGAGATGCGACCGAAGGTGCGCGACCAGCTGCGGCAGCTCGGCCGCGAACTCGAACCCGTCGAGCGCTTGAACCCAGTCACGGAAGAAGTGGAAGTGATCCAGCGCCGCATCAAGGCGGCAGAGATCACGAGCGCTGACGTGATGAACGAGATCCTTGAGAAGCATCTCACGCCGTTCGAGAAAGAGATCCTCAAGAGCCGCAAGTACCTCGTGAACGTCAAGCGGCTCACGACCTCCGTGAACATGCCTGCGTTCAAGACGATCAAGGTACCTGATGGTGAAGGCTTCAAGAAGATCCGAGTGCCCACGGGTGAGATCGTCACTGAGGTGCCGTGCAAGGCAGAGCTGTCGCCGCTGACGCAGGGCCGCGCCAAGCAGGTGCCCTACGAGTTCTTCATGAAGACGGTGCAGGACGGGGTACCCGCCCAAACGGCGTACGACTTCCTTCCCGTCCTACCGCACTCGCTCGCATCGTTCTCGCAGCTGCCGACCGCTCCGCCGCGAGAGCGCAAGCCTGCCGCACAGTCGCCAGCAGCCCCCGTCGTTCCGCCCAAGCCCGGCAAGATCGTCGAGGCATCGGCGCCGAGCGCTTGGAAGCTCAAGCAGGCAGCGATGGGCGCGCGTTACGAAGACCAGCGCGCCAAGCGCGCCGCCAAGCTCGCAGTGCAGAAGGTGAAGAACGACGAGCTGTATCAGCAGCGTCTCGCCAAGCAGCGCAAGGAAGCATCGAAAAAGGCTGCTGCGACGCGTGCCGCAAAGAAGGGGGTCGCGAAGAGCTTCGTGATGCCTCGCGCGCTTTACTTCGGAGGTCGCTGATGGGTAACCGCTACACGGATGTCTTTCGCGCAACAGGGCTCGACGAAGAGGTGATCGCCAACGGCGTGAAGCTCGACTACTTCATGAACCTGCCCAACGCGAGCGCGGCGATTGAAGCGCTTGATATCGTCACGAACCCTGCGGCTGTGATCCTGCTGGGCAAGCGACACACTGAGTCGGAGATCAACAAGCTCAAGAAAGCGACGTACCGTGCGTGCATCGCACACGGCGTCGCGATGCCCACGCGAGCGCTCATCGAAGCTCGCATGCTTGGGATCGTGTTACCGCAGTGAGCACATCGGATCTCGCCTGCCCGCACTGCGCGGTGCCGCTCTTCCGTGCGACGCAGGATGGCTCTCGCGTCAAAGCGCGAACGAGCATCTTGGTGCTGCACAAGAGCGGAGGCGTCGAGATCAACTGTCCATCGTGCTCACAGGGAGTGCTGGTACCCCTTGTCCCATCACCTGGTCCTGCGATGTTGAAGAAGGCCTCGCCGCAGTTCACGCCGAAGCTGGTGGTGCGGCGTACTTGACGGTGCGGATGATCATCAGTCATAACTCCGACGTGGCCTAGCTCACTCGGTGAGCAGCAGAGGCGCGGACCTGAAAGGGCTCCGCGCCTTTTTCGTTTCGGAGCAGCAAAAAACGATGGACGGTCTGATCGAAGTGTTCCCTACGCCTCTCTCGCCCACCGGGCGCGGGAACGCGTGGCGCTTCGAGTTCGACGTAGAGGTCTTCGCCAAGAGCGAAGCGAACGTCCCGACCGAACGGCGCATCGGTGGCATCTGTTCGACTGACCATCTGGATCGCCAAGACGAGACCATCATGCAGGAAGGGATGGACTTCAAGCCGTTCCTGCATGACGGGTGGTTCAACGACAACCACGACTCTGCGACCGATGCAATCGTCGGCTACCCGATCTCAGCAGAGTACCTCTCGCTCGGCATGCGCAAGGGCTGGCGCGTCGAGGGCTACATGCTCGACGGTCATCCGCGCGCTGACTCGCTCTGGATGCTCGCGAAGGCGCTTCAGCAAACGAACCGCAAGCTGGGCTTCAGCGTCGAGGGCGGTGTCACCGCTCGCGATCCGAAGAACCCGAAGATCATCCGCAAGGCAATCGTGCGCGAGGTCGCGATCACGCGGTGCCCCGTCAACACGAGCACGGCGCTGCACATCCTCGCGAAGTCGCTCTCTGCGGGCAGCGCAATGCCTGTACCGACCTCGCCTGTGACTGGTGATGGCGCAGGTCGGGTGATCACGCGCCGCAGCGTCGAGGCGAACGCCAACGGCTCAACGAGCCCCGCGATCGAGCGCATCAAGCGCCGCAAGAAGCGCCTCTCGGAGATCGAGCAGCATGTGCTCGACAAGGCGCTGCACAACGAGCCCATCAACAGGCTCGAAACGGCAACGCTGCTTCAGCTGATGGCCCCTGGTCTGACGCTGAGGCAAGCAGAAGGCATCGCCGACTTCCACTTCAAGGGCGTCGCGAGGAAATGACTGTGAAGGAGATCAAGCGATGAACGACAACGAGCAGACCACCACGATCGATGCCCTCGATGCGAGTCTCGACGACCTGTTGAAGGCGGCGCGGCACATCACGGGCGAGGCTCTCAACAAGGGCGATGGCGTGCAGATCGACAACTCGGGAACCTTCGGATCCGACGGCAAGCAGGGAGGCGGGCAGGGCTCGACTTCGGACGCGGGCAAGGTCGAAGACCTCATGATCGGCAAGCTCTCGGCGGGCGGCTTCAACGCCGCGCAGATCGGGCAGATCGTTGGCATGATGAAGGACGCGAGCGGCGGCGGATCGTTCTTCTCGCACACGCGCCCCTCGCCCAGCGGCAAGGGCGACGAGATGTCCGGCAAGGCGCGCAAGCCCAAGATGCCTCCCTTCGCAGCCTCGGCCGACGACGACTTCGAGGAAGAGGAAGAGGAAGAGGACGACGATGCGGGCGGGCCTGCGTTCGGCAAGTCCGACTCCTTCCGAGACCAGTTCCGCGCCGATCCCGACATCGGCGATGTCGTGGACGTGTCGCCGTTCATGGAGACGCTCACCGCCCGCACCACCGATGCCCTCGACTCTCTGGCGAAGTCGCTTCGCAAGAGCAACCGTCAGCGCGATGGTCAGTTCGCCAAGCTCGCCGAGACCACCGTAGGCCTCGGACGGTTGGTGAAGAGCCAGCAGTCGGTGATCAAGGAGCTGGGCGCGCGTCTCGGCATCGTCGAGCGTCAGCCCGCGGCGCCGACGCGTGGCGCCACCACCGAAGCGCAGGCGCAGGCGCTCAACAAGTCGATGCCCAACGAGGTCGGTGGTGCAGGCACCTCGCTCCGCAAGAGCGAGGTCGCGTCCGTGCTGACCTACATGAACTGCGAGAAGAGCATGAAGTCGATCGCCGGCCGCAACATCGCGACCGAGATCGTCCCCCTCGTCGAGAGCAGCGCGGAAGTGCCTGCCGCCATCCTGGCGGAGGTGCACAGCTTCCTTCGTCGCAACCCCGGTGAGGCGACCGCCGCCAAGACCTACGCCTGATCGCCCACGCGTTCTGGTAACTGACTGAAACAGAAGAAGAGGAGATACAGACCATGAACTCTTTCGTAGGCGCGCGGGACTACCGCGATTTCAACGGCCACGGCATCGCCAACCCGGAGGAGATCGCAAACCTCCGCAAGGCGCTGTTCGCAGGCGCGGATGTGAGCGATCCAGGCGTGAGCGCTGGGCAAGGATTCCCTCTCCGTACGGAGAGCTTGGAAGCCACGCTCAAGAACCTCACGTTCGAGATGGACGAGATCAAGATGTTCAAGAGCATCCCCAAGGTGCCTGCGAGCAACACCGTCGAGGAGTTCAACCGACTTCTCGCCTACTCGCGCGGTGGCGCGCGGCAGTTCGACCTCGGCTGGATGAGCGAGGGTGATCTACCTGAGGAGGAGGACTCGACCTACCAGCGCGTGACGGTGCTGATCAAGTTCCTCGGCATCGTCGGTCGCGTGACTCACGTCGCGACCGTCATCCGTCCCGCGCATGGCAACGTGGTCGCCATGGAGACGATGAACAAGACCATGATGCTACTCCAGCAGCTGGAGAACGCGGTCTTCTTCGGCGACAGCAGCATGCTGCCCGAGCAGTTCGATGGGCTCTACAAGCTCATCGGCGACGGCGCTCCCGACAACGTGATCGACCTTCGTGGTGGCGCGCTGTCCGAGGATCTCCTGAACGACATGTTGCTGCGCATCCGCGACAACTTCGGTGTCGCGACCGACGCGTACTTCAATACGGGGCCGTTCGCCGACGTAGCGAAGCAGGTCTACGACCGCCAACGCTTCTCCGTGTCGCCGGAGCCCGGCGTGCTCGGCGCGACTGTCAAGGCCTTCCAGGGTCAGCACGGACGCGTGAACTTGCACGACTCCGTGTTCATCACCCCTGGCGGCGCCAGCGTCGCGGCAGGCCTCGGCGTTGCGTCGAAGCGGCCTCTCGCGCCGTCCATCAGCTCGGGTCCGACCGCGGGCGCCGACGTGCTCTCTGAGTTCGCCACTGCGGACGCGGGCACCTACATCTACCAGATCGTCGCAGGCGGACGGTACGGGCGCAGCACGCCCGTCACCTCGTCGGGCGTCGCGGTGGTCGCGGGTGACGGCGTGTCCATCACCGTCGCGGACGGCGGGCAGGGGACCTCGTACTACGAGGTCTACCGCACGCGCCCCGGTCAGCCGGTCTCCGATGCGAAGCTCGCGTTCCGCGTGCCTCGCACGGGCGCCACTCAGGTCATCGTCGACCGCAACGGCGACCTGCCCGGCACCTCGAAGGGCTTCGTTCTGATGCAGAATCAGCGGAGCTTCGCGTGGTCGCAGCTGCTGCCCATGACCCGCATCCCCCTCGCGGTGATCGACACCTCGATCCGCTGGGCGCAGGTCATCTACGGAGCGATCAAAATGTATACGCCCGCAAAGAACGTGGTCGTGAAGAACATCGGTCGCCTGCCTGGCTCGGTCTGATCTCTGCGAGCGTGCGTAGGTAGCTAACCCCACTACTCGCGCACGCTCGCAGGGGTCTTCCCTTCACCTCGGAGAAGAAGAGATGGTAACGATTGCGAACACGAAGAACAGGCAGCGGGCTCGGCTTCGGCCTGGTCGGCGCGTCTCGTACCTGCCCACCGCGGGACAGGCGACCACCTACGGTGCAGGGCCCTACGCGGGCACCATCGCGGAGGTCAACGACACCGGCACGGTGAATCTCACCGTCATGTTCCCCGCGCCTGCGGCGGGCTACGGCACGCTGGACGCCACGTTCGGCGCACCCGAACTCGCAGCTCTGGTCGATGGTTCCTCATCGCGCCGCCTTCAGGGTGTCGTGATCGGCGGACTCGCGGGCCAGTGCGTGCTGATCGGACCCGCGGCGGCCTGACCGCAGCGGATGACGTACGCTGACGGGCGGGCGGATGATCCGCTCGCCCGTTTGTGTATCTGGTTCATGAGGAGACGATGATGCGACTGACACACGATCAACTGAGGAACATGGATCTCAACCTACGCAGCGGCGCGAAGGTGAGGATCGATGCCGATGGCTGCATCGACGCCGAGAGCGAGATCGATCAGCAGTTCTGTCTCGCGACGGGATGGAAGGAGACGAGCGCTCCGCGTGCGCCGCGCGCCATGCGCGGCCTCGACACTGCGGCGCCGAACGGTCCACTCTGGCCGGGCGGACCGAGCAAGGAGGACGTGCTCGACCTGCGGCGCTACGCGACCGAGACCGCGGGCAAGCTCGCCGAGGCAGATCAGGTGATCGCGGATTTGCGCGCCGACAACGAGCTGCTCAGGGAGAGCATCGACGCGCAGACCACCGAGACGGCCGCCAGCGAGCCCAAGGGCGCCGCGGAAGGCGAAGGTGAGACGGGGAAGCCCTCGCGCAAGCCGAAGGCTCCCAAGCCCGCCTGAGCCCTGCTGATGACGAACTGGGCGCAGTGCCGCCTGTGGAGAGACAACCATGAGTGCATTCGGTGACGATCAACTGGACTACTTCGGCGCGGACCTCGGAGTCACGCGCGCGCTGTCAGCTGTGGCAGCGAACATGGTCTCCACGGGCGGCGCCTCCGACGCAGGCGGCGCCCTGCCTCCGGGCAAGTACCTGATTCAGATCACGCCTCCGGGAGGAACGGATCAGGTGTTCCTTGCCGCCATCCCGTTCGCGAAGGGAGATGTGTCGTGGGCTGCCTTGACGGCAGCGGCGCCGCGCATGCCTCTCGTGCGTGGCTGGATCGAGCTGCACGTTCGCAAAGCTCACAACGATCGCATCATCGCGCGCTGCACAGGATCGGCGACTGCGACGGTCTACGTGACGCTCATCTCCCGAGTGCCGCAGAAGCTGCCCCCCGCAACTCCCTGATCTACACTCTGGAGACCGCATGATCAGCGCAACCTTTCCTACTCATGGAGAAGTACGAACGATGGAGAACAGCAGCATCGCAGTATGGGTATCGGGGGCGATAGGGCTGCTGCTCGCGGTCGTCTTGGGCATTCGAGAGGTCTTCAAGCAGCGCCATGATCGCGCGCTCGAAAAGCAGAAGACCGACGCCGTGCAAGGCACGAAGCAGTTCGACGCAACGAGCGACTTCGCGCAGCGCATGCTCGGCCGCATCTCCAAGTTGGAGGAGCGTGAGCTGGAAGACCGACGCGAGCACATGCTCCGCGAGGACACGCTGCGCTCGCGCCTCGATGCAGTCGAGCGCGAGGCTGAAGGTTGCCAGCGCCAGTACGCCGTGCTCAGCGAACAGCATCGCGCACTGCTCGGCGAAGTTGGCGAGCTGAGCACCGAGAACGACGCGCTGCGCAACGAGCTTCGCATCCTACGTGGCCACAACCTCGCGCTGAACCAAGAGCTTCAGCTCATCTACAAACAGCTGGGCTTGAAACGTTCGTCACCATCGCTGCCCGCTATCGGCTCAACCGTCGTGCATCACGACAAGCGCCCGACACTTCAGATGCCTGCGGTGGTCGAGGAAGTCTCGATCGCGGTCAGCAGGAAGCGGGGGGAGTGATGCCCGCGATCGACGTAGGCTCCAAGGCACTTGGGCGCGTGATTCGGATCAACGTGACCGACGACGACATCGACTCTGTGATCGAGATGGGCTTTGACCGTCTCGTGATCGAGCGCTCGACGAACCTCGGAGTCTCCTACACAGAGATCACGATCCCCGCGGACAGGCCTGTGCTCGCGCTTGGTAAGATCACCTACTCATGGGTCGACCGCGCAGGCGCTCCGGCATACCTCTACCGGACGAGGTACCTGGACACGCGCAGGCTCGCGAACGGCGAGACGTTCGACGAAGCGTCGAGTGACCCGAGCGATCCGATCGAAGGCCTCGGGCTCGCCACGCAGTGTTTGTTGACCGTGGAGCAGCTGAAGAGCCGCTACATGTTCGGCGTGGACCTCCGCGACGACCAAGGGAACGTGCTCGATGACCGTACGTTCCAGTTCTACATCATGAGTGCAGTCGAGTGGTTCGAGCACCAGCTGGACATCAAGCTCTTGGAGACGACGTTCATCGAGAAGCAGGACTACTCGGTCAACGACTACCAGGCCTACAACTACCTCCAGCTCGACAACTACCCTGTGATCTCCATCGAGGAGTTCAACGTCCAGTACCCATCGGGGCAGACGGTGATCAGCTATCCCGAGGAGTGGCTGCGCCTCGACAGAGAGCATGGCCACCTGCGCGTGTTGCCGACCGCAGGCACGCTCTCAGAGATGCTGATCGGACAGGGAGGCTCATACCTGCCTGCGATCTACAACGGGCTGCAAAACCTGCCCCACCTGTTCGAGATCCGCTACACCGCAGGATTCGAGGACTGCCGTGTACCTGCGAACATCCTCGACTTGATCGGCATGTTCGCAGCGCTCGGTCCATTCAACATCTTCGGTGACTTGATCGCAGGCGCGGGCATCGCGAACGTGTCGCTTTCGATCGATGGACTCTCGCAGTCCGTTGGTACTACAAGCAGCGCGACCAACGCAGGCTATGGCTCGCGCATCATCCAGTACCAGAAGCAGATCAAGGAGCAGATCCCGCTCCTGCGCCACTACTATAAGGGGATTCGGATGGCTGTTGTGTAGTCTTCTTGTGCTACGCTGCTCGTCGTCATGGACATCGCCGAGAAGTACGGCATCTCGATCGCAACCGTCTCGCAGATCATCCGACGCGTGACGTGGAAGCACGTCGCATGAGCACGCCGAAGCCGAAAGGACCGACTCCGATTGTCGTGAAGAGCGACGGCGCTTTCGCGCGCGCGCTCAACCTCCCAGCAACGAGCGTCTCTCCCGATCCGTACGCGCCCAACGCCGCAGGCGTCTCGCAGCGCCAAGGCGGCGATGTCAACACGCGCAAGACGCGCGCGCAGTTCCGGCAGATCGAGTTTCAGCGCGCCATTCTCCAGCACGGCTACTACCTGATCTGGACCAAGGCGATGATCTGCCCGTGTATCAACCCCGTTACAGGGCAGGCCGCGATCAACTGCCTCGACTGCGACAGCTCAGGTTTCTACTACAGCGATCCGATCGAGACTCGTGGCATCATGTCCAACATGGAGCGCAACGCGAAGCAGTTCGAGAAGTTCGGCGCGTGGGTCGAAGGCACCTCGAACCTCACGGTAGAGCCGCAGTACCGCATGGGTCACCGTGACCGCGTGGAGATGCGCGACTCGGTGATGGTGCACTCAGAACTCATGTCGAAGGGAGAGCGCCGCGGGCTCCGGGCCAAGCTGCCTGACAACTGCGACTCGCTGCGGTACCGCATCGCGCGCATGACGGCGCTGCTCTGGAAGCCTGAGGGTGGCAGCGCGACGAAGCTGACAGAGGGCTTCCACTACACGGTCAACGCTGACGGCTGGATCGAGTGGACGGCGACGGGAAACGAACTCGTTGAAGACGACGAGACCCTCACCACCATCTACGAGTACCATCCCATCTACCTTGTGGTGTCACATCCCCACGCAACGCGTGAAGGCACGATCGAAACGAAGGTCCGGCAGCAAGAGGTCTTCGCGCTACCTGTGCAGATGTTGGTGAAGCTCGACTACCTCTCTGATGTGAACACCCCGCTTCCGAGCATGTGCGAAGCGACGATGCGCAGCCGCGTGGGCAACTGATGGGCGTCGTGCGCATCGACTTGACGAAGCTGAAGGAAGCGGTGCTGGCCATCGCTCCGCAGCCAGGCGACACCAATCGTCTGCTGCATGGCATCGGCGCCGTAGTACAACAGCGCTGGATCTCGATCGCGCAGCAGTCGCTGCGCACGACAGCACGCGACTACGTGGCTGGCATCCAGCCTGTAGAGGTGAAGAACCGCGTCGCCACCATCGCGCTTGTCGGGACCGTTCCGAACATGGTCGAGCACGGTGTGAGCGCGTTCGATCTTCGCACCACGCTGCTCGGTACGGGCGCCAAGAATGCCAAGACGGCCAAGGACGGCAGTCGCTACAACACCGTCCCTTTCGGGCACGGGACCCCTGGCAGCAGCGGGCGCAACGTCGGTCGGCCGATGCCTCAGTCCATCCACACCATCGCGCGCAAGCTCTCTCCTACGCTCACGCGTCCTGAGGGAGGTGCAACGCGATGGGGAGATCGGCTGCGCCTCGGAATGCCGATGTCGAGCGCGGCACGCGCCATCCTTCAGACGAAGGAAAAATCCTGGCACTGGGGCTCGACGTACCTCGGAATGGTGCGTCAGCAGAAGACCTACGCGAAGGCCACGCAGAGCAGCTACACGACGTTCCGCCGCATCTCTTCCAAGGTGTCGAGCGGAGAGAACCACTGGATGCATCCTGGTATTCGAGCGCGCGAGCTGGCCCCGAGAGTGCAGCGTGAGATAGGCCCCATCGTCAAGTCGCTACTTGGAGCGACGACAGCACCGAGAGGATCGCGAGCCCGATGAGCGACCTGACGAAGAAGAAGCGAGCGGCGAAGAACCTCGGCGGCGAGATCGGGATCGACATGACGGTCCCCACGTTGGGGGCCGCGCGCGCCAACGTCATCAACATCGAGCGCTTGATCGTCGAGCTGCTGCGCACGGAAGTCGAGCGCTTTCGAGCAGACCCCGAGATGCTGCGCATGTTCTTCAGGCACATGTTCGATCCGCTGATCGGGGAAGTCGAGCGTGAAGAGTTCGTCACCAACTTCGGCCGGATCCCGCCCGAGGTCGTGCTCGGCTATCCGCGCACGAGCACCACGATGCCGTGCTTCGCAGTGATCCTTCAGGAGGACTCCGAAGCAGATGGCTTCATCGGAGACTTCGGCGGCGAGACCGAAGACGAGGAGTCGATCGGGACCGACGACTACAAGGAGTACAGCGCCGTGCTGTGCAACAACACGTTCGGCATCTACGTCTACGCGAATCATCCTGACGTGTGCCTCTACCTCTACTACTTCGTCAAGATGGTAGTGTTCGGCGCGAAGCCGCTGTTCGTCTCGAACGGGATGCTCGATGTCTCCATCTCGGGCGGCGAAGTCTCTCCCGACGAGTCGTACATGCCCGATAACATGTTCATGCGGACGTTGACCGTGAGCGGACAGTCGATGTTCACTGTCCCATCGTTCGCTCGCACCAACAGGCGCCAGCTCCGGCTCCTTGGGCTGTACCGAGACGACGTGGTAGTAGATGGGGTGCAGGGCGGCATCACGCCTGAGAGGTTCGACGATGAAGACGAAGCGTGAAGACGAGAAGAGCGAAGCGGAACCGACCCGCGAGCCTACCCGTACCATCATGACTCCCGCAGTCGTGCCACCCAGCGCTCCCGCCGAACCGGCAGAGCCGCAGATCACCGTCGGCAAGTTCGTGCGCGCGCTACGAGAAAAGGATCTCGCAGGCGCGTATGTGCATGTCGAAAAGCTCCGCAAGCCCATCCGCAAGATGGGCGCTTCGGAGTGGAAAAAGGACTACGACGCGTGGCTGCTTGAGCCACGCGGTTGATGGAGGACTGACGCACCATGGCATCTGCGATCTTTTTTGGCGGGCGTCGGATCAACATCCCCGGCGTCTATTCCAAGCTGGACACCAGCGGGCTCTCGACGGTCTCACCGTCCGCAGTCGGCATCGTCGCACTGATCGGCGAAGCCGAAGGCGGCAAGCCGCTCTCGGCGGCTCCCGAGGATAGCGATCACACTCGCAGCGACTCGTTGCTCGAACGCTACCGCGCAGGCTCACCGCTCCGCACTGCGGGGAAGTTCGCGTTCGAGCCTGCGAACGACGACGCGGTCCCTGGCGGCGCACAGCGCCTGGTTTGCGTGAAAGTGAACCCTGCGGTTCAGAGCACCGTCACGCTGCAAGATGCACTCGGTGACGATGCGGTCGTGATCACGTCGAAGGATTACGGTCTGTTCACGGCGCAGATCAACATCGACCTGGAAGCCGGCACCACGCTCGGGCAGAAGCTCACGGTCACGTTCGAGGATACGGTCGAGACGTTCGATGACGTGGGGGGCGATGAGAAGCTCTCGCTGCTCTACACGCCAGGCTCTGGCGGCTACACCGGAACCACGGCGGGCTTCGGAACCGCGAGCTTCGCCGCGAACGGCGTCAAGACCAACATCGGGCTCACGACCGAGCGCACGGCAGAGATGAGCGCGACGCTCGCGCTGACCTACGTGTCGAGCAACGCAGGCGACACGACGCAGGAGATCACGGTGTACGGCCGCGATGGTGCAGGCCTCGCGGTGAAGGAGACCGTGGCGCTCACCGGCACGACACCTGTCGCAGGGACGCAGCTCTTCTCGTCTGCGTTCGGAGCGCGCAAGAGCGCTGCCACGCTGGGCACCGTCACGATCGCCGACACGGCGCCCACGACCGTCTTCACGCTGACCAGCGCGCAGTCCACGCGCGGGCTGCTCGTGCTCACGAACGCGTCCATCGTGCCCGCGTCGAGTTCGATCGCGATCGACACGGGAGCGGCGACCACCTACGGCATGATCGTCACGACCGATGCGGCGGGCGCCGAGGTGCTGCAAGCGCTCGACTTCACGGTCGCCACGCCGATCACGATCACGGGCGCAGGCAAGCGGGTCACGTACATCGCGCTCGGTGACGTGGCTGCGGCGCGCACCGTGACGCTCACCGCGCGCCTCACCACGCTCGCCTACGCGTCGTTCTCTACGATCCAAAGGATCACCGATGCGCTGAACGCGCTCGATGGCCTGACGGCAACCGCGGCCGTGTCGAACCCGACGACGTTCCTCGCCGCAGACATGGACCGCGCAGCCGTCGTCAGCATCCAAGCCGTCGATGGCGACTTCTTCGCGAACCTCGCGGACATCATCAGCGTGCTCGACCAAGGCTCGCAGCTCGTGAGCGCCGCGCGTCCCGCGTTCCCCGACGGCAACCTGACGCCCGCGAACCTTGTGTCGCCGGTGTATCTCGAAGGCGGTGACGAGGGCACGACCACGATCACGCAGTGGCAGGAGGCCTTCCGCCTCCTGCGCGAGCGACGCGTCACCACGATCGTCCCGCTCACTCGCGATTCGGCCGTCCATGCGCTGCTCAACCAACACCTGCGCTTGCGCGCAGGTGCGCTGCGCTCCGAGGCCAACGGCATCATCGGCCTCGCGAAGGCGGACGGTACGGGTGAGACCCGCGCGAACATCAAGTCTCAGATCATCGCGGTGCAGACGCGATCGATCTCGGCAGTCGCGCAGGAAGTGAAGCGCAACGATCCCGACACGGGTGAAGCGACGTGGTTCTCGCCCATCTACCACGCGGCCATCGTGGCAGGCGCACAGGCGGGCTCGCCCGTCGCCGAGCCGCTCACGCACAAGCGGCCCTTCGTGCTCGACATCCGCAACGATACGTCGTGGTCCGTGACCGACGACTCAGAGGAGATGATCGAGGCAGGTCTCATGTTCGCCGAGAAGCGCGAGAACGAGGGTATCCGCTGGGTGCGCTCGGTCACCACGCACATCGCCGACGACAACCCGATCTTCTCCGAACTCAGCAGCAACGAATCGGCGGATCAGTTCGCCTTTCAGTTCCGCGCCGCGCTGGAGCCTCGCATCGGTCGCCGCGGGCTCGGGTCTTCGGCGGGCGCGATCAAGGGCATGGCGAGCGACGCTGCGGCGCGCTTGGTGGACGACGAGATTATCGTCGCGTGGCGCGCTCTCTCGGTCGAACAGATCGGCGACACGTTCCCTGTCAGCATCGAGGTGGCTCCTGTCGAGCCTACCAACTTTATCCCCGTAACGATTCATCTGACTCGCTTCCGCGCCACGGCGTGAGCGCAGGACGTAGGAGGCACCGATGGCTGGTAGAGGCTTGGTTCTGAGTGGCGCGCGTGCGGTCTTCTTGATCAACGGCGTCAAGGTGATGTACGCGACGAACGTGTCGCTGTCCGAGGAGATCCAGCAGGATCCCGTGGACGTGCTCGACCAGTTCGAAACGGCGGAGTTCGTACCCACGGGCTACCGCTGCACACTCTCCGCGCAGATGGTCCGGGTGATCACCAACCCGATCAAGCTGCGCGACGGCGTTCGGCTCTTCCCCCGCGTCGAGGACATCCTCTCAGCACAGGAGATGACCGCGACGCTCATGGACCGCGTGACTGACACCGTGCTCGCCAACGTCGAGCGCGTGAAGGCGCAGCGCTACTCGCTCGCCGTGCCCGCACGAGGCATTGTCATGTCCGATGTGGACTTCGTCTGCATCCGCATCCGCGATGAGAGCGAGATCACCTGATACCACTACGGGCAGTGATGGAAGGCTCGATGCTGAGAGGTGTCGAGCCTTTTGTTTTCAGGCTATGCTCGCCGCGGAGGTTCCATGACGACGAAGAAGCAGAACACCGCAGCGATCCCCAAGGCCGATGACGACGAAGCGGACGCGCAGCTGCCGCCCGTGACGACGATCAAGCTCGACTGCACCGATGGTCGCGGCATCCACTACGAGGGCTGGTTCACCTTCAAGGTGCCGAACATGAAAGACACGATGGAGATCGGTCGGCGCAAGTCGCTGCTACTCCCCATCTCCATCGTGAACGACGTGAACGCCGCCATGCTCGCGGAGATGATCGCGTACCTGGACGTGACGCTTCAGAAAGGCGACGACGGCGCGCGCATCCCGAAGTGGTGGAAGCCTCTCGACTTCTACGACGAGACGCCCATCGTGGCCCTCTACGCGGAGGCAACGGCTTACGCCAAGACCTTTCGCGGCGAGGCGCGTCCCAACGATCGAGCAGATGAGGAAGCTCCTGCGGAGCGACACGAAGACGCTGGTGGAAGCGATGTGGATGGAGACATTCAACCTCCCATCGAACGACGAACGATTCACCGAACTGACTCTGCACGAAGCACTTCGGCAGGTAGTGCTGGTCGAGGCATTCAAAGCGGAGAGGGCTGATCGCATCAAGCGCGCACGCGAAGATGCAGCAGGTCTCGATCGCGCGCCCGAGGTGACTCAGGTGCGGGGCGAGGACGCTGAAGCGGTGGGCGGTCCGCGGCTCACTGGCGACGCCGAGTTCGATTCGATCGAGCTGATGGAGACAGATCCACTTCGTGATCTGCCTCGCGTCAGAGTGACAGTGAAGCGAGGCTGACGATGCCTGAGACACGCCACCGCACAGTTCTTGAGGTCGGAGTAGACGATCGCAATCTTCGGCAGCTCGCGCCGACGATGGAGCGAGCGCTCAACCCGAAGGTCGCGGAGGCGTTCGAGAAGAGCATGGAGCGCACGACTGCTGCGCTCGGTAAGATGATCGAGCAGCAGACGAGGTTTGGTCGGCTGCTCGAAGATCAAGCGAAGCGCTCATCGCAGCGCAGCCGCGATGACGAACGAAGGCTGCGCAGTGCCGTCCGCTCCGGCACTGCGCAGGGGACGCTCGGCGCACACGCGCTGATGCGAGGAAACCAGATCGCAGGACAGATGCCCTACCAAGAGGGCTTTTTGACTCAGATGCTGTCGGGCATCCCGATCCTGGGTCCTGCGTTCGGCGGTGCGGTCGGCGGCGCGCAGAGCTTCTACCAGAGCTTTGCGGCGCAGCAGATCGGCAGGGCCCGCGCCTTCGGCGCTACGGGCCTTGGCGGGCGCGCCTACGGCGCAGGAGGCCACGGACTAACCAGCGCAGGGATCGGGCTCGGCTACGGCCCCTCGGAGCTTCCAGGGCTCCTGGGAGGCTTCGCGCAGTCCAGCGGCATGCGCGGCTACGGACTTGGGAGCGCGGCCACGCGCGCGCTTCAGATGCAGGCGCTCGGCGGTATCGACATGGGTGCATCGGGAGCGCTCGGCAACGCGATGCTAACTGGTACCACGGGCAGCGGTACCAGCACTGCCGAGGATGGCGTCGGAGACATGCTCACAGAGGCCGTAGCCGCTGGGATCTCTGGCGGGATCCGCGAAGGTCGCATCGGCGAGATGCTTCAACAGATCAGCTCGGGTGTGACGCAGCTACGCACACGCGGTGTCATGGTCAACGTTGGCGAGACCATCGCGCTCATGCGCGGGCTCAGCAACATGGGCGGCGCATTCGGTGGAGAGGCTGGCGTGGCAGCCGCTTCGTCGATCACACAAGGCTTCTCAGGCGCTCCCGATCGCGAAGGTGTGCTCTCCGCGCTCGCGATCCGGAACAGGATGTCGTCGAGCGGAGAGGACTACGAGACGGCCTCGCGTTCCATCGAGTCGAATCCTGTCGAAGCCTTTCGATCCGTCATGGGCTCGCTCTCTCGCTTCCGAGGCACGCGTGGGTTCGAGACGATGCTGCGCTCCAGTATGAGCGCTATGGGTGTCTCGCTCTCCCGCGAGCAAGCGCACCAGCTCGCCGGCATGAATGACTCCGACCTCGCAGGTATGAGCGGTGGGACATCCGATGCTGGCGGTATCGTAGAGGGCTATCTGGCGAGCAACCGCGAGGCCTCGGCTGGCGTGATGGGCACGGCGAGCACCGAAGCAGGCTACGAGGCGCGGCGTGCTGGGATCGGCGCGGGCATGGGCGGCACCGTCACGGCGTACCGCGATCTCGAACTGAGCATGATCACCGCGATGCAGCCGATGGTGCAGAGCTTCGCGTCAGGCGTGCTGCGGGAGGTGAGTGGCCTCTTCAGCGCGTTCCAAGAGGGTGGCGTTGGAGGGCTGTTCGAGGCTGCCATGACGCGAGTCATCGAGGGCTTGCGCACGCTGGGCGAAGATGTGCTCCCCGAGCTGGTCGCGATACCTGGGCTACCTGACGACACTAGCGGGACCGACATGGCCCTCGATGCAGCCGATGCTGTCGGCTGGGCTCTCAACGAAGGCGCGGCTTCCGTGCTCGACGCCGTAGGCGCCGAGGGCTCTGTCTCGCGCAGCATGCACAGCATGGGAGAAGCCCACCTGCGGAGCGGAGCTACGCGCCGAGGCGGCGCAGCGTCCACTGACTCTGCAACCATCGACACGCCTGGCGGCGCCGTGCGCGTTGAGACGACAACCACAGTCACTCCGGTTGTGGATGACTTCGAGTCAGCACGGTGAAGCATGGCGATGAGACCTCTCAACGGCGCAGGACCTTTCAACGAGCAGACGCGAATCCTCGCATCGTTTCATTCCGACGAAGGCTTCGATGGTGTGGTCGGCGAAGGTCTCCGTGGCTTCGGGTACGTTGTCGGCGCTAGCACGAGCAAGCACTTCGGCAGGGCCTCAGGCAACTGGACGCTGAACATCAAGACGGCGCCTGGACAGCCACCGCTTCTGTCCCAGTACCCGGACCCGGAAGACGTGTGGGTGCGAGTCCAGATGAGGGTCAACGGGCAGGTGTACGACCTGATGATCGGGCTGATTGACTCGATCGTCGAAGACACCGTGCGCAATCCCGACGGCTCGCAGCCACACACCTACACCGTCTCAGGCAGCGACTTCGGTAAGTGCTTTGAGAAGCTCGAACTCTTCACCAACTTCTGGGCTACTGGAGGTCCGCCGATTCCGCAGTTCGTAGGATACTCAGCCATCGCCGCAGATCTCGCACTGCCGATCGGCTCGCCGCACGAAGTGGTGCGTGGGCTCATCGAGATGTGGCTTGGTAACGCAGGCGCCGCCGAGAAGCAGTGGATGCTCCCTTCGTCGCTGCGCGGCGGACCGACAGGTGCGCGCTACATCTTCGACTGGCTCCACATGGGCAACATCTCGGACGCGCTGCGAGGCAACTTAGCGAACGATCCGACGCTGCTCTCTCCCGATCCGTTGATGGGTCGCACGCTGTGGGATGTACTTCAAGAGTACAGCCACAACCTGCTCAACGAACTGTGGCTCGACCTCGGCACGGACCCCGATCTCAATCACAGCGACGAACGTCTCGATGCGCTCCGCCCGACAGTCTACATGCGCGAGCGCCCGTTCCCCACGATCAAGAGCACGCGCCGATGGGACTCGCTGCACACGATCGAGCTGGGCCCGAGCGACGTGAAGCGGCGACGCATCGTCTCTGGTGATGGCGGTGCATCGCGGTTCAACTGGTGGGAGCTGATCCCGAGTGGTGCGAGCGCGAACGCGAACGACTTGCAGGCATTTATGCACAACGGTAACGGTGAACCCGGAGGCATGCCGATCTACAACCTGGACTCGATGCGCAAGCATGGCGTGCGTCGGTACGCGCAGCAGTCGAAGTACCTCGTGCTGCCCTCCGCTGAGGAGGGTCCGAGCTTCATCCAGTACGCGATCCGCTGGGTGCGCATCGTGCACGACTGGTACTCCGTTGCGCCGTACCAGTACACAGGGACCATCGTCACGGCGCGCGCTCGCCCCGATGCGCGGCTTGGGATGAAGCTCCGCGAGACGCGCGCCGACGGATCGATCTGGGTCTATTACATCGAAGGCGTGGATCAGCACTACTCGTACCCTGGCGATGGCGAGACCACGCTGACCGTCACTCGCGGGCAGCTGGAGAGCGCGCGCTTTCTCGATCGGGTCTACGCGTACTACCGAGGTGCGGACCTCTCGACGCTCTCAGGCGCCGAGGTGGCCGCTTCGGTACCAGCCACGGAGCCCGTTGCTGGCGGTACGACGCCCGACACGGCTCCCGCGCCGTCCGTAGACCCCGACGTAGCCATCCCTCCCGAGGATGCCCTCACAGCGCCGTCTGAGACGGCTCCAGGGGTTGAGGCGGTCGTGCTGGACGAAGACACGCCCGCGGCGCGCGCTGGTGTGCATGCGGTGCGAGCTGAGACCGGCACGGCGGACGCCTCGATGGTCACCGCTCCTGAGACGGTCGAGGACACGGACCTCACCATGGCTGAACTCCACAACGGAGACGAGATCGCCGTGGACACGCTGCTGATCGATCCGCGCGACAGACTCACATCGCCAGGCCGTTCGACGGGCGACAACCCCGCAGTGGATCCTGCCTCGCTGATAGGCTCTGGACCAGTAGAGCCCTCGGTGCCGACGACGCGCGGCGGAGCGAGGCGCGCATGAGCCGCAACCGCGCCATGACCACGCGCACAGGCGCAGTGATCCAGTCAGGGCTCGACGCGCGCCCGAAGGGCACCGTGCCCCTCATGCGGATGCCTACGATGGTTCCGTACCGCGCGATCGTGCTCAACACGTACACGACCGACGACGACGAGAACCGAGGCGGTGTAGCAGTCGAGTGCGATGTGTTTCTCGTACGCGCGTGCTTCAGGCTCGCACGCGTTCCGGTGAAGCAGATCAACCACGGGCGCAACAACTCGTGGCTGCCGTGGGTCCCGAGGCCCAGCACGAGGGTCATCTCCACTGGTGACGGTGTGAACTTCACCACGCGTTCAGCACGTGGCACGCCGCAAGGGGACGCGTCGGTACCGTCGGACCTCGATGGTGATCTCGTCATCGTTGAGTTCATGGAGGCGGATCCCGATCGCCCGCTCATCACTGGCGCGCTCTCTCACGATCAGAACCTGCGTCGTGTGATCGGCTCGGCTTCAGATGCGGACGCGTCGCTGGGCTGGAAGGACGGCGACTACCGCGCGGGCTCACCTCGCCGCAACGAGCTGTACATCGGCCACTATGGCAGCGAGCTGCGCATCAACGGGCGCGGCGACGTGCTGCTCTCGACGGTCGATGCGTTCGAGGATCCGATCGAGGAAGACCCCTCACCCGCAGTTGGAGAGATCAGGGTGCGAGTGAAAGACTCGCGCCGCTGCACGATCGAGATGGACGGTACCGACGTGTTCGAGATCTTCAAGGACGGCGCGCAGGTACGGGTCGATCTCGGTGAGGGCGCAGCGCAGCGGCTGGTTCTCGGTGATGACTTCAGAACATTTCTGAACGCTGAACTGGTGGCGAAGCTGAACAACCTGATCACGCTCTTCAACGCGCATCTTCACTCGGGTGGCACCATCTCTGGCAACACGGGTGTGCCATCAGCGACCGATCCAGACAGCGTGTCGCAGATGAGTACGGATCTGCTCTCCGACCTCGCCAAGACGAAGAAGTCCTGATCTTGGGCGCAAGGGTGCGGTGCGGGTATATACTCGGCGACGATGCCTCCCGGCGATAACTCGTTCACGGTAGGGCGCGCAGATCCAGCTGCGACGCCTACTGCGCTGTCCGATATCGAGTTCGGCTTCCGGCAGGGTTACGTGTTCGAGGTGATCGATCTGTCCGAGCCTCAGCGCGCGGTCTCCACGTTCGTCTTGCCCATCGCGCCTCGCGTGTACCGCATCTCGGAACCGAACGCCGCCACGCTCACGCCGACGCAAGGCAACACGGTCATCGCCGAAGAGTACGGCGCGATCATCCGCGAGATCGAACTAGAAGGCACGTTCGGTATCAGGGACAAGCGCGCGACTGGGTTCGATGGCGTGCAAGCAGGCGGACGCGCAGTCTCCGGCAACGAGCACTTTCGCCTCTTCCGCAATCTGTTCCGCGGCTACTACGAAGCGAAGCAAGATCCCGTGCGCGGGCCCATCACGCAGATGCGCTTCCACTCGCTGCGCGAGGACGATCACTGGATCGTAGTGCCTCGCACCTTCGACACGCCGCGCGATGCAAAAAACCTGCGTGTGCACTACGACTACCGCACCACACTCGCTGCGATCGGTGTGGTGGACGACGTGCTCGCTCCGCGCACGGTCTCGGACGATACCAACGCGTTCACCGATGCGCTGCGCGACATCTCGCAGGGGCTCAACGACGCGCGCGGCTTCTTCGCGGACGCGAACGCGTTCTTGACGCGCGATGTGCAGCGCGGCGTGTTCGGCAACCTGCAAGCCGTCTTACTCAACGCAGGCTCGGTGATCAACGCAGTCTCGAACTTCCTGCGCACGGGTGTTGGCTTCATCAACATCCCTTTTCAGTTCGCCGTGAACGTGTGCACACAAATCGAACAGCTCGCGGATGACCTCGACGAGACGGTGCAGTCTCCGCTCGACGCGACGGCGCAAGCGGCGCGCAACATGCGCAAGATGGAGTCGAGTTTCAACCGCATCCTCGCGTGGCCCGATCGCTTCGAGTCGAACTGGAACAACCGAGTGCGCGCGATCGAGAACGCATTCGCAGGCGAGCGACGCCTCACGCAGCGCGATGTGCTCGACGGTACAGCAGGGGCCACGGGCGGCACGCGGACTCGCGTTGCCTACGGCTCCGAGGGGCAGGCAGGGCTCGACTTCGGGCGCTACACGGCGGTCATCAGCGTGCCTGTCGGGCGAACAGATACCATCTCGGGTTTCGCAGGGCGCTACGGCGTGCCTCCCGAACTGATCATCGTGATCAACGATCTCGCTGCGCCGTACATCACAGAGGCTGGCGGCGCAGGTACGCTCGGCCCTGGTGACGAGATCCTCATCCCCGTTGCAGATGCAGGTACGAATCCGAGCGGTGCAGTCGTAGGCTCCGGCTACTTGCCGGCAGATGTGATCCTCTACGGCCGCGACCTCGCGATCGACATGGAAGTCTTCAACGCAGAGGGCATCTTCGATCTCGCGGTGGACTCTTCGCACGGAGGCACGGATGCCTCGCTGGTGGCGGGCATCCCGTCAGTGGTGCAAGGCACGTTGATCACCGTGGAGACCGAGCGCGGCACGACGGTCTACATGCCTGACATCGGCGTTCGTCGATCGGTCGGCAAGAAGGGGACGTTGAGCAACGTCGTGCTCGCTGCGCTCAACTTCCGCGAGGCCATCCTCGCCGATCCCCGCATCGAGGGCATCGACGCCTCCGAAGTGGTACTGGATGGTGACGTGCTCTCTCAGGACATCACCGCGCGCCTTCGATCGAGACGAACTTCCGTGTCTCTCGTGCGTCCCATTGGCCGCGCCGCTGGAGGATCCTGATGCCTATCTTTCGCGCTCGTAACCGCATCGAGGTGCTGCGCGACATGGTGGGTCGTGTCGTCGCGCGCTCGACGCTGACCGGGCTGACACGCAACAGCGCCGTGTACCATGTGCTCGCGTCGGCGGCAGACGAGATCGCGGAGGCGTACTTTCAGATCGCGCGGATGCGCGAGCTGTTCTCTATCGATCGGGCCACAGGCTCGGACCTCGACGAGCGCGCGCGCGAGATCCAACCGGGCACCGTGACGCGCCGTTCAGCGGGCTACGCCACGACCACGGTCGTCTACTCGCGACCTGGCATCGTCGGCGCCATCTCGATCCCCGCGGGCTCCATCGTAGGCGCTGCTGACGCGTCGGGCGTGATCCGCTACCGCGCCACGGCGGCAGGATCGATCCTGAATGGCGCCAGCACGAGCGCGCCCATCCCCGTCACAGCAGCAGAGGCAGGCACGCGCGGCAACGTGGACGCGGGATCGATCCTCCGACTGCTGACGCGCATTCAAGGCGTCACAGCGGTCACGAATCCGTCGGCCGTCGGCAACGGGACCGACCGCGAGAGCGATGCCGACTTCCGCGCGCGGCTCAAGGTCTTCGTGCGTTCGCTCGCGCGTGGCACCGTCGCTGCGCTGCAAGCGAATGCGAAGGTCGCGCGCCTCACCGATGGCTCGCGCGTCATCTTCGCGAGTGTCTACGAAGACCCACTCACCAACGGCTACGTGCAGCTCTACATCGACGATGGGACTGGTGGTACGGACACCTACGACTCCAGCTTCGTCAGCTCTTACGATGTGCTGCTCGCAGCTGCGCTTGGTGGTGAGCGCCGAGTCTTCACCGCAGCCAAGCCCATCCGCGACGACGGTTCGTTCACACTGGAAGTGAACACCGTGCTTCAGGTGCGCGGCACGGACTACGTGCTCAATCCTGCGACAGGGCAGGTGACCTTCACGACAGGTAGTTACCCGGCAGGGCTCACGATCAGTGACAACGTTCGCGCGCACTACCGATCGTACACACGACTCGTGCGCGAGACGCAGCGCATCATGGATGGTGATCCGCTCTCCCCACTCACCTATCCCGGCATCCGGGCGGCGGGAGTGCTGGTGCGCGTGCTGCCGCCTCAGACACTGCCTCAGACCCTGGCCGCAGGCATCGCGGTAGATGACGGCTTCGACGTGCTCACGGTCGCGCAGCAGGTCGTCACGGCGATCCAGAACTACATCAACGGCCTCAACATCGGCGAGGATGTGATCGTCGCGCAGATCATCGAAGTGAGCATGGCTGTGCAAGGCATGCACGACTTCTACATCACGTCTCTCTCTGGTTCTTCGCCGCCCGTCAACCAAGTGCTGCTTGAGAGTCAGGTCGCGCGCATCGCAGCTGGCGACATTTCGCTCATCTGAAGGTAGGTCTGGTCATGAGTGCTTCGATCCGCTTCAACAGCTCTTCTGGCCCGCTTCAGATTGCGGCGGGCGCAGTCGCGCTCGCGAACTTCAACGACACGGCGGTCTTGGGCTGGCACTGGGAGCTGCTCGACAAGCCGACCAGCAGCGCCTCGGTGATCTCGTCTGCGTTTGCGTCAGCTCCGAGTTTCACTGCCGACACACCGGGAAGCTACCGCGTGCGGCTGCGCACCTACGTCGATGCGGCTCGCACCGTGCTCGACGCGACCGATATCCAGATCACATTCATCAGATTTCCATCGCCGTTCGTGTGGCGTAAGCCCGCCGCTGGTGAGACCACGGAAGCGGACCCCTCGCGAGGCTGGGCAACTGCGCGAGACGAGTTTACGAACGATGTACAGACTTACCTGCAAGGCGGTCTGCAAACGGCGTTCGATCAAATAGGCACCATCGAGCTTGGCGGCGGGAGTCTCGTAGTCACGCAGGCCGCCTCTCCTGTCTTCACCTTCGATGGCGCAACGGGTCGCGCGCGCATTCCGAACGGCACGCTGGCGGCGCCCGCACTCTCGTTCTCCGGCGATGGGAGCAGCGGCATCTACTCCGCGGGTGGACTCGGCAAGTGGAGTCTTGTTGCGAACAACGTGACGATGATCGACTTCGGCTCTGGAGCCATCAGCTTCGGCGCACGCACGTATCAGCACGACGGCGCCGTAGGCACGCCAGGTATCTCGTTCACTGCCGATCCGGATACCGGCATCTACCGGATCACGGCTGACTCGCTCGGCATCTCAACTGGTGGAGTGCTGCGGCTCGGAGTGTCCACGACAGGGTTCGACTCGACGGTGTTCATTCGAGGCGTGGATGGTACCGCAGCAAGCCCTGGCTTCACCTTCGTCGCGGAGCAAACCACAGGCATGTTCCGCGCAGGCACCGCGCTAGGCCTTGCGACTGCGGGCGCCGAGCGCGTTCGCTTCGTCGCAGGCACGAGCACGCTGGTCGGTCACTGGGTGCCTTCGGCGGATCTGACGTGGGACCTCGGCACCGCAGCCTCGTTCCGCTGGAACAACCTCTACGTCGGCGCAATCACGGCGACGACAGTCACGGCGACGACGTACGTCGGTCTGCCCGCCGCCCCCGGCGGAGTGCCCACGTCCCGCACGATCACCGCAGGGACCGGGCTCACCGGAGGCGGCGATCTCACCGCAGACCGCACCTTGACTGTAGATATCGCGGGGACAAGCCCACTGCCGATCGGGACCGCAGATCCAGGCGCGTCAGGCAAGGTCTCTGATCGAGACCACGTGCACGCGCACGGCTCGCAGACGGGACCGACGAATCACGCGCTCGCGACGAAGTCAGCGCACGGTTTCCTCGACTCCGCCGATTACGACCGCGTGATCGGCCGGGCGCAGAACCAAGAGATTGTTTTCCGCGAAGAGTTCGAGGCCGGTGTGCCTGTCGGTTGGACTGGCACAGTCACGGGCGCGGGGGCTACCGTCGCGCTCGTAGTGGGTGGATCCACCTACGGATCGTTACTGCGCCTCTATGTCGGGACTACAGCGACCGGTACCGCGCAGCTCGACCGGTCGCTGAATCACTTCTACACGAACCGGTTCTCCCGGTTCGCGTGGGAGGTCAAGGGCTTTGTTTCGGGGCTCTCTACCGGCGCCGAGGAGTACGATCTGTTCATGTGCTACTCCGGCATCAACGGTGTGTCACTCAGTTACGACCGCAATACCTCGCTCTACTGGCAGACTACGAGGTGGGCGGCAGGGGTGCCGACGCACACGGTGACCACCGTACTGGCTGACACTGCGATGCACTCATTTGGGTGGGTGTGGACCTCGGCGGCCGGAGGGACCGTGACTCTATCGATCGACGGCGTGGCGGTCGGAGTGGCGTACACAGGAGTCACCTTCGCCGCCGTCGCCCTAACGGCGGCGCGTATGGTGAAGAGCGCCGGCAGCGTGCCGCCGTTTGCCTACCTGGACTTCACTGAGGCGGTTGGCACGCTCGCGACCCCGAGGAGCTGATATGGAGTACCAGATCGTGATCGACGAGATCGTGGGCAGCAAAATGCAGGTGAGCGTGATCGAGCACTCAGCAGCGAGCGTCCGATGCATTGAAACCTTTATGATGTCGTTCACCAAGGGCGATCCCAAGGCGGACCTGCTCGCCGCGGTGAAGGTCCTCGCGCTCGCGTCGATAGCCGCGGACACCGGCGAGGTCAGACCAGGCGACCACGGTGACGAGCGAGACCTTGTGGGAGGGGTATTCACGCTCAAGGTGGGGTGACACCGTGCCCGCTACTCAACTGGTGCGCGACCATCCGTTACGGTAGAGTCCACCGCTAACACGGAGACGACGATGAAGAGACTCAAGACCGCAGCCAAGCCCAAGAGCGAGACCGAAGAGATCGACCTCGATCCAAACATCGCAACGCAGATTGCGCTCAGCGCAACCCGTCTCGAAAGCGCGCAGAACGCCGTCCAAGCGCGCAGCAGTGAGCTGAACCATCTACTGCTCCAAGCGCAGAACCACTATGCGGAGAACGGCAAGTACGAGGTGACCGCGATCGATCCCAACAAGGGTAAGGTGCAGCGCAAACCCCGCACGACCGGAGGCGATCAGCCCACCGGCTGATCGGTGATCAATGCCCGTGTTCGGTTGGGGTGTAGGCGACTGGGGCGGCATCGACAGCAACCCGTGGGGAGGTGTCGGCGATGCCGCCGTTGTACCGCCCGCGATCGATGCTGTGATCTCGCCGCAGGGCACATCACCGAACGGCGGGCAACTCCTCGACGTGCTTGGCGGCGACGTGATCCAGATCATCGGGATCGGCTACGAAGACCCGATCCTGATCGAGGTACTCAGCGGCGCATCTGGCGGTCCGTACACAGTCGAAGGCACCTGCTTCACGTTCGATGCGCGCTACGACATCACCACCACGCGAGTCTTCACGGGCACGCCCGCTTTGCCCGCAGGCAAGTACCACCTACGCATCACCAACACCACGAGTGTCGTCGTGCTGGAAGATGCGATCGACTACCAGCCGTTCTCTGACGAGCTGAAGGTCCTTCGCGTGCGCGGCGGGCTTGCGCGTCCGTGGGCCAGCGGGCGTCGCGTCTTGGGAGGTGCCTGATGGCCCGCAGCGGACTGTGGAAGGCGCTGATCGACGCCATCGAGGGTCAGGCTGATGCTCTCAGCGGACAGTCCGTGACCGAGCTGACGACGCTTCTCGCGGAAGATGAGACAGCGTTGATCAACGTTTCGAGCACGGTGCGCTTCGGCGCGAACACCGACGACGCAACGATCAGCATCTTGCTCATCGGCGGCGAGATCGTGCTCGCGACAGGTCGCACGCTCACCACGTTCACCACGCTCTCTCGCGGGCAGCAGACGACGACCGTCCGCACGCATCCGGCCGGCACGCTAGTCTACGACCTCTCGCGGAACCGCACCGCGCTCGACCTACTGCGCCGAGGCTTCTTCGTCGGCACGGCGCGCCTGGAAGACCTCGACGTGATCGGGCGCAACCTTGGGCTGCACAAGTGCCCTGGACTCGACGAAGAGACTTGGCGCGCGCTGATCCAGGTGATGGCGTATCTGCCGAACCAACCGATCGATGCGTTCCGTCGAGTGCTCGATGTCTTTCCTGGGATCGGGAACTACGAGATCGTAGAAGAGTTGATTACCGATCCTTCGGTGGTCCTCATCAACGTGTCGATCCCCACCGCGTCCGATCTGAAGGGTAAGTTCTTTCTGAACGGCGGAGAGCCTCAGCTCGCCAACGGCGGAGGGACCGAGGTGACCACGGACTATCCGATCAACCAAGTGCTCGGCGTCTACGACGATGACGACGACACGCGGCGCGGCAACCGTGAGGGGCGCACGAACTACGCGACGACGAACACCTTCGGAGGCTCCACCATCACGCTGGACACGACTGTCGGCGCAGCCGATCCTCTCATCGTGGACTACGGCGCGTTCACGGCGCACTACCTCGCAGCAGACGAGACAGAGCGCTACGCTGCCGATGGTGAGTTCTACCCGTACCTCTCGGACCCTTCCGCCATCGTGCGCTGCTTGCTCGATCAAGTGCGCGCTGCTGGTGTCCGCGTGGTCGTGACCGCTACTCTCGTCTAGGAGAACAAGATGCGCATCGTTCGTTGGGCCTCAAGTGAGCGCGTTGATCTTCCCGATCTCACCGCGATGTCGTTTCTCGCTCTTGGTGAGTTCCGCCGTTCGATACGTGCGCTGGTGACTGGCGAAGCGG